GCGGGCCCGGCGTGCAGGCCGAGCGACAGCTGGCCGGGCAGCACCAGGGCGGGGAGGTTCGGGGGAGGCTTCACCTCGGCTCCTTGCCGGAGCCGGTCCACCCCTGCGCGCGGAGCACCGCGGCGATGTCGGCCGGAGCCCACCCGTCTGGCTTCCTGGCCTTCCCCCGCTCGTCCTTGCCGCCGCCCGCCTTGGCCATGTTCGCGGCGTGGACGGCCGAGACGACTGGCGCCTCGTTGAAGCCCAGCTGAACCGCCGTACCCGAGACGACGTAGTGCAGGTCGGCGAGCTCGTGCGCGAGCGCCGGGAGATCGGTGCTGACCCGGGCGCGCTCGATGACGTCGCGCGCCCGGATGGCCCACTCGCTCCAGTTCACGCCGGGGAACATCGCGCCGAGTACCTCGAACGCCTCCTCGCTGATGAGCCGCGCCCGTAGCCTCACCTCGTCGTCGCTCGGCACCGTCGGCGTGGTCCGCACCGGGAAGTCCAACGCCCGGTGGAACTCGGCAACCTGCTCCTGGAGCGGGCTCGACCCCGCTCGGAGGCGCCGGTTCTCTTCCACGAGCGCGGTGCCGCGGACCTGGAGATGGTCGACCTGCCGCCGCAGGTGCTCGATCTCATCGGCGGCTCGGGTGACGGCGCCGGTGTCGTCGGGGCCGAAGAACGCGCGCTGCTTGGCGAGGGAGCGGAGGGCTTCGGGGAGATCGGTCACGGGGTCTTCTCCTGGGCGATTCGGGCCCATTGCCATCGGGCGATGCACTCGTTCGGGTCGATGCAGTCTTCGCCGGCGGGCGCGCCGCAGTGCTCGCACGCGGTCGGCGGCTTCCCGGTCGGGCGGTGGTTGTGGTCGGCGTGCGGCTCCCGGCTGCACGTGAAGCCGCGCGGGCCCGGTGCGCCGCACAGCGGCCGCGGCACCGGGTCGACGTGAGGGAAGGGGAAACTCCCCTGTTCAGCCGGCATCGCTCCGCTCCTCCACCGGCCGCGCCGTGAACGTCGGCACCATCTCCAGGTACACCACGAACCGGCTCACCTTGCCGTCCGCGTCCTTGACGCAGACCCGCTGCTCATCGCGGCGAACCTGGGGCCATCGCTCGCCGGCGAACATCTCCGCGGCCATGCTCTCGTCCCACCCGCGCACCACACGCGCGGTCTCCTCGCTGCCGTTCTCCTCGTCCCAGCACCGGAACGACGGCATCCGCGGAGCGTTCGGGTCCACGTCGCCCACGCACGGGATTGCCATCACCCCACCTTCCCCGGCCACATCTCGGCCGCCGCCGTCCGCACCCGCGCCGGCGTGACTTCGTCCTCGGCCAGCAGCGCCGCGCGCGCCGCGGCCATGGCCAGCGCCCGGGTCTCCGCTCCGGATCTGCCGGTCGTCCTCTCGATCGCCTCCAGGAGCGCCATCCCCTCGTGCGGCACCTTCTCCCACCAGCCGAGGATCATTCGCTGTCGCGCGTGGCTCCCGGGCAGCCCGAACTCGATCTGCGCGGGCAGCCTCCGGAGCAGGGCCGGGTCGACCTTCTCGCGGAAGTTCGTCGCGGCGATGACGATCGGCCCGGGCAGCGCCATGTCCAGCATCTGGAGCAGCGTGGAGGTCACCCGCGCCATCTCCTCGACGTCCCGGTTGCCCGTGCCGTCTCGGCGCGCGCAGATCGCGTCGAGCTCGTCGAGGAACAGGACCGTCGGCAGCAGCGACGTCGCCTCGAAGGCCTTGGCCAGGTTCGCGCCGGTCTCGCCGAGGTGGCTGGAGACGACGGACGAGATCCGCAGGACCGCCACCGGGATCCCGAGCCGACCACCGAGCCAGCGCGCGGCGAGGGTCTTCCCGGTGCCGCTGGGGCCCGAAAAGAGCACGCGCGTCGGCGCGTCGATGCCGGCGGCGAGCAACCGGTGCGCCTGCTGGAGCTCCGTGACCAGCCTCTCCAGGGCCGCGCCCGTGGTGCCGTCGAGGACCAGCTGCCCAGACAGGTCCGTCGGCTCGAACCACTCCAGCCGGTCGCGCTCGCCGCGGCCCATGGTGGCGACGACCGGGCCCGCGGTGTCGAGGAGCGCCTGCCGCACAGCTGCCGCTGCGACGGCGTCGCCCATGGCCTCGTAGGCACGCGCGACGGTCTCGCCGCAGCGCCCGGTGTCGATGCGGCTCCGGCCGCGCCCGGCAGCGATGAGCCTGGTGATGGCCGAGACGGCCTGCGCTCCCTTCACGGCTGCTCCTCTCCCGCCCGCGGCGGCTCCCCGGATGCCAGCGCCGACGTCTCGATGGCGGTGAGGTCGTCGGGCACCGGCTCCTTCGCCCGCAGCGATTCCGCGGCGCGGCGGATGATGTCCATCGCCTCCTCTTCCTCGGGGGAACGCGGCGCCGACCGGGTGGCCTCCTCGCGCAGGCACCACACCTCGGACACCAGCGCCAGCACCGCAGCGGCGAGCACCGGGACGTCCTCGCGGGCGGCCGCGATAAAGTCGGCGTTCGCGCTCGGCGGCTCGTGCGGGCCGAAGACCTCAGCCAGGTCGGGGCCGCCCTCATCCACGGTCGACACCAGCGCCGAGGCGCGGCCGCTACCGCCGAGACGCTCCCACGGCCCCGCCGTCGCCTTGCTGGCCCTCTCCGTGGCCTCCCGCGCCCGTTGCTCGACTTGGTCGAGCCAGGTGGAGGTGATGGGTGGGCGCTCGCTCGCGTGCGTCATGCCGCGTCTCCAGTGCCCACGTCCTGCTCATTGTGGCTCGACAGGCTCAGACGGTGTTTCCCGTCAGACATCTCGGAAGCCAGCCGTTCCAATTCCTCTGCCGCCGCATGCTGCCCACTGGATTTCAGCTCTTCAGCGCGCCGTCTCGCGTACCACACCGCGCAGCGCCTCTCCTTTTTGACGGGGGCGTCCGACACGGTGCGGGCCCGCTCCTCGTTGATGCGGCTCCTGGCGACGGCGAGCTCGGTGAGACGGTTCTGCACACGCTGAACCAACCGAGCCTTGTTGCGGCGCTTCGCCTCGGCGATAGCGAACCATGACGCCGACGCGCGCTGTCCTCCGTCGCGTTCGCGCGCTCTAACTATATCCATATCGTCCCTGAGTTGCGCCACCTGCTCGTCGAGCAGCTGCTTCAGCGCGAGCGCTTCTGCCTTCTCGAGCGTGTCGATAGTATTGCGAAGCCACGTCAGCGCTTCGGGCGTCGACCTGTTCAGTGCGTCAACAATCTCAGGGTCCAAGTTCATCTCATCCTCCACGCGCCGCTGATTGGCGGCGCATCACGTCCACAACCCGCCCACCTTCACGCCCCGCAGCGCGGCATCCACCGCGATCTCCGCCAACCACACATCGCTCCGCCTCGGCCACAGCCCGCGCGCGTTCCGCTCGTCAAGAGCCGCCCGCATCGCCGCGAACTGCGCCTCCGCGTCGGCTAGGTGCGCAGGGGAGAGGCGCGGGTAGAGCGAGGCGAGGATGGTCACTGCATGAGCCCGTCGATCAGCGCCTCGACATCCGGTCGCGCAGCCGGCGACGTCCTGGCCTTGCCCCGCCCCGGCTTCTTCCCCGCACGCACCCGCGGCGCCCCGTCGTCCAGGATCGCCACCTCGCCCGGCGCCAGCTTGTCCACGTCCTCCTGGCGCACGCAGCGCACGCCGGCGCGGAGAAGCGCGGCGCGATGCTCCGGCCGGACCCAGAGGCCGCTCCCGCCACCGAATAGGAAGAAGCAGCCCTGGTCGGCAGCGAGCCCGGCGCGCAGCATCTGGTCGGCGATCGCGGTGCCGACCGGCAGCGGGACCATGTTCCCGATAAGACCCCGCTGCCGTGTCGCGCCCTCGCCGAAGTCGAGCGGGGCCCCGTTGTGCCGCCATGGCAGGCCCTGGAGCACCGCGAGTTCCAGCGTGGTCAGCGGGCGATGCCAGGTGCCGTCCTCGGAGATGAGGACCAGCGGAACGACCTCCTTCCGGCGCGTCACCTTGCCGCCCTTGCTCACCGTCTCGACCCACCGATACGGCGGCTTCTGCATGTCGTCGATGATGGCGAGCGGCTCCTCCGGGCGCGCCGGGTCGACCACCGCGAAGGGTGCCCGCACGTGTCCGTCGGCGACGCGCTTCGCCTGCTCGAAGGAGAGCACCACAAACGGCGGTGGCACCGGCTTCGGGTCGGCGATCGCGCGCGGCTGGCAGCGCAGTGCCAGGTCGAGCGGCTCCGGTACCCGGTCCGTGATGCTGTACGTCCCGCAGCCGACCGAGGACGTCGCCGCGATCGCGTGGCTCGGCTCGCGCACCCGGTCGATGACCGCGTAGCCCTTGTCGAAGCACTTCTGCTCGGGCACGAGGTCGAGCGGCACGGGCGCGGCGTAGCTGAAGGGCCCCGTCGCGTGGCGCGCGTTCCCGGTGACCGTCCCGGCCTCGCCGTCCGCCGCGAGCACGCCCCAGGCGCCGCGATATCCCTTCGCGGCGAGGGGCTGCGCGATGGACTGCGCGCCGCTGCCCACGCGGGTCGCCCCGTGGACCGTCAGCGCCTCGGCTCCCCACGGGCGGACCGCGTACTTGTCGTAGTGGAGCTGGGCGTTGCCGGCCTGGGGCTCGAGCGGGAGGGGCAGGGGAGCCGCGTAGCTCGGCGCGCCGTTCCCGGGCCGGGTCGCCGTGGTCACCGTCGGCGCCACGCCGCCCTGGTCGGCGACGACGTAGTGGTTCGCTGGCGCCGCGGGGTTGATGCGCATACCGAGTACGCTGCGCTCGTCGGCGATCGCGAACCGCCCCGTCGACGGGTACGCCTCGGCCGTCACGGAGCCCGCTGGCTCGTCGGCGCGCAGCACCCCGAGCGAGCCTTTGAAGCGCGCCGGCTCGTCCGCCCTCGGGTCGGCCACGCCGCACGGGCCATTGCTCCCGGTCCCGCCGATCGTCACGCTGGGCTCGTCCCACCGCTCGATGTGGTGCCGCCGGAAGCGCGCGCGGCGCGGCGTGCCGTCCTTCGGGAGTAGATCGCGCCAGTCCCCGCCGGCCGGGATCGCCCAGAGCCGCCACCAGTTCAGCGCGGAGATCGCCGGGAGCTCGTGCATCGGCCCGCCGGCCGGATCGCCCGGCATCGGGAGATCGTTGAGGACGTCGCCGCACACCTTCCCCGGCTGGTTCGGCGGGAGGTACAGGAAGGCTGGGACCTTGCGCGGGTTGCGGGCGACGAGGAACCACCGCTTACGGCGCTGCGCCAGATTGCCCACGTGGCGGCACTCGTGGAAGCCATCCTGGAGCACGTAACCGGCGTCCTTCAGCATTCGCCGCACGGACGCGAGCATCGGCCGAGCGCGAGACGTGATGTTCGGCACGTTCTCGTACAGGATGAAGGCCGGCGGGCTGTCGGCCCACGCATCGAGGATCAGGCGGGTGTTGACGAGGGCGAGCTCATTCAGGAGCTCGTACTTCGCCGTTCGGCTCTTCGCCGTGGAGAGCAATTTGCTAGCGCCCTGACACGGCGGGGACCCGAACAGCGCAAACGGCGCCTCTTCACCGTAGAACTCGCGCATCATGCCGGGTGTCACCTCGCGGGCGTCGATGCAGGTCTGCGGGACGCCGGTCATGTACTCGAAGGCTTTGCAGGCGTACTCGTCCTTGTCGAAGCCGCCGACGAGTTCGAATTGAGACGCCTGCCCGTGGAGCTCCGCGCGGGCCTGCTGGAACCCAGCGGCCCCGCCGCCTCCGCCGCCAAACGTACAGACAAGCCGTCTCCGCTTCATCAAGATAGCCTCGCTCCCCCGCGCGTCTATCGACGCCGTCAGGGCCGCTTACCCTATCACGCTATCCGCAACGTGCCAGTCGCCAGCAGCGTTATCGCTGTGCCTCAGCCGCCGTTGTCGCCTCCAGCGCCCTTGTCGCCGCTGCGAGCTCCGCCTCAGCCTGGGCGAGCCGCGCCCGGGCGCGCTCGTACTCCGCGGCGTTGTGCGGCTTCATCTTTGCCAGCGCCTCCCTGGCCTCCACCACCCGGGCGCCGGCGCTGTTCCGGAGCACCGACGCGCGGCCGCGGTCGAGGCCGACTTGGTAGCCGACGATGTCGGAGAGGACCTCGCTGGGCTGGCGTGTCTCCTGGCGGGCGATCGCCTCGATGATTCGGTCGAGTTCTCCACCGATCAGCCCGTGCGGAGCGCGCACTGCGCCGCATCCGTCACGTTCGATGTAGTCGCAGCAGCGGGTGGTCCCATCGGCCATGACTAGCGACCACCCAGCGCGCCGCATGTACGCCTCAACCATCTCCACGGTCACCTCCGCGGAGACGGCGCGCCGGTCCTCGACGGTGACCATCATGGCCGCGCGCTCCCGTAGACGACCCGGTGCGCACGCCGCAGCCACCGCGCGTCCTCCAGGGCGTCGTGGGCGTTCTCCGGCTCCGGAGGCAGCATCGGGCGGGTGATGCCGCGCTCGTGCATGCTCTGCCGCAGGTCGAGGCAGAACATCGGCCAGCCGTCGGGCAGGTCGACCATGGCGCCGAAGAGCCAACAAAAGACCACCCAGTCGTAGTCGGCGAAGTAGCCCCAGAACGAGGGCGTGTCGTCGCCGATGAAGGCGCGGACCTCGCGAGCGATCGCGGCACGCGGGATCCTGGCGTGCCGCGGCGGGAGCTTCGGGAGGACGTTGGCGATCACCCACGCGTTGCACTGCGCCGGGTCGAAGTCGCTGCTCACCTCGTAGAGCTCGCGGCCGTCCTCGCAGACGATGCCGATGCTGATGAGCTCCAGCACGCCGGGGCGCTCGGAGAATTCGGTGTCGATGAAGAACTTTTTGCTCATGGCTACTCCAGCGGCTTGCAGTCCGGGCACAGCCACACCGCATTGCCGTCAACGAACGTGCCGTAGGACCAGCCGAGCGTCTTTGCGCCCGCTGGCACCGGGTCGTCGCAAGCCGCGCAGCGCTCTCCAGCGATGGCCGCCGCATCGAGGTAGGCCTTCACGCGCTCCACGCAGAGCCGCCCGCCGCCGTCGGCACCATCCCGCAGGCCCGACTCGGCGTCGCAGCTGGCGCCGCGCGCGAGTAGCCCAGCGACCCGCGGCACCGTCTCGGCGAAGAGCCCGCCGGCCACGCCGATGCCGAGGTGCGGGAAGGCCGACCGCAGCTGCTCGAACAGCGCCTCCGCCTTCGGGACATCGAGCGGGCGCCCGAGTCCGCCGCTGGCGTCGATGAGGACGTCGGTGATGAGCCCCTCGTAGGCCCACACCTGCCGCATCGTGGTGCTCAGGTCGCGCAGCTGCAGGACGATCCGCGCCTCGCGCCCGGCGCGCCGGAAGGCCACCCGGATCCGCACCAGATCGCCGGGGGTCGGATACGCCCCGTTGAACTGGACGCCGTGGCACAGCGGGCCCGCGGCTTCGAACAGGTGCGCCAGCGTCGCCGCATCCGGCGGGTCGTCGGCGCCGAAGTGCACCAGGTTGAGGCAGCGCGGGTCGTCGGTGAAGATGCCGGCGATGCTCTCGACGCGGGGGTACCGCCGGAAGTAGCGGTTCCGCTGGCCGGCGAGGGTCTTCTCCGAAGCGAGCACGCCAACCATGAGCTGGCGGCCGCATGCAGGGAAGGCGGCGAGCGCGGCGAGGACCTCGGCGCGGGTGGTCACGCCGCTCAGGCCGATGTACGCGGGAGGCGCGCTCACGCCATACCTCGCGTCCCGGCGCGGAGCGCCCGCTGCACCGTCTCGCGCCAGAAGAAGCAGCACGCGAGAGCTTCCAGCGCGCTCCGCTGCCCCACGCCTCGAATCGAGAAGATCGGTTTCATGACAGCACCATCCCCTTCCGGAGCGCCCTCGCGAGCGCCGGCACATCCGCCTCGACGCCGCAGTCCATGCAGCGCACCGGCACCAGCTTCGCCAGCTGCTCCAGCAGCGACGCCCGCATCTCGACCGTGCACCGCAACGGCACCTCATCGAGCAGCGCCTTCGCCTTCAGCTCGCCGGGCGACATCTTGCCGGTCCGCTCGGCGAGCAGCGCCACGTTCATGCCGCCGTCCTCGTCGAGCGCCACCTCGACGGAGAGCCCGATGCCCGCGCTCATCGCCTCTGCTCCACGTCGCCGCCCACGGCCGAGCCGAGGCGGAAGAGGGCCATCCAGAGCATCAACCCGATCATGCCGCCTCCTTTGCCGGCGCCGGCCGCCACCGCTTGAGCGCCGTCTTGTGCCGGTACCGGACCACGCGGTCGCTCTCCGGCGTCGGCTCGACCGCCGCGGCGCCGACCTCCCGCACCGTGCGGGCCAGCGCGTCCACCACATCGCACGGGATCGCGCGCGTCCGCTCGCCGTCGTCGTAGTAGCTGCGGTTCGCGGTGATCTCCGACTCCAGGTACCTGCCGGCGCTCTCCAGGCGGAACGCGTACCCGCTGTCGCTCGGCCCCCACCACGTGAGTACGCCGTCGGCGGCCTTCGAGTGCTTCAGGCTCAGGACGTAGTAGAGCTGCTCGCTCGTCAGCTTCGCGAGAGCCGAGCGAGCGCTCGCGGCTCGCCGCTCGTCCTTTAGGAGCAGCGCTTGCCGGATGGCCGTGTCCAGCTTCGCCACGCGATCCTGCTTGGTGAGCGGCTTGCGACGTGGCGTGTCGTAGGTCGGGACGAAGAACATCTCGGCGTTCTCCTTTGCGAGCCAAGTTCCGTCGGCGAGGCGGAGCGTCCACATGTTGTTCATGTCGGGGTAGACGCGCCCCTGCACGAGCCGGCCGCGGTGATACACGGCGCGGACGTCGCCCGCGGCGATGGGAGCGCCGTCGCGGTCCCGGTTCACCGCGCGGCCGCAGCCGTTGCACTCCTGGGGCAGCGGCCACCCGTCGGCGCCGCGCGTGAACCGGTCGGCACCCCAGTGCCGGTTGAAGCGCTCGAGCGGCGTGAAGCCATCCATCGCGCGTCCTTCAGCCACGCGCGGAACGCCATAGGTGAGCGGCTCCCGCAGATCCCCGCCGAGCGTGTATCCGAGGCTCTGCAGGTGCCGGATGAGCGTCACCATCTCCACGGCGCATCGGGTCCGCAGCGCGCGCGGCATGCGGGCGAACTTGCCGAAGTCGTACCGGCCCCCGTTCGGGTTCTTGACGTTCGCCACGTTCTGGAAGAACTCGACCTTGAGCGTGCGCCCGGAGGTACCACCGGCGAATTCCAGGTCACCCTTCCGCCCCTGCCTGTGCTTCTCGCTCCAGGATTTGCGCCACGTCATGTACTCGGCGCGAGCGCGCTTGTCCTTCGGTGGGTTGAACGTGCTCTCGGTGAGTTCGTCAGGCTCGAGCACGAACCCGCGCCGCTCGAGGTGCGCGCGGACCGACATCCACACGGCCTGCATCGCCGACTCGTCGACGTCCTCCTCCCAGACCGCGACGTGGGTGTCGTGCAACCGGATCTCGCCATCTCGCTTCATCGACGCCTCCTCCTTTCCACCACGCTCCCAAGGTCCGTGCCGACCAACCACGCCATCAACATCGCCAGCACCAGAGCGCTCATCGGCCCGCCTTCCTGCGCATCACCCGCACACCGCTGCTTCCCACCACCTCGCCAGCCGCGTTGACCCTCGCTGACACGGCCTCGACCCAGACGCCCGGCTCCGCCTCGACGCGCTCCCCGGGGGCCATCCGCTCGGCGAGCTCGGCCCTGGCGCCCGCTGCCACGGCCTCAGCGCGCACGAGGCGCAGCGCGACCACGTGGAGCGGCAGCGGCGGGGGAGCCGGGCGGACCGGGCGCGCGCGGATGCCGGAGGGCGGGTCGTCCCAGGAGGCGTCGATCGCGGCGAGGGAGAGGGCGGTGGAGGTCATGCGGCCTCGCCTTCCTCGTCGCCAGTCGCCTGCCCCGGGTAGTGGGCCTTGAACGTCACGCCCTCGGAGACCGTCTCCCCGCCGCGCTCGCGCACCCTGCCGAGCACCGCGTCGAGCGCCGTCTTGATCCCGCCGCGGTTCCGGATGCCGGCCTCCGCGCGCGCGGCCTTGATGACCCGCTTGAGCGCCGCCACGGACCCGCCAAACGCTTCATCCGCCAGCTCCCCGGCGCGCTCCTCGCCCACGATCTCGGCGAGCTCGGCCTGGAGCTCCTCGTATGTGTCCCGGGTCCGGAGGCGCCGTCGCGTCGTCGGCTGCGGGCCCCACACGCGCCCATCCGGAAGCGCGATCGGCCCGTGCGCCTCCACGTACGCCACGAGCGTATCCCGCGCGCCGTCCAGTACCTCTCTCGCTGGACCCAATAGCCCCGCCAGGCGCGCCGCCTCCTCCGGCGACAGGTCGCGAGCGCGGGCGAAGTCCACCTGCCCGCGGACGAGCGCCGCGGCCTCCGACGTGTGCGCAGGGCAGGCCGCGCGGCACGGGCAATACCGGCAGTGGTCCCCGGTCACCAGGTCGATCGGACGGCCCTCTGCGGCCCGGCGGCGCTGCTCGCGCCCGCGCTCGGCCACCGCGCGCGCCTCGGCCTCGATCTGGGCGAGCTCGCCAGGCCCAAGCGGGATAGCGCCCCCCTCTCCGTCGAGCGGCACGTCCCAGCGCCCGGCACCACCGCCCGCCGCGAAGCACACCGCGGGCACCACGCGCTCGGCGCCTGTCCAGCGCGCGAGCATCACCGCACCGATCCGCACCTGGAGGTTGCGGCGGACCGGCGGCACGTAGTCGTCCTGGCCGAACTTCCAGTCGGCCAGCCACGCCGTAGCGCCGCGCGGCGCGCGCGGGGCCCCGTCGTCGCCACCGACGAACGGCTTTGGCTCAGCCCACGCGACGTCCACGGTCCCGGCCCAGAGCGTCCCGTCCGGCGCGTCGTAGGAGCCCTGGCCGCCGCGCGCCCGCACGACGGAGCCGTCCTCGAGGTAGGCGAGGGGGAGCTCGCAGATCGAGCCCCGCGGCGCCTGCGGTTTCCACGCGCGCATCGCGCCGAACCAGCGCGCGGCATCGTCGCCTTCCAGGCCCCAGCGCTCCGCGATGTCGGGCGCCCGGAACTCGGCCTCCTCGCGACCCTCTTCGATGAGGATCTGCGTGTACGCGTGGCCCGCGTTGCCGGCGTCCGCCTTGATCGAGACGTGCCCAACGCGCGGGAGCGCCATCGAGCCCGGGCAGAGCGCCGCGCGGTGAGCGCCGGAGAGCGTGAAGAGCGGTGAAGCCATCGCGGATCCTCAGCGCTCGTAGACGCACACGGGGATCGAGTCCCCGCTCGGGTACAGCACCCGGTCCGTGATGGCGCTCGCCGCGTCCTTGACGAGCCCGCGCCGGCGCAGCACTTCGACCGCATCCTCAGCTATCGCCTCGGCCTCTCCCGCGCTCCCAGAGGTCTTACACCGTCCGAGGAACACGTGACACCAGACCTGTTTTTCCACCGGATTGAGCTCTTCCGCCATTGATGTCCTCCCAATGCGGCGAGCCCGGGGCCCCTGCGGTCGCGGGGCCTCCCGGGCGCGCCTTCATTGCTGTTCGCCTACCCGGCGCTCTCGGGCACGACGGGCGCCCTGGTTTCTCTCGGGACCACCGGCAGGGCTCGGCGCATAGGCAACCTCCTCGACATGGATTCGTTTCCTTTCAACGGCTCGGCCCGCCGTCTCCGGTTTGCCGGAGGTGGGCGGGCGGGGCAGAGCCGCGTTGACTCAGTAGTTGTTCGGGTCGTCGCCGCGGTCATCAAAGTCCGGCGGCGGGCCCTGCTCCTCCTCGGGCGGCACCTCCCCGCGCCGGCGCCGCTGCTCGGCCAGGATGGCTTCCAGGATCGCCTCGTTCTCGGCGCGGAATCGGCCCTTCTCCGGGTCACCGATCGAGTTCCGGGTGGCCTTCTCGTAGAAGTCGAGGTCCTGCACCTGCGCGAGCGCGATGCCCTTCTCCCGGCCGAACTTGAACGCGAACGTAGAGGGGTCGACTCGCGGCCCGGGGCGCTGCTGCCCGTTCCCGCGGTCGGACGGCGGCGTCCCGCGCCGGTCCTGCGGTGCCCCTGGGCCGGCGCTCGCGTCGCTCGTCACCTGCTCCGGGACGGCCGCCGACACGGCACCGCGCTGCGGGTCCACAAAGTCGATGGTCACCGGCGGGATGTACGCCCCGTGGTCATCCTCCTGAAGCGCCGAGCTCAGGATGTAGCCCTTCGGGGCGAACGCGTAGACGCGCTTGAGCCCCGTCTTGCGACACATGCCCTCCGGGTTGTCGTACCAGGGGCCGCTCTCTGCCTTGGAGAAGCTTCGGTAGTAGGCGAGGTCCTCCTTGGTGAGCACCTCCAGCGTCTCTGCCGGCGGTGCACCAGGTGACACCGGCGCCCTCTTGATCTTGGCCCACGCGTAGATGATGTCGTCCCACGGATCGCTCGAAACGCGGCGCTTCTCTGACTTTTTGTGGTGCACCCAGTCGGTGCCGAGGTCGTAGTCGAATTCGTCCCCGCGGAACACACAGCGCGCGCACGCCGCGATGCCCTCGCGGTGCCCCAGCGTAATGAGCCCTCCAGGTCCGACGATGAGCTGGATCTTGCCCTTGTATGGGACAAGGTATGCCTGGTCTCCGATGATCTCGAGTCCGAGCTGAGCGGCGTGGGTGATCGAGTCCACGAGCGAAGGGACATCGATCGGGTGCCTCGACATCGTCTGGAGCTTGCGAAACTGCGAGACCGCCACCGACGCCATCCGGTTGACGATGGCCTTGCCGTCCTGCGGGAAGAGCGCCTCGAGCTCCTTCCGCCTGTCGCTGAAGAGGATTCGCTTGAGGTGGTCCTCCGGCGTCGCCGCCTCCATCGCCTGCGCCTGCGGGCGCCCCTCGACACCGCGCGCGTGACCGTTCGTTGCCCTCTGCATTCCAACCATGGTCTCTCCCGTGCGGCTCGCGCCGCTCACCTCAGCCTGTCGCTCGTCGGGCTCGTCTCAGCGCGCACGCCAGACACCGACCAGCGGATATGATAGGTCGTGGACGCGAACATGCCAGTCTGAATGCGTTGTGTCGACCACCAGATTCGTTCGTCCTGCGCGCTGCTCTTCGGTCAGCATCTACTCCTCCACCGCGCACAGGATCCCCGCCGTGGCGAGTCGAGCTCGCAGCGCCGCGAGGCCGATGATGGGCGCCACTCGCCGCGCCATCGTGCGCATGACGGCGCCCTCCCGCCGGAGCTCATCGGTGCTCACTCCTTCGGCCAGCCAGAGCTCGGCCTGCTCCGCCGAGCTGGCCGCGTTGAACGCTCCGGCGCCAGCCGCCGCCCACTTCACGGCCGACATCCACTGCATCGCCTCGGTCCTCGTCATGCGTCCTCCAGCAAGAACCGCTTCCGGTCGAACCGCTCGCTCTCGACGATCGGTCGCAGGCCGGGCGTCCGCTCGAACAGCGACACCAGCGACGCAGCCGACATCCGGTATCCATCGGCGGTCAGCTTCCCCGCGACGTACTCCTTCCGCAGCCAGATCCCCGCGAGCTGGCCGCTGTCCTGGAGGTTGTACGCGCGGAGCTCCTCGAGCTTGCCCTCTGCCACCAGCGCCGCGACATCGCCGCCGTCCACGCCCATCTTCCCGGGCAGCCCGCAGCGACGAGCCCACGCGTCCTGTCGGCCCTTCCGCGCGGCCCCGTACTGCGACAGCGTGTCGCAGAGGTCCTCATGCCCGTCGCTGCCGTAGCGATACGTCACCTCGCGACTGAACAGCCAAGGGATCTGGATGCCGTGCTCGAGCGCGGCCGCAATGATGACGCGCAGGTCGAAGCCGCCGCCGTTGTAGGTGAGCAGCTTGGGCTCCTCGTCGAAGGCGCGCGCCAGGTGCTCCAGAATCACGCGCTCGTCCGCGCTGCCCTCGCCGAAGGTCCGCGCCGCCTGGGCCTCGATCCACCAGAAATGGTTGTCGGCCGGGCCCTCTCGCCTCGCTCTGAGCACCACCCCAGCCGCAGCGACGATCCGGTGATGCGGCGCCGCCGGGCAGCGGTCCTCGGCAAGGTCCTTGTCCGACGGCGGCACGTCCGGGTGCCGGATGGTCTCGATGTCGAGCGCGAGGATCACGCCGCGCTCCGCACCAGCGGCGCCTTCTGCGCCCGCAGGCTCCGCACCGCGCTGACGATCTGGTTGTCGTCGAGGCCCTCGTCCTGCTCAACCCCGGCCGCGTCTGCGACCTGGGCGAGCGTCGCCCCGCGCTTCATCAGCCCAGCGAGGAGCTCGCGCGCGGCGGAGCGCTCCTCGGCCAGCTCCTCCTTCAAGCGCCGGATCAGGTTCGCCGCGCACGTCGCCGCGTGCGGGCTCGGCTCGTCCTCAGGCTCGCCGCGGAGCTCGCGCCGGAGGATGTCCTGCCTGTCCATCTCCTGGATCTCGATGTGCCGGTTCCGCGCGCGCAGGCTCCAGAGTTCCTGCTCCATCTCCCGGGCACTCTGCGGCATCAGCGATGAGTGCGACGACAACGAGAGTCTGAAACGACCGATGCGAATGTCGATGTCCATCACGTCCTCCTCAAGCAAGTCCGATCTCGGCAACCCGATACACCGCGACTCCGCCATGCCACCCGAGCCCGGCCCGCACGCAGAGCGCCGCCGGAGCCACGACGCCGCCCACGCAGCCCGGCGCCTCGCAGACCACCTGCCGGCTCGCACGCCATCGCAGCGCGCGGAACTCCTCGACGATGCGGCCGGCGCCGCGGCAGCAGCGGCAGAGCTGCGCGCTCACCGGGCCTCCACGCGGGCCATGCACGCCTTCACGGCCGCGGTCTCCCGCAACTCCAGGTCGACCGTCTTGACGAGCGGTGCGTAGTAGGCCGGGCCGTGGACGGCCTGGACCTCCACCACGTACCGGTCGCTTTTCGCGATCTCCTCGGCCTGCACGCGCACGGCGCGCCGTCCGGTCGCCTCGATGCCCGCCGTCAACGACTGGCCCGCGGGCAGAATGGCGATCACCACGCCGCGCTTGGCCTTCTGGAGCGCGCCGGTGCCGGAGGACCACTCCAGGCGGTCCCCGGGGCGCTTCATGGGCAGCGGTGCCGCCGTCGCCTCGCCCGGTCCCCATCCGGCCCACTCGATGTGGGCCTCCGCGGCGGCCTTGCTGTCGAACCGGCGCGCCTTCCCAGGGTCGCGCGTCGTCACCGGCTCAGCGTGGATCCCGTCGGACCGGTAGCGCTCCAGCCACCTGCCGTACGAGAACCGGACGCCGTGCGGCCCATGCTCCACGCCCGTCGTCGCCGCGCTCATCGCTTCCCCGCCGTAGCCAGCGCCTTGGCCAACTTCCGATGCGCCGCCGCCGAGTCCACCTCGCCGCACCGGCTGTACTCGCGCTGGAGCCTCCTCCACAGGATACGCGTCGTCCGGCCGTGGCCGACGTCGGCGCAGACGGCCCGCGCACCGTCGAACCCGGTCACCACGAGGCGCCGCTGGCCGCCCTGCGTGAAGACGTCGCCGATGCGCACTGGGATGGTGCGCGGCTTGCCGAACTGGGTCGTCATCGCTCCGCTCCTTCCTCCGCGTCCGACCAGAGCGCCGCGCGCCCGGCCGACGTGATGCTGTACAGTCGCTGCCCTCGATTCTCCGGAGACGCCTCCGGGTCGATACGCGAGGCGATGAGCCCGGCGACCTCCAGTCGCTCGAGAAGCACGTACACGACACCGCGCCGGAGGAGCCCGCCAGACGCCTTCACCAGCTCCAGGCCGGTCAGAGGACGGTTCGCGTCCAGCATGCTCAGGATGAACGCGCGCCGCAGCGGCCATCGGACGAACGACTCGTCGAGAGCGTGCCAGGTGATGAGCCACGCGAATCCGCACGCGAACGTGACCCAGGCGGCACACCCCGCGCGCTCGACGAGCCACGTCGTAATCGCTGCGCCCGTCAGCGTCCCGAACCAGATGAGCAGATTCATTGCTTCTCTCCCGTCTCTCGCCGCTTCCTCGCTCGCTCCTGCGCCTGCTGCCTCTCCCTCTGCCGCGCGACCAGCAGGAACGGCAGCAGCGCAGGACCGAGCAGCCACACGGCGATGCGGTCGATAAGGTTCAGGCCGGGGTCGTGATTGCGTTTGGTGCTCATCGCTTCGTCTCCTGTGCGCACTCGCGCACGATGGTCTCGAGTTCTTCGGCGGCTTGCGCGTAGGTGCTGCCGCGCGCGGGCGACACGGCGGCGATATCTCGCAGATTCTCTATGCATTCCGCCACATCGCCGCCCGTGCGCGCGCGACCGAGGGCATGGGTCAGCAGTCGCAGCACCTCATTTAAAGCGCTCGCGGTTGGCTCGGGAGTACTGACCGCATCCGCCCACTCGCCGGCCTTCGTCTGAATCATCTCGCGGATGCGGCCGGCGAGATCGCTCGGGCGTGCGAGCGCTTCATTCGCCAGCTTCTGCACCTCCGGCGCTCCGAGTGACGCGACCGGCACGTTGCCGACGTAGATCACGGCGCTGCCGTCGTCGCGCACGCGCCCTGCCCATGTACGCCCGGCGAGGTCGCTGGGCTGCGCGGACTGGGCAGCCGCGGCGCACTCGGCACGGATCTGCTCGATGAGACGGGTGATGATGGTGCGCGCGTGAGGCACCGACACGTCCGACGCGAGGCGCACACCATCTGTCCCGAGCTGGAGCCACCCGGCGTCCGGCACCATCTCCCGCGCGATCTCCTCGGCGGAGCGGGGCGGGGTGGCGGTGCGGCGGCGGAGCAGCTCCTGCATCACGTCCGGGAAGGACTCGAGCTCCTGAACGAGGTTGGCGCCTTGGCTGGCGTCGAAGGCGAGCGTGACCTCCTCCGACTCGTCCTTGTCCGCGAGGGTCAATTCGTTCACGCCCCACCGCCTTCCTCGGTGCACACGCACGCCGCCAGGTCCACCGGCGCCGGCTCCACCACACGCAGCCCCCGCGCGGCCATCTGCCTGCGGCGGCGGGCCTCCTCGCGGGAGCGGTTCGGCGGGCCGGAGGGGCGGCGGCTGGGCTCGTCGGCAGGCAGATACTCGATGCGCTTCAGCGCGGGGCCCACGACGGCGGCCACCGCGCCCAGAAGGGCGAGGGATTGGACGAGGCGAGCGCGGTTCACGAGGGCCTCCCGCTATCGTCGATCGCCACCGAGAGCACGCCGAGCTTCAGCGCGTCGGCGACCACCCGGCTGCTGATGCCGAACCGCTGGTAGTTGCGCAGCTTCAGACGCCCCGTGCCCTCGCGTCGAGTCATCAGGTACAGCGCCACCACCTCGTCTGGAGCGCCGTCTGACGGCGCCGTGCGCGCCGTGAACGTGCCGTTGTTGATCACGTGGACCGCCTCGATCATCCGCTTCGCATCTTCGTTCACGGCCTCGCTCCTCTCTTTCGCCACCGTCTCACCACCCGCCTCGCCGCGCAGACCGCATCCACCGCGACAGCCCCGACGCTCCACGCCGCCAGCACGAGCCCAGCGACTATGACGCTGCCGAACATGGCCGCTGCCAGCGTGCCGAGCGCCATCACGCCTTCCGGGCGCCGCGCTTCGGCTTCGGCGCGGGCTCCTCGCCCGTCTTGAGCCACAGCCGCTCGGCCTTGTCGAACCGCACGCGGCCCGCGCGCCTCTCCCGCTGGAGCGCCCTGTCGAGCACACGGTCGGTCTTCGCCGTCAGGCCCAGATCGCGGGCCATCTTGGCGAACGTCGCTCCGTCGCCAACCACCCGGAGCACGTCCTCGGTGGTGATGCCCTTCGTCGTCAGCTTCTTCGCCATCACTCCTCCTCGCCCATGTCCGGGCAGTTCTCCGCCCGGCACTCCTCGCACCAGTCCGGGCTGTCGTCGCAGTCGTGCCGGCACACGCGGCACGGTCCGCTATCGATCACCGTCACCGGGCACGCGGTGAGCAACAGCGCCCCGATCGCCATGCACGCCGCCCGCGCGACGAACCTGACCACGCGGCTCCCCGGGCGCTGCACCCGAACCGGCCGCTCGCGCGCCTCCCGCTCCAGCGTGCGCCGCCGCACCTCGATGAGCTCCAGCTCGTCCCGCGCCAGGATCCGCGACGCCTCCGCCGCGATCTCCTCGACCTGCTCCGGCGTCTCGGCGAGGTGCAGAGCCGTCTCCAGCTCCGCGCGAGCCGCGTCCACCGCGCGAGCCAGCGAGGCCGGCGCGCTCACTGGGCACCTCGGAGCTGCTCGAGCCGCCCGCGGATCGCCGCGCTGGTGTGCTGCGCCTCCTCGGCGAGGACCTCTCTGGTCCTGCGCGCGCCGAAGCGCACGGCGTGCCAGCTGATCCAGCAGAGGCCGAGACCGAACGCCAGGGCCTGCTCAGTCCTTCGAATGATGCCTTTCGACTGCATGTCCCCTCCTCACCCCGCCGCCAGCGCCTCGGCACCGGCCCCGTCAATCCACCAATCCGCGCTCGCCGGGACCGTGCTGTACGCCGGCACGACCTCCTCCCAGCCGAGGACATTCACGCCGAGCTCGACGCTGCTCAGCGAGCGCCGCGCCGCCTCGCGCTCGAGCCGCATCTCGTCGCCATCGCCGCTCGGGGGCGGCAGAAGCGTCGAGCGGCGCGGAGCCGACTCGGCAACCAGCGCCACCGATACGCGCCCGAGGCACCGGTCGACGCAGGCGCGCAGCTCGGCGACGCCCATGCGCCCGCGCCAGAGCTCGGCCACGGCGCCACGGAGCCAGTCCTCGTCGAGGCCGGCCGCCCACAGGTCCATGAGCACATCGAGCGCATGAGCGCAGTGGTCGCCTGGCGCCTGGCTATCGAGCTTCCCCCGCAGCGTCACCAGCGCGCCGGATGCGCGGTCAATAGCGTTCATGTTCCACCCCCGATCCTCTCCACTGGTCCCTCCTACTCCGCCGCCAGCGGCTCACCGCCGAACGGCTCATCCAGCCCCTGAATCGGCGCCGCGCGCCGAATCGTCATTGCTTCACCGATCTCCCGCTCCAGTCGGAGCACTTCCTCGTAGAGCGCCGCATCGTCGATCTCGACGAGCTCGCCCGGGTCGCCGCCCTCCATGCGCAGCCGGTCCGCCAAGCGAATCCGACGCGCGCGCAGGTAGGCCGGATCGCTCATCAGGTCGCGCGGTGCCCGCTCGGGCTGGACGCGCAGCCACGGAGCCGCGCTGCCCACCTCGTCGATGAGCGCTGCGTCGGGGTCGATGAAGTGTGGCTTCATGACGGCCCCACGGCGGCGCCGATGGCGGCTTTTGCGACGTCAGCCTCGTGCTGGTGCGCATCGGCGATCTCGCTCAGCACGCGTTGCACGTCAGCCTGCGACATGCCCTTCGCGGCCGCGTCGGCCTGAGCTTTCGCAGCGAACCGGAGCGCGTGAGCGATGAAGTCGTTGATCATCCAGGTCAGCACGCGCGTACGGAGCTGAAGCCCGACGGTCGATGCCGGACCGAGGGCCGCGGCGACGCTCTGGATCCTGGCCTGAAGCACCTTGAGGTCCATCACGCCGCCCTCGCGTCGGTGAATGTCATCCCGGACTGGTCACACAGGCTGCAACCGAAGCTCTCGCACGCCTCACACGACTCCTTCGCCGGCTCCTCCGCCGGGAGCTCCCGCAGCACCTCGCGCAGGCCGAGCATGAGCTCGTAGGCCTTCCGCCACGCCGCCCGGCGCTCGGGGCTCAGGGAGGGGCTGTCCATCGCGAGCTTCGCCTCGAGGAGCAGTCCGCCGGTGCGGTCGAGCCCGGAGAGCGCGTAAAGCCACGTCGCGACCGCACCGGGCTCGCTCAACGACGGGAGCCCGCGCACGCCGCGAACGAGGTAGTCGCCGAGCCCCGCCGTAGCGGTGGAGAGCGCGGCGACAAGGGCAGTGCGGAACGTCTCGAATGCACCCATGGCGCCCTCCTCAGAACCTCACGGTGGGCACGTCGTCGAACCACTGCGTCTCGCCCGGCGCCGGCGGTTCGGTGTCCGCGCCGGTGCAGCAGGCCATCTCCGGGAGATCCACGTCGCCAGACGCCGGAGGCAGCGTGTCGCCCGTCGCGGCGCGCGCGGCCGAGAGCTCCTCGGCCTCCTCGTCGCCGTCGCCAGAGGGCGGGGGAGGGGAAGCGGGGCGGCTTGCGGGCGCCGTCGCGGCCCCGTGGCAGGCGCAGAGGCAGTCACCGAGCGCCGCGGACTCGCCGGGGCAGTCGCTGTGGTAGCGGCCGAAGCAGGTCCAGGTCACCGCCTCGAAAGGAGCCGGCGCTCCGCTCGCGAGGACAGCAGGCTGCCCGTCACGGATGGCCGGCGCCGCCACGTGGGAGGCATCCAGGGCCTCATCCAGCGCCATCAGCTCGCCGAGGTGGCGGATCAACTCCGCCGACTCCTCGGTCCAGTCCGCGCGCCACGTCTCGTCGTTGCAGAGCGACCCGAGCCGCCAGCGGAACCACGGCGCGTCGAGACCCGCCTCCTGCAGGCGCTCCAGCGACGCGATCATGGCGTCGCGGCAGGACTCGATGAGCGACTCGTTGCCGAGCCACACCACGCCGGAGAGCTTCACCGCGGCGAGCGCGGCAGCCTCGAAGGCGCTGTGGCCGGCCAGCTGAACGAGGGCGCTCACGCGGCCTCCGAGACGGCCGACGTCGCGATCGCGCCATGAGCCACCGCCAGAGCCGCGATTCGCGCCTTGTCCCAGCCCGGGAGCGCCGCGAGCGTCGCCAGCGCCTGCTCCAGGCTCCAGAGGCTCTCGCGCGGGCAAGCCGCGTGCGCGGCGGCGAGCGTCCACGCCACCGCCTCGCCGCGCATGTCGTTGCCGAGGGCGAGCAGCAGCGCGCAGTAGTCCGAGGCGACCGGCTCTTCGTCAGATGCCCAGTCGCGGGCGGCGGCCAGCGCATCGCGGTCGGACACGTCGAGCGTCCCGGCGAGGACGGCGCGGCACACGGCGACGAGGCCGATGACGGAGGGGCGGATCACGCGGCCTCCGGGACGGCCGGCGCCGCGCTCTCGCCGTCGAACGACGGGTCCGCCACCACCTCGAGCCCGCGCTCCCCGTGCTGGAGCACGCAGCGGATCTCCCTCAGCGCCTCCGACCGGTAGGGCTCCTGCAGCGCGAGGAGCTCGCGGTCGCTGAGCTCGTCGGCGAACAGCGAAAGCTCCTCAACCCCGAGCCCTTCAGCCCAGCGGTCACGGCGGACGGTGTAGGTGCGACGGAAGCAAGACATCGGGCCTCCTCGGACGCGGCGGCGTCCTGATGAGGACCAATGTAAAGGTAAGTTTTCTTTTCGTCAAGCGCGCGTTGGAAACTACATTTTTCTCGCGAGATGTCGCAAGCCAGCCTACATACGCACTGAGGCTATCGGGGGCCGCTCAGCCTCCGCGGTCGTCGTCGCCCGGGCGCATCGAGTGCCAGCAACGCAGCAGGAACCGTTCTGTGGCCCACTCCTGCCGGCGAATGGTCTCGTCGAGGCCCAGTTGGCTCATCAGGACGGGCGGCGCAGCAAGACGTGCAGCGAGCGCTTGCACGGCCGCCGTCGTCCGGTCGGCGCGCTGGAGCGCAAGGACCGCGCTGGCGACCCCGATGAACGCGGTGGTGCCGCGCACCCGCCGGTCCATGTCATGCAACGCCAGGACGGTGCGGCCGTCGGTGAGGTACGGCACGCCACCCGGCACGCTGGACAGGTAGACGACCCGGAGCCCCAGCGATGCGGCGATCGTCGTCGGCGACTGAAACCCCTGGGTGTACGTGGTCGCGCGTCGAATGCGCTCGAGCAGGCCGCGTCGCTCTTCGGCGACCAGATCGAGACACCATTGACCGCTTATCGTGGTGCTCACGGCACGCCTCCCCTGACATACCCGCGCGTGTACCCACCACTTTACATTGTTTCGCTAGTGTTTCGAAGCCTTTTTCGTCGACGCAGGCGTGCTGTCTACTCGTAAGGCCGCGGACTTTGGGGGATCTCCGCTCTCTCGATTTGCTAGGTCGTGCAGAATCCTCGCCATTTCGCCGACGAATTGCGCGTCGATGCGTTGCGGCAAGTCGTCGTAGATCGCGCCCACGCGCTCGAACGCGTCCTCCGGGATCCCTTTGAAAACGGCGCGAGCTGCTGCCGCCGCCTCCTCCCACTCCTCTCGGTCGCGCAGGCGCGTCGGCGGTCCGCTGCGTGACACCGGGATCTCGAACCCGTTCTCGTCAGCCCAGCGGGCCGCGGCGTCGTCGAGCTCCTGGGGCGACATCCCCCAGTACTTCGCCATCGCCCGCGCGAAATCCTCGCCGACCGCGTTGTCCCCTCGTGCCACGGCGGCGACGTGCACGCGCGTGAATGAGGTCGCGCGTGCGATCGCGGACGCTTTGCCGCGCTGCTTACATTCGGTCTTGAGCCGGTCGGCGACGTAGGCCGAGACGATCCGGCGCTCCTCTGACCTGCGCATGGCGTAGACCCTATCACTGCGAAAGAACAGGCTACTTTTCATCCGGCTCAGGTTTCCCCTTGCGCCGAATGTAAACGGAAATTATCTTTCCGTTTGATGACGGTCCAGACCAGCACCGGCTCAGCGCCGGACGCCGATGCGCGCCTCGATGGCGCCAGGAAGCTCCAGGCCCTGATCGAGGAGCGTGGCCTCCGGTTCGACGAGGCGGCGACGGAGATCGGGCTCAGCAAGTACTACGTGCAGTCGATCTGCGCCGGGCGGATGGTCCCGGGGAGGAACGCGCAGATCAAGATCGCCTCGTGGTCGGGGAAGGAGAAGAGCCGGCAGCAGGCGCCGCGTATCCCCCTCGCCGACTGGATGACGACCGATGAGCGCGCCCTGCTGGGCGTGAAGGCGAGCTGACCCATGCCGATCTACTTCCTTCAACCAAGCCACGGAGGCCCGATCAAGGTCGGTCGTGCGGCCCGCGTCGAGTACCGCGTCGCCACGCTCCAGGCCGCGTGTCCTTACGAACTGAAGTTGCTCGCGACGATGCCAGGTGGCGTGCATGAGGAGCGCGCGCTGCATCGGCGATTCGCGTCTCAGCGCGAGCGTGGGGAGTGGTTCAAGCCGTGCCGGGAGATCTGCGACCTGATCTCTAGTCTTGGAGGGGCGCCGATCCTGGACGAGGAGCTCGATGTCTCTCGGCGCGGAGTAGCAGCCGCGCCGGAGCCTGCTACTCCAGGCGCTCGGCTTCGCGCCCTGCGCACCTCGGTCGGCCTGCACCAGCACGTGGTCGCCGAGGCGGCCGAGATCGACCGAGTCGTCGTCTGCAAGATTGAGCGCGATAAGCACAAGGTCACGTCGTATCGGCACATGTCGGGCCTGGCTCGTGTGTTCGGGCTCTCGACCGACGAATTCGCCGGCTTTCTCGACGGCCGCATGCCGCTGCGAGACGCGCGCCTGCGCGCTGTGCCGCTTCGCGCTCAGGAGGCCCGCTAACCCATGCTCCCCCTCTCCTCGCTCGCCGACCGCCTCGTCCAGCTCCACGCTGGCGCGGACCGCGGCCAGGTCGCGATCGCTGGCGCCGGCGTCGCGGTCACCGAACGCAAGCCGTGGGCGGACGCCAAGCGCGACCGCGACGTCATCCGCGTTGCCATGACGCAGGTCCTCGGCTCGGCGCTCCCGCTGGAGCTCTCCGCCGTGGAGGCGCTCGTCGCCAGGCTCGTATTCCTGGAGGACGCGAACGGCCGCGCCTCCATCCGCGTCTGCGGCTCCGAGCTCGTCGGCCTCGAGGACCTGACCGCGGCGACCCACCGCGCCGCAGCGATGCGCGCCGTCCTCGTTGCGGATCTCCAGCGCGCCCTGGCCGGGGAGGAGCCGCCCGCCACGGTGCGCCGGTCGGTGCCGGCCAGCCTGGAGGCGAGGTAGTCCATGCACCCGTACGAGAACGCCGACGCGCAGCCCATGACGTACCTGGATCGGCAGAGGTGCGACGCCGACGAGGTGCTCACCAGCGCCCCGGCGCTCGGCGACATCCCGGCCGGCTTCGACCCGGAGCGGACCTGGGACGGCAGCGAGGAGGAGGGCGAGCTCGACGATCGCCACCGCGCCGACATCAGCGCTGAGTTGATCGCCCTCTACCGGCGCAACGCTCGGCTGGAGATCCTCCTGGAGGCCGCCGAGAGGCGCGCATCCGATCTCGAGGAGAAGCTCGACCGGTCCGACGCCCACGGGCTTCTCCACGAGAACCTGCTCGATCTCTTGGCCGAGGTTTCGAGCGGGCTCGGGGCGCTCGACTGGGGCCTGTTCGCCGGCATGTTGGCCCAGGCGCGCGGCACAGGGCTCGACACGTCCGCCGCAGAACGGCGCTGCATGTCGATTCTCGATCGCCTCCACGGCGATCGGGCGCGCATCGACGATGCGTGGGGCCAGGTCCGCGCAGAGCGCCTCCGCACCGACGCAGAGCGCGAGCGCGCCGCCGCCTGCGTCCGCCAGGGACTCGCCGGCGTCTCCGACGATGACCTCGTCCGCGAGGTCAACCGGCGCTTCGCCGCCAGGCTCGCCGCGGCCGCAGCCCGAATCGCCGCCAGTCGGCCTGTACCCGCCTCCGCCGTCGTCGTTGCCCGGGACGATGCTGGCGATGACGCGGCTAAGGATGCTTCCTAGCGACTCCGGTGAGTCGTTGTTCGTCAACCGTCTTCGGGGGATCGAGGTCTTGAGATGAGCATCTTCCGTGACAGAAAGCGTGGGACCCCATCCGGAGAGCGCAGCTCCGCGCCTCCGCCGGCTCGCGGCGTCAGTCATATCGCTGATCTTGCGGCGGCCATCGCCGCCAGCAATGCCGATGCGCTGTCGGCCGCATCACCTGCTCACGCGAGCAGGGCCAGTGGAGAACTACGCAGCTCCGTCCGGGCCGCCGCGCGTCCGAAGGCCATTCGCCTGATCCGGCAGGCGGTCGACCCGCTGCCGCTCGCTGAGCTCGCGTGCATCATCGACGCTCAGCCGCAACATGTTGGAGCGGCGCTGTCCGAGGCGTCGCCGACGAAGCCATTTGCCGCCGAGAACTTCGTCCTGATGGCCGAGCGGAATCCGCAGCTCGGCGTGAGGATCGTGAAGTCCTACGTGACGTTGTTTCGCGCCGAGATGATTCGTTCTCTTGGACATGACCTGATCCAACTCGCGAATGAGCTGGAGGAGGTGGAGCAATGAACGCTCTTGTCTTGCTGTTCGGCATCATCGTCGTCTGCGCCGTTGTCCTGTTCCTCAGCGGCCTCGTCGTCGGCCTCGCCTACGAGCGCTCGCTGCGCCGGTGGTGGTACCGCAGCGCGGTGGAGTCGGCCGTGTACCGGCTCCTCGATGCAGAGGCCGCGGCGTGCAACCCGCGGTCGAAGTCCTCGGCCGTGCTCGAGTACGAGAAGGCGAGGGCGCGCGTTGCGCGGCTGGTCGCGTGGCAGCGCCCGGCGCTCCCGGTGCGTGCGCCCGCGCGGTCGACCGTGGCCCCCGCAGCACAGGAGCTCGCATCGTGATCCGCCGGGGGGTGCTGTTGCTCTCGTGCGGCGCCATTGGCGCGCTGCTCCTCGCCTACCACGTCGCCGAGACGCGGCGCGCGGCTGGAGCGGCCGAGATGGATGAGCGGCTGCGGCGAGCCCGCGGCAGGGTCCGCACGGTGATCGGCGCTGCAAGGCGGTTCCGGGACGAGCGGGACGAGGCGCGCGCCGGGTTCAACGGGGCAGTCGACTACGTGGCGAACATCAAAGCCCACGGCCTGACGATCCTCCGGATCGCCGACGTGGACCACCTGCGGTCCGAGCGCGACCGGGCCGCAGCGGCGGATGCAGAGGCGTGTCAGCTGCGGGTGGCGCTGGAGCTCATCGCGGACGGGTGCGACGTGCCGCAGCGGATCGCGGTCGAGGCGCTGGGGCGCGGAGAGGAGGAGTCATGCAGCGCGAATTGAAGGTCGAGGCTGGCGTCATACGTGAGCTCACCAAGAGGCAGTCGGAACTCGTCGACATGATTCGGTCGTTCACCGCGGAGCACGGGCGCTCCCCGTCGACGCGCGACATGATGTCCGCGTTCGGCTTCAAGAGCACCAACGCCATCGCGTGCATGCTGAATGCCCTTGAGAAGAAGGGCGCGATCTCGCGCGACAAGTACAAGCCCCGCAGCGTCCTGCTCGCGGGCGACGCCGCGCATGCAGCGCGCGGCGATGTCCTCCGGATGGCGCTCCAGTTGCCTGCGTCTGACGTTGCATGGCTGGTGCAGCAACTCAACGAAACGCTCGGCGCCCAGGCGCCGGAGGAGATGCGTCATGCAAGCTGAGGTGCAGGTGTTCGAGCCGGGGGCGCGGGTGGCGTGGCGCGGAACCAACGTGCCGCCGCGGGTCCTCAGCCATATCGACGACGGATCCTGGATCGGCGTGACCGTCGAAGGCACGGAGAAGCACCTCTGTTCTGCGCGCGAGATTTCGCCTGGGCTCGATGTGGTCGCGCCCGCCCCGCGCGAGGGGCAGCGGTGGGCGAACGTCGTGTGCAAGTTGATGGTCCACGCGACGACCGATCGCTCGTCCGGCGAGCAGGAGTTGTGTGCATGTTTTGACGGGTCACCGTGGACCCCGGTAGTGATTGGGGACGCGACGTTCCTTGCTCGGTGGCTCCTCGGCCGCGGGTTCGAGTGCATTCAGGCCGCCGACGCCGCGCCCGAGACCCTCCGCGCCTCCGAGGCGACGGCGGCCACCGCCCCGTCGCCGGCCGCACCCGCGCCCTGGACGCTCGCCGACGCGCGCCGGCTGATCACCGAGACGGTCGCCGCCGCAGCCCCGCGCCGCCCGGAGGCGTTCACCTCGGCGCTGTGCTCGCTGGCTGAGACCGAGACGCCGGACGCGGAGCTCGTGATGGTGACGGCCGTGGCTTTCACGGTGCTCGAGGAGTCGCTGCCGGAGCACGGCGTCGTCTCCGACTGGCAGGAGCGCCGCGCGCTCAACGCCATCACCTGGAAGCTGAAGGACGCCGTGGGCGTCGAGCGCGCCGTCGATGCGCTGATGGCCTGCCACCTCTACCTCGCGCGGAGGGGCGGATGCTGATGCCGCGAGCGATGGCCGAGCAGGCCGCGAGCGACACGGAGATCGACGTGCCGACCTGGCTCGCCCGCGAGCACGAGGAGCGCCGGCAGCGGCGCGGGAACAGCGACGTGAACTACGGCGCCGCGGAGGAGCAGGTGCCCGCGGAAGGGTGGGTGACGTGATGGACGATCAACTTCGTCGCGCTGTCGTGGCCGGGCTGAAGACGATGCTCGCGGTGCTCGAGGAGCCCGGCGCGGGCGACGACGCCCATTCGGTGGCATCTGCCGAGCTCACTCCGATGGAGGTGCGCCTCGCCGAGGCCGCGCGAGCGACCGTTCGACCCGGGTGGGTCCCGACGCTGCGCCAGCCTGCTGAGCGCGTCGCTAGAGCCGCCATCAAACGCGCTCGGGTGCGCGCTCTCGCGGGTGGCGAACCGGCAACCGCGTCGGCGGCGCCGCGCGAGGCCCGCGTCCATCTGCGCGTCTTCGCCGAGCGCATCGGCGTCAAGTACGCCACCGCGAAGCAATGGCGGGCACACGGCATGCCGTGCTCGCGCGGCAAGGTGCTCCCCCACCGGGCGCTCGCGTGGATCGAGCAGAACCGCAAGAACTCCGTCGCCATCAACCGGAAGTCGGTCGTCTACTTCGTCCGAGATCAGGCCGGGCGCATCAAGATCGGGCTGAGCTCGAACGTCCAGCGCCGGCTCCTCGAGATCCGCAAGATGGTGAAGGGGCCCGTCGCACTCCTCGGAACGATCGACGGGGACATGCGAACCGAGTTGGCGCTGCACGAGCGCTTCGCCGCAGACCGGCTGGAGGGGGAGTGGTTCCGCGCGTCGGAGGCTGTGATGGCCGCTGTCCCGACGATGGTGGCCACATGATCCAGATCACGCCGGAAGAGCGCGCCGTCCTCAGGCACGCCCAGATGATCCTCGGCCGCATCCTCGGCGAGCAGCCGGCCGTCGAAGCCGAGCCAGCGCCCCAGGTCGACGACCCGCGGTGGATGAAGCTCTCCGACTACGCGCGCTCGCGGAGCATCGGCCGCCGCACGCTCGACGTGTACATCGCGCAGGGGCTCCCGACGAAGGGCCGCGGGAAGTCGCGTCGCGTGATCGTCGCCGATGCGGACTCCTGGCTGGAGAAGCGCCGTGGTTGACGTGAAGTGGTGGGTCTTCCGGCGCGCCGGCTCGAAGCGCTTCACCTTCTCGTGGGCGCCCGACCCGGAGAACCCGAAGACCCGCAAGCAGAAGCTGCTCCCGCCGGAGCTCCGCACCGAGGGGCAGGCGACCGCTTACGCGCGCGCTCACCTCGACGAGCTCACCGACGCGCGCGCGCCGAAGCGCAAGACGATCGCTGGGCCCACCGTCGGCGAGCTCGCCGAGAAGTGCATCGAGTACTGGAAGGCCGACGACCGCAAGGCGTGGTCGACGATCACCGACCGCGCCTCGCACATGAAGAAGTGGATCGTCCCCATGCTCGGCGCGGAGCCCGTGCTGAGCATCGGGGTTCCTCGGCTTCGCCAGTTCGTGCGCGACATCCGCGTCCAGGTCGCCGCGTACACCTGCCGGAACATCTTGAGCACGCTGACGATCTTCCTGAACGACATCGTTGCCGAGGGCTGGGTCTCGATGGACGCGAACCCGGCGGAGCACCAGGCCGTCCGGAAGGAACTGCCGGAGCAGGCGCCGCGTGCCGGCCGCTCGCAGAAGCTCCGCACGTCGCTCGACCGCGTGCAGGGGCTCATCGACTGCGAGGAGGTGCCGCGCATCCGCCGCGTGCTCTACGTGTCGGTCACCACCTCTGGCCTGCGCGCGGGCGAGCTGTTCGGCGTCCGCCTCTCGCGTCTGCACCTCGACGCAGACCCGCCGCGTGTCGAGATCGAGAAGGCCGCGCAGCTCAAGCACCGGGACGGCCACGCGAAGCTCGGGAAGACGAAGACGACCGGCAGCGTGCGGACGATCCCGCTGCACCCGGCTGCCGAAGCGGCGATCCGCGGCTGGCTCGCCGACGGCTGGGAGAACCTCGTCGGCCGCGCACCCCGCCCGGACGACCTCCTCTTTCCGCGCGAGGACGGCGAGCCGTGGCGGCCCAAGATGGCGGAGCTCTTCCGCGAGGACCTGAAGCGCATCGGAGCCCCGACGCACGTGGACGGGCTGCCGCTCACCTTCCACGGCCTGCGCGGGCTCTTCGCCCAGACGCTCCGCGCCGAGGGCGTGCCGTACGACGACCGCGCCGGGCTCATGGGGCACACGCCGAAGGGTGTGGAGCAGCGGCACTACAGCGAGGGCGACCTGCGTGTCGCACATGAACAGGTGAGCCGGATCAAGCTCACGTGGAGGGACGTGTGATCGCGATGTGCGAGCCGATCCATGGCGCCTGCGGCGTACCGTTACCGCGCGCTGTACCGAAGCGCCACCGCGCAGCACAGCGCGGAAACGGCGGCATGCTGAGCGCTCTGCGCTGTGCTGCGCGCAGTCGGCTCGGTTTCCTAAACCGAAGGTCGCAAGTTCAATTCTTGCCGGGGGTGCCGAGAAACCCCGGATCGTGTGCAACCGACTCGGTATGTGCGCACATCCGGCGGCACACACGGCCGCGGTGGGCTTATCCACATCTCGGGCAATCACCCTGCGCGCGTGAGCAGGAGTCGAGCCGACGAAGAGCGCTGACCGCGGGTCGCGCTGGCCGGCTCGCCCAGGGCGCGCTCGATGCCGCTGAGGCCTCCGTCGCCTCGCGCTCCGGCGCGGCGGGAGGTGGCCGGTGAGGCGCCTCGACGCCGCCATCCGCCGGGCGCTCGCCGCCATCACCGCGCGCCTCGCGCCGCCGCGCACCTACGGCGGTCACGCCGGCCCGTACCTGAGCCGCTGGACGCTCCTCGGCGCCGGGAAGTACCGCTGGCGCCTCTGCCTGCACCACTTCCACCGGTCCGACGAGGATCTGGAGCTCCACACCCACCCGTGGGCCTGGGCCGTGGCCATCCAGCTTGCCGGCGGCTACCGCGAGGAGCGACGGGAGCGCCGCATCTGGGGCGACGTCGTCCGGGTGCACGTGCGCCGGCCCGGCCACGTCGTCTTCCTCCGCGCCGACACCGCGCATCGCGTCGACCTCCTCGATGAGGCGCGCGGATCCTGGTCGCTGATCCTGACCGGCCAGGTCGTCGCCTCGTGGGGCTTCTGGGACCGCGAGACCGGCCGCGAGACCCCGTGGCGCGAGTTCATCGAGGGCAAGGGCCTCGTCCCGCTGAAGCCGGAGGTGAGGCCGTGACCCGCCGCCGTCCCCTCCCGCGCCTGCTCCGCGCCCAGCTCTGGCGCCCGCGGCATCTCGCGCCGCTCGGCCTCGACGAGCTCTGGCTGCTCGCGGCCGTACTCCGCTCCGAGGCGCCGCAGGTCGGCCTCGGCGAGGTGGCACGCCTCGCGGCGGAGGCCGGCTACCCGCTCTCGCTCCGCGCCGTCGGCTGCGCCCGGACCAGGCTGCGCCGCCGGGGGCTCTGCCTGCGCCACGGCAACGGCGGCGACCGCGTGTCGCTCACGCTGGCTGGTCGCCTCGTCGCCCAGGTCGAGGCCGCGCACCTGCTCGCCCCTGCCGTCCGCCGTCCTGCCGCCGCGGCGCCCGCCGTCGAGGTGTGGTGCTGCGCCCCGCGAGCGCCGAGCCGCCAGACCACCACCCCAGCCCAGGAGTCGATCCGATGAGCAATCACGTCGTGCTGCGAGGCAACGGCTTCGCCTGCCTGAACTGCGGCCAGAGCTACGAGCCGGCCGTGCCGTGCCCGACCAACATCTGGGCCGCTTCCGCGAAGACCTTCGACAAGGACCACCGCCGCTGCAAGGCGCCGGACGTTCCGGTGTGCGGCTTCTGCCGCGCCGCCGACCACGACGACGAGGGGCACGTCGTCGCGACGGTGAAGCACCCGAAGGACTGGCCGAGCTGCGGGGACACGGGCCTGAGCTCCAAATCGATCTGGCAGCACATGACCGGGCTGACGATCGCCGACCGCTGGTCCGGCAGCATGAGTTACCCGCTCGATCCCGACGACTTCGGCCGCTGCTACAGGCTGCTCTCCGCGCCGTGGGCGGCCGAGTGGCGTACCCGGATCGGCGAGATGGCGAAGTATCCGGGATGGGCCGGGCTCGTGGCCAGGTGGGACGAACTGGAGGCGCTCTACCGCGAGGAGCGCCCGGCTGGGAAGGCGCCGAAGCTCTACGCCGCGATGCAGGAGGCGCTCGGCCGATGAAGCTTCGCAACCGACCACGCACCTTCGCCAGCTTCGAGCGCGTCGCCGACGGCCCGCGCGGCTACGTCCCGCCGGCGGCCTGCGACACCTGCGGCACCAGCGACGACGACGAGCACGCCACGTGGTGCCGGAGCTCCGGCCACGGCCGCGCGGTCCAGGCGGCCGCCCACCACGTCGGCTCGGTTCACGCGTCCCTGCCCGGCGAGGAGGCGTGATGGCGCTCGCCGCTGCGATGCTTTCTTTCGCCCTGCCGCCGCCTCCGCCCGGGGCGCCTGCGGTCCGGGTTCTCCTCGGCCGCGCCGCCCGGGTCGCTCCGCAGGCGATCGAGGGCGACATCGACCGGGAGGCGCTCGCCATCCTGCGCGGCGCCGCGACCGAGCAGCGCGTGCTGCGTCTCCTGGTCGCCGGCATTCTCGCCGCCACCCTGCCGCGGTGGATCACCGGCGCCCGCCTCGGCTCCTGGATCGAGGACCGCGCCGGGGTCGACGTGATGGTCAGCTGCGATGACGGCGACCACGCGCTCCAGGTGAAGAGCAGCCGGCTCGGGATGCTCAAGTTCATCGCGCAGCGGGCGTGCCTGACCACGCGCGAGCCGCGCGGGGTCGTGGTCGTCCTCGACGAGATGCCGGACCGGGTGGTGCGTGGGCAGCTCGTCGCTGCGCTCAACACGTTGCGCCTCGAGCGCCGCTTCGCCGCGGAGGCTTCGCGATGAGCGACGCCGGCATCGTCGCGATCGGCGCCCTGCTCGTCTTCGTCGCCGCCAAGGGCGAGGAGATGCTCTGCATCTTCTCCGAGCGCACGGCGTTCGCGCTCGGCCTCACGGCGGCGCTGGTGCTCGTCCAGGGCCTCGTCCTGGGCGCCGAGCGGACGTGTCGCTGCACGAGGCACGAGGCGCAGGCGCTCGCCGCAGCGCAGCGAGCACCGTACGCAGCGACCCGAGCTCCGAACGTAGCGGCGCGAGCTTCGTACGCAGAGGAGGCCACCCGATGACCCTCGAGGACCTGCTCGCCGCCGTCTCCGCCGAGCTCGGCGCGATCGGTTACCGCGTCCCGATGACGCTCGCCGTGGACCAGGAGGGCGCCCGGTTCTTCTTCGACGCTGGCACCGAGATCCAGCCGACTGGCCGCCGTCTCTTCCTCCGATGCGCCGCCACCTTCCTCGGTTGCGCCGTGGAAGCTCGTGTTGGCGGCGACCTTGCCGTGGCCTCGCGCTGGGCCGAGCGCGCCGAGGCGGAGCTCGACCGCTACCGCGAACCGGCTCCCGAGCTCCAGCCGTACTTCATCGCTTCCGGAGGTGCCTCTTGAGCCAACTCGGCCTCGCCTTCGCTCTCGACATCTACGCGCCGGCCGAGACGCCGGCCTCCACGCCAGCCACAGGGCGCGCCGCGCGCCGCCCGGATCGGAGTTCTCAGCAGGTGCAGCAACAGCAGCAACGTCAGGTGCCCGCCGTCGACTTCTCGCAGTGGCTCTCTCCGGACGAGATGGAGCGCGTCCAGGCCTACGCCGACGAGGTGATGCGCCAGCTGCACGAGCGGCCGGCGTTTCGTGATGGCGACGCGAAGGAGCGCGCCCACCTGCTGCGCCGGTACGCCGCGGGGCTGCTCCTCGCCGGCGGCAAGGCGCTCGCGCTGGCGGATCTGGTCGAGGCGTCTGGCGCCGTGGAGAAGGTCTCGGCCGAGCCAGCGCCGCCGAAGGAGAAGCGCGGTCCCGGGCGACCGAGGAAGCCATCGAGCGCTCCGTCCGCCGACCACCCCGCCGCGGCCAAGATGCGCATGCCTCCAGCGCCTCGCCTCAGCCGGACCGTGGAGGAGAGCGAGGCGCCCGCGCCGGCCGCTACGAGGAAGCCGCAGCCGACCGCCGCTCAGGTGCTCGAGATGCGCCCGGCGAAGCCGCCGCGCCGCGCTGGAGGGCAGCCGTGATGCTCGCCAGCCTCGACACCAGCGTCGTCATCGACGGTGAGGCGGTCATCAGGACCGCGACGCGCGTGTTCCGCGACGACCTCGCCGCCGTTGCGACCGAAGCGGACCGCATCGTGGCCGAGGAGCTCTGGGCGGCCGAGGGCGCGCACATCGGCCCGGAGCTGCTCTATCGCCTGGAGCACACGGCGCTGCTCCACCTGCTCGTCGGCGCCCGGCTGCTCGCCCGCGTCGAGCGGATCGAATCAGAGGGCGCGCTCGTCGAGGATCGATCGAGCGGATGGCTGCGCCGGCGCGCCCCGCTCCGTCGCTGGCATGGGCGCCTCCGCACGCTCGGCTATGCGGATCGCCGCCAGACCGACCGGCGCGGGCTCCTCCGCGCGCGGTGCCGCTGCGCGTGCGGGGAGATCGTCGTCGTTCGGAGCACCGACCTACGCGGCGAGAAGGTGCAGAGCTGCGGGTGCCTGAGAGACGAGCTGACGGCCGAGCGGAACCGCGAGCGCGCGGAGCAGAGGAGGGCGGCTTGATCACCCCCGTCGTCCAGCGCTGGCGCGAGCGCCGCGACAGCTACCGGCCCGCCGGGGAGCCGATTCGGACCTCGGACTACGAGGTGGCCATGATGCGCAGCGACGCGGAGGCGCGCGCGTTCGTGGAAGCGCACCACTACTCGGGGTCGCTGCCCGCTGCCCGGGAGCGCATCGGACTCTACCGCCGCGGCGAACTCGTCGGCGTCGCCGTCTTCAGCCATCCGGCGAACGATGCGGTACTGAAGCGGCTCCCGTGCGACCGGCTTGAGGGCGTCGAGCTCGGACGCTTCGTACTGCTCGACGACGTCCCGGCGAACGGGGAGAGCTGGGCTCTCGCGCGGTGCTTCGAGCTCCTCCGCCGTGAGGGATACCGCGGCGTCGTCAGCTTCTCCGACCCGATGCCGCGCACGTCAGCCGCCGGAGATGTCGTCTTCGTTGGCCATTACGGTGGAATCTACCAGTCCGCCAACGCGGTTTATCAGGGCCGAGCGACGCCGCGCACACTCCATCTGCTCCCCGACGGTCGAGTCCTCTCCGAGAGGGCCATCTCGAAGATCCGCGCCCGTGAGCGCGGCTGGAGATACAGCGCCGCGATCCTCGAGCGGTTCGGCGCGGCTCCGCTCGTGGAAAGCGATGACTCTCGCGCCTGGCTCGCGACGTGGCTGCCGCGGCTCACCCGCAAGCAGCGCCACACCGGGAACCTAACTTATCTCTTCGGGCTCGATAGGCTGACGAAGAAGCACCTGCCGCGCTCGTTGCCGTACCCGAAGCTCGACCCGACAGCGCTGCCGGGTGTCGCCCGCCGTTCGGCTGGGTCGCCGCGTCCGTCGCAACTTCGTCTCTTCGTGGGGGTCGCATGAGCCTGTTCGTCGTCATCGAAGCGGCCGACGGCGCGGGGAAGTCCACCCAGGCCCGCCGCCTCGTCTCGACGCTCATCGCATCCGGGCGCGCCGCTGCGCTGGAGGTCGAGCCGACCAACGGGCCGACCGGCCGGCTCATCCGCGAGATGACTGGCGCCGGCGCTCGGCCCGATCCGAAGACGCTCGCGCTGCTCTTCGCTGCCGATCGCATGGAGCACAGCCGCCACATCCGGGCGCTGCTCGACGCCGGGGTCATCGTGGTCTGCGACCGCTACGCGCTCTCGACCGCGATCTACCAGGGCGCCGCGTCGGGCGATCCGGAGGCGGAGCGCTGGGCTGACCAGCTCTCAGCCTACGCGGTCCCGCCGGACCTGACGCTCGTGCTCGAGGCGCCCATCGAGGTGTGCGCCGAGCGGCTGCGCTCGCGGGGGAAGCCGGCGGACTTCTTCGAGAAGGCCGAGACGCAGCGCCGGGTGCACGAGGCGTATCGCCGCGCGGAGACCTTCCGCTGGGGCGATACGGTGGTGCGCATCGACGCGACGGGCACAGCCGACGAGGTGGCGGCGCGGGTGATGGCGGCGGTGGAGCGGAGGCTCGCGCGATGAGACACCGTCGCTCGCAGAGTGGCCACCTTCTCTCATGGCGCCTCTGCTCCGCGCATGACAGAGTCCGCGCTTGTCGCGTCGCGAAGGAGCGTTGTCGATGAGCGACCACAAGCAATGGTGTCCGGCGCACCCAAGCCGACAGGACGGGCGGTGTGCCTGCGCCGACGTGGAGGACACGAGGACGCTCGACCTGTTCGCGCAGGCGTGCGCAGGCGTGGTCGAGCAACAACAGCGCGCGGTGGCTGAAGCTGCCGAAGCGCAGCGTGGACCGTGTGAGTGCCCGAAGGATTTGCCCGCGTGGGAACGATGCGGTGCGCGGTGGATCCGATGCAATGCGCGCCTCGCCTTCGAGCGGAGTCGCGCGGCCATGCCCGAGGAGCTGTCGTGAAGCGTGCCGCGTTCCGCCGCCGCAAGGCTGCTGCGCCCGCACCCGGCGCGCCGGTCCCCGCGAAGAAGCCGCGGAAGCCGGCCAAGCCGTTCGACGTGGCGGCCGCGCTCGCCTTCATCGATGCTCGCCTCGCCGAGCCGCCGCCGCCGGAGAAGCGGCTCAAGGCCGGCCGTGTGCGCCCCGCCGTGCAGCGCGTGGAAGGCGTGGGCTCGCTGGTGCTCCGGTGCGTCCTGCCGCTCGACGACGCCCCGACGGAGAACCGTCTGATCGAGCTCGGCCGCATCGGTCCGTGGTCGCTCGAGAGCCTGAAGAAGCGCGTCCTCAAGCGCATGCTGGCGCAGGTCGGCGCGCGCGCGGCGACTCCCCTTCCGGGCCGAGCCATGGTCCGCATGGTCCGTTTCACGCACACCGCGCAGGACTACGACACGGGCTGGACGAAGATCCCGCTCGACCGGCTCCAGCGCGGCAGGCGCACGCGTCCACAGGAGCTCTCGCCGGAGGTGTGGGCGCGGATGGTGGAGAAGATGGGTCCCGCCGAGCTCGGGTACATCCGAGGCGACTCGCGACATGAGATCGACCTCGCCGCATGGAGCGAGACGGTGCCGCCCGGCAAGGGCTGCGTGCTGGTCGAGGTGTGGACGGGGAGGGCGACGTGACCGAGCCGTTCCGCGTGCTGCTCGCCGACCCGCCGTGGCTCTTCCGGGACAAGCTGCCCGGGCGCGGCCGCGGGGCCTCCAAGCACTACTCCTGCATGGGGATCGATGCGCTGAAGCGCTTCGAGCTCCCGCCGCTCGCGCCGGACTGTGTGCTCTTCCTCTGGCGCTGCTCGGCCATGCCTCAAGAGGCGCTCGACCTCATCAAGGCCTGGGGTTTCACCATCAAGAGCGAGATCGTCTGGGAGAAGTGCCGGCCGTGCGGCCCGTGCAAGGGCGCTGGCTCCAGCGTGGTGCGCGGCAAGAAGACGAAGTGCCGCGGCTGCGACGGCCTCGGGATGCGCCCGTTCTTCGGGATGGGCCGCTACGTGCGCAACAGCCACGAGACGTGCCACATTGCCGCGCGCGGGCGCCCGCAGCGTCGCAACGCCACCTCGGCGCGGAACATCCTGTCGCGGTTCAAGGCACCGATGCCGATCGGCGCCAACGGCCGCCCGATCCACAGCGCGAAGCCCGACGCCATCCACGAACTCATCGAGCGGATGTACCCGGGCCCCTACGTGGAGCTCTTCGCCAGGAGGCACCGGCCAGGGTGGGTGTGCCTTGGGAATGAACTGCCGGAGACAAAAAGCGAGACGCCGGCGGGTGGAGCCGCCGGCGTTTCAGGTGCGGAGGTAGCGTAGCGATGAAGGTCTTACAGCCCAGGCCCGAACCAGTCAAGGCGCTCCGTCGGCGCATCGCCGAGATGCAGGAGCGCGGCATCCTGGAACTGGCGAAAGAGGTCTGCTCGCGCGAGGGCGCGCTGGTCGAGGAGCTTTTCGGCGAGAGCCGATCGCTGCCGCACCGACGCGCGAGGCAATTTGTCTGGTGGGAGCTCAAGGATCGCGGCTGGACGTACGCCGAGATCGCAAAGCTCTTCCAGCGCGACGTGGAGAGCGTGCGCGCCGCGATCAAGCGCGCTGCGAGCAACCTCGGGCTGGTCAGCGGCGCCGGAGCGGACAGGAGGGCGGCGTAGATGGCGACGGCTCCGAGGAAGCGGCCACGGGCCGACCAGAAGCAAGGTGCATCGTCAGAAGATGCGAGCGGTTCGGCGCCTGCGCCGTTGCAACGCGCGACCAGGATGGGCCCGGGAGACGCACCGAAGCACATCGGCGAGGTGCTCGCCGAGGTGATGGGCAGGCTGGTCCTGGAGTCGGCGGCGCGCCGCGGGAGGGACGGGCGATGAGCGAGGTGAAGCAGCGCGTGCCCACATCCGACAAGGCGTTGCAGGGCGTACTGGAGCTGTACATGTCAGCGCGCCCTGACTTCGCCCGCGCCTTCGCCAGATGCGAGTCGCCGATCGAGCAGTTGTTTCTCGTCGCCGTGGCTCGGCTGGCCCTCAAGCACGGGTCCGACGGAGCTTATTTCGGTGATGCCGCCGCCGATGTGGCGATGTTTCGTAGCTCGTACGGCGAGGACGGGATCTGCGACGACGACATCGTGCTGCTTCATCAGTCGACGTGGACGATGGTTCTGCAGCAGCCGAGCATCGAAGTGGAAGAAGGCACAATTCGTCCGGATTTCGCCGTCATCAGCATCGACGCGGTCGATGGCGTCCACGTGATCACCGGCAAGACAGCCGTTGAACTCGACGGCCACGAGTGGCACGAGCGGACGAAGGAGCAGGCGCGCTCCGACCGGCAACGCGATAGGCGACTGCTGCGCGCTGGCTGGCACGTGGCCCGGTTCACGGGCTCGGAGATCCACGAAGACGTGGACGCGTGCCTTCTTGAAACCCTCGGAGCGGCGAACGCAGCGGCCGGATTCGTCTACTCGGCCGCGATGGAGATGGTCGAGGCCAGGGAGGCGAAGGATGGCGCCGGCAAGCAGGCCATGGCGCTCCCAGACCATCAGTCCACCGGAGGGACGTGATGCGGTGGGAGCACGCTCAGTGGAGGAAGCTCTACGTTCGAGAGGAGGGCTCCTTCGCAATGCTCCCTCTCTACGTGCGGGCCCTTGCTGCGGAGCTCATGAAGTTCTGCGACGACCAGGGGCGCATCTTCGTCGGCGGACGAGCCCCGTGGGACGCGATCGCGCGCATCGCGCGCGCTGACATGGGCGAGCGGCGTCTGCTCAAGCAGCACATCCCCATGCTCATCGCCGACGGCTACCTCGTGCAGGACGGGCAGCACCTCATCATCAAGAACCTCGAGCGCGCGCAGGAGCGGCGCAGGCCAGGCTCCTCCGGCCCGGGTCGCAACGAGACCGGCACGACCGAGGAACGAACCGACGACGACCTCGACACGAGCCTCGAACGAATCCGGAACGAACCGACGACGACCTCGACACGAGCCTCGAACGAATCCGGAACGAGAAGTGAGACAAGTGCGCGAAATGATTCAACCGCGACCCTCGCGTACGCGGGCGCGCGCTCAGTACAGAATAGAGAAGATCCGAGTAGATCCGAGGATCTTTCTTCATCATGGGCCGCGCCCGACGGCGGCGATCCGGAATTCGCCGAGCATCCCGCTGGGCGCGACCGTCCCCTGCCGCCTGCTTACCTCGAGCCCCAAGCCGAGCCGGAACAGCCGCGTGGAGGCAGCGGTCCATCCGGCGGGGAGCTCGCGCCGACCAACGGTCCTGCGGCTGCCCCAGGCCCCGACCTCCTGACGATGGCCACGTGGCTGGCCGAGTCGGGAAGCGGCTTCGGGCGCAAGATGGTCGACTGGGCCGCGGAACAACGGTCGTATTCGCCGTCGCAGAAGGAGAAGATCAGGGCGCTGTACGCCGAGCGCGTCGAGGCTCAGGCGAACGCGGAGCGCGCCAAGGCGGCCAAGGCCGAGCTAGACGCCGCGCCGGCCACCTCAAGGTCCCCAGCTGACGCAGCGAAAGCCGAGACCGACGCCATGGCGCTCTGGTGCGAGTTCTGGGGGAAGCGCCACGGGGGCGAGGCGTACCCGGTGACGGATCGCGACCGGGGCGCAATGCGCAAGCTCATGGCGCGCGCTCAGGCCAGGGCCAAGGAGGTCGGCTGCGAGCGCTTCCGCGAGGTGCTGGGCCACTACCTGTCCCGCTACCTCGCCATCGACGACCGGAAGCTCGTCGCCGAGCGCTACCCGCTGCACCTGCTGGAGAGTCGAATGTCAGCGATCGGCGACTATCAGGCGGCCAAGGCGCGAGCACCTCGTCGCGCCCATGAGCCCGAGCCAGAGGGCACGCCGGCGCCGCCTGAGGCCATCGCTGCGCTGGCCAACATCCGGTTCGCTGCGCCGGTCGCGCGGCAGGCAGGAGGCGCGTCGTGAGGCGCAAGAGCAACCTGGCCAAGGTCCTGCGGCTCGAGCCGAAGAAGGGGGCCGTCCCGCCGAACAACGTCGACGCCGAGGCGGCCGTGCTGTCGCAGGTTCTGCTTCACCCGGAGACGCTCGACGAAGTCGTCGATCTACTGAAGCCAGATCACTTCTACTCGTTCTCGAACTCCAAGGTGTTCGAGGCCATGATGGAGCTCGCCGGAACCGGCGCCGCCATTGACGTTGTGTCCGTGGCCGCTTGGCTTCAGGCAAGGGAGCTGTACCACAGGGTCGGCGGCATGGAGTACATGCTGCTGCTTCGAGACAGCATCCCGTCGTATGGCAAAAGCATCACGACGCACGCGAAGATCGTCCACGACCTGTGGCGGATCCGGGAGCTCGCCATCGCGTGTCACCGCGGCGCCGCTGGCTGCTACGGCGACGTCGGCGACGTGCAGGCGTACGTCGACGACGTCGAGCAGTCGATTTACGACATCGCCCACGTGAGCGCGACGAACGACGCGCAGCCGATCGGCGCTGTCCTCCAGGATGCGTTCCGCGAGATCGTCGCCGTGGCCGAGAGCGGCGGGCGCATCTCCGGTCTGCCGACGGGGTACTACGATCTCGACGAGATGCTGGCCGGTCTCCATGGGGGGGACGTGACCGTCGTCGCCGGCCGACCCGGAATGGGCAAAGCGCAGCCTCTTGAGGCCAAGGTCCTCACGCCGATCGGCTGGAGGCTCATGGGTTCTCTCCAGGTCGGCGACCTCGTGATCGGTGCCGACGGTGCGTCCCACCGGATCACAGGCGTATTCGACCGCGGCGAGCTCGACGTGTACCGCGTCACAACATCGGACGGCGCGAGCACGGAGTGCTGCGACGAGCACCTCTGGTTGACGCGGAACCGCTCGGAGCGCCGGCGTGGCGTTCCGGGGGGCGTCCGGAAGCTCCGAGAGATCCGTGCGACCCTGGAGCGCGCAGCAAGCGGCGGGCTCAACCACAGCATCCAGTTCATGAGGCCGGCGGAGTTCGAGCCGGTCGGCGATCTGCCAATCGACCCGTACCTCATGGGGATCTACCTCGGCGACGGGTGCGGCTCGGGGCGCCGGGTTGGCATCGACAACCCGGAGGCCGACATCCGCGAGCGCGTGAGGGAGCTCCTGCCGAAAGGTGACGCACTTACCGAGGCGCCGGACGGGCTGCACATGCGCATCAGGCGCGAGAAGCGCACAGGCGTCCAGAGCAACACGAGGGCATCGCTCGAGGCCATGGGGCTCACTGGGCGACGATCGTGGGAGAAGTTCATCCCGGAGGTCTACCTGCGCGCGCCCGTCGCCGACCGCGTGGCCCTGCTCCAAGGGCTCTGCGACACCGACGGCTACGTCGTGCAGCCGAAGATCGTGGAGTACACGACGACCTCGCCTGCGCTCCTGGCCGGCCTGGAGTTCCTCGTCGGGTCGCTCGGTGGGCGCTTCACGTGGACCGAGAAGGATGCCCACTACACCAAGGCGGACGGCGCGCGGGTGCCAACGCGGAAGGCATATCGCGCCCTCATCAGCTTCCCCGGCGGGCACGTCACGCCGGTGTCGTCGCAGAAGCACCTGGCGAGATGGGCCGGTGGCCGCGTCCGCATCAGCGAGCGCTTCATTCAGCGCGTGGAGTACGTCGGGAAGAAGGCGTGCCGCTGCATCGCCGTCGACGCAGCGGACCACCTCTACGTGACCGACGGGTTCCTGGTGACGCACAATACGTCCAAGGTTTTGAACATTGCCGTCAACGTCGCGTCGCCGCGCGAGGAGCGCCGCGAGCACGGCGAGATGGCGACGGTCCCTGGTGAGGCGGCCGTGGTGTTCTCGCTCGAGATGCCGCGCGACCAGTTGGGCAAGCGCATGCTGTGCACCGAGGCGCGCGTCGACCTTGGCAAGCTCCGTCGCGGCAGGCTTCAGCCGGCCGACTGGAACAAGCTGACCGAAGCCGCAGCGCGCCTCGGCCCGCTACCGGTGATCATCGAGGACACGCCAGGGCTGGGCCTCATGGAGATCCGCGCCCGCGTCAGGCGGCATCAGGCAACCTGCGCGCGGAACGGCATCAAGCTCGGGCTCGTGGTGATCGACTACCTACAGCTCATGCAGGGGCGAGAGGACGCCCGGAGCCGCGAGGAGGAGATCGGCGAGATTTCCCGCGGGCTGAAGCGGCTCGCGAAGGAGCTCAAGGTGCCGGTCATTGTGCTGTCGCAGCTGAACCGGGAGGTCGAGAAGCGGAGCGCCAAGACGAAGCGCCCTCAGCTCTCGGACCTCCGCGAGTCGGGCGCGATCGAGCAGGACGCCGACAACATCATCTTCATCACGCGCCGAGATTACTACGAGCAGGAGGACACGCCGAACGACTGGAAAGGGATCGCGGAGATCGACGTGGCCAAGCAGCGCAACGGTGCCACCGGCCGCATCTACATGCGCTTTGACGCGTCGTGTACTCGGTTCGATAACCTGGCGCGCGAGGACTGGCCGCAGACTTCATGGGATTGACCATCTCGCCTTGCACGCCCAACCCCACCTGCTAAACAGCCATTGCGCAGCCGGGCGACCGTGAGCGCGGAGGAGACATGAATGTCGACGGCTGAGGCCATCGTGGAAGTCACCAAGATCGTTGGGACGGTGACGTTGGTGCTAGGGATTTTCTGGTTCATCGGGAGGCGCGATTGAGCCTCGCCACACCCGCTCTCCACGACATCGCCTCCTCGTCGCACCATCGCGACAGCGACGACCGGCTCAAGGACGCCGACAACCTCGCCTTCCTCGCCGGGCAGCCTGCCGACGTGCGCGCGGCGTGGCTTCCCGTATGCGGCGTCCTCCGCGAGCTCGACCGCATCATCGAGGCGGCGCGCCTCGACCGCGACCACGGCCGCCTGGAGCGCCTCCGCGAGGCATGGAACGCGCTCTGGACCGAGGGGCGCGTCCTCCCCAGCGACGAGGCGCGGGTTCTGCGGCGCGCTCGGGAGCTCTGGCTCGCCGACGAGAGCATCTCGGCCGTGGTGGCTGGTGCGTCCTTCGACGAGTACCTGGAGGCGGTCGTCGAGTACAGCCGGCCGGGCGTGGAGTTCCAGAGCCTCTGGGAGCACAACCGGATGCTCCTGCGCATCTCAGGCTCGATGTTTCGGCTGTTCCCGTTCGTGCAGCCGCACCAGCTTCGCGCGATCGGGCACTTCGGCGCCTTGGACCACTTCTTCAACAACCTCCGCGACATCCAGGAGGACGCCGAGGCGGAGCTCGTGTTCTTTCCGCGCGAGGTACTGGACCGCTTCGGCGTGCGGCGCGGGCACATCTCCACCGGGCGCGCCGTGGGCACACCGGAGTTCCGCGCGATGATGACGTGGTGGCTCGACGAGTACCTCCCGCAGGTGCGCGTGTGCGCGCGACCGTTCGTCGCCGCCGAGGACCTGCGCCCGTCGGTCGCGGCGCTGCGGGCGCACTCCCTGCGCCGGTACGCGCGCGTCGAGCGTGTGCTGCGGGGGCTGGACTTCGACTACCGGGCTTTCCCGCAGGTGTACGAGGCCGAGGTGCGGCGGGAGATCGGGGAGATGGCGCTGGGCGCGAAGGAGGTAACTGCATGAAGGCGAACGAGTTCTGCTACTGGCTGCAAGGGTACTTCGAGATCTGCGAGGCGCAGGGACTCTCGACGAAGCTCGATGGGGCGGCGGCGCGCTGCATCGAGGCGCACCTGTCGCTTGTTGCGAAGGTGGAACCGGATCACAGCAACGTCTTCGTCGCGTGGCTGAATGACCACCTGAGGAAGCCGAGCCCGGTGGGGCCTGACGCGGTCCTGATCCGCCGGTTCCTCGCTGCGCAGTTCCAGCACGTGATCGACCCGTCGTACGGCGGCGACCAGATGGCGCTGGGGAAGATCCATGGGACCGGCGGCCAGAGCTGGCCGACCGACGGGTTGATCCGGTGCTGAGGGAGGCCAGGATGCACTGCGATCTGACGATCCGAGGCGCCACGCCGGAGCAGGCTGAGGGCGCCGTCAGCCCGAACGACCGCGAGCGCATCGGACGCGTGGTCCGCGAGATCTGGATCGACTGGGCCCGCGAGCAGCCGAGCCCGAAGCCGACGTGGCTCCTGCCGTGGGAGGACCTGACCGACACGTACCGGGAGGCTGGCTGCCGCATCGGGGAGCAGCTCTTCTCGATGGGGCTCATGGCCGGGCGCGCCGTGGGAGAGGAGGAGGTCGAGGCGCTGCGGAAGCGGGTGGCGGAGCTGGAGTTCACTCGCGACGAGCTCACCGGCATCCAGCAGGGCGACAGCGTCGTGGATGCGGCCGCGAAGGCGGAGAGCGTCGCCCTCCCGAAGCAACTGTCGGAGGCGCGCGCGGAAGCGACGACGCTGCGGGAGGACGTCGAGCGCTGGCGCAAGACCAACGGCGATATCGGAGCGGCCCTCGGGGTGAAGCCTGGCGAGGCCGTGCGCGACGCCGCAACCCGCGTCATCGCAGAGCGCGACCGCATCCAGCGCGACTGGGAGCAGCAAGGCGCGATGCTGCATGAGATCGAGGCCCGAGTGGCCGAACTCGACGCGACGTGCGATCGGGTGTGGGACGCGCTCGGCGCCATCCGGACTGGCGAGGATCTGGCGGATGCCGTGGCGCGGCGCCTGGAGGAGGCGAGCGCGGATGCCGCCCCGGATGCCGTATCCCCGCTCCGGCCGGCGGAGGACATCGCGCGGGAGATGGTGGGCTGCGCCGTCGAGCGCTTCGGTGGCGACTGGGGCTTCACGGTCTGGACCAAGGGCACAGACGGTCGAGACGTCGATCTGGTCGTCGATGGGTACGTGCGCGAGGAGTCGGCGAACCGCGACAGCAACAGCCTGCGCAAGACGATCGTGGACATCATCGAGCGCAGCCGCGCCGAGGGCAAGCGCGCGCCCGTCGAGGCGCCCCGCGTGGCGGCGGTGGTCGGGCCTCACATCTGCCGAGCCCACGACCGCGAGGTGTTCGTCGGCGATCGCGATGGGCTCAAGGGCTGCGACGAGACAAGCCCGCGCTTCTGGCACTGCACCATCCACCTGAACGGCGAGCACGTCGCGCTGGCCGGCAACGAGGTTTGCGCGCGCTGGCCCATCGCGCCGGCGCAGGATGAGCCGCAGGCGGCGAGCGAGGGCCGTGTGACCGGTTCGTATTGCGAAGTCGAGATGTCCTGGCCGCGCGGCGCGCAACCCGACTTGCTGGCGCTCGATGCCGCATGGCTCGTCGGGGCACCGGGCGCCCGTCAACCCGGATACATCCAGTCGCTCTACAGCCATCCCGCCGGGTTGCGCCTCGCGATGCCCAAAGACGCCGACCCCCGCGCCGTGCTCGCGACCGTGGCCGAGCTGTTGGGCCTGCAGGACCAGCAAGACGAAGCGCGCGCCCTGTCCGATCTCCGGCGCGCGCACCACGCAGAGCGTGACGACGAGCCCGCGAACATCGACGACCGTTGGCAGCACCGCCGAGAGCGGCTGTCGCGCGACACGCACGGATCCGCGAGTGCGTTCGAGCGCGCCTATCTCCACGGGATGAGGGACGCATACACCGTGGCCGGCGTCGAGATGCGGCGGGCGCGTGGGCAGGCCGAGCGCGAGCTCGGCAACCCTGCCGTGCTCAAGCACTGGTCGGACCGGACGCCCGACGAGATCGAGCGGTGGGCCGAGGAGGCCGAGGGCGACAACCCACGTCACGCGTCGTGGTGCCGCGGCGTCGCCGCTGGCATCCGCGAGGGTGAGCGGCGGGCCGGCGAGGCGTGGCAGCGCGCGACCGAGGCGGGCTCGCCGGCGGGCGCTGCTGGAGCGATGGCCGGGTTCCGCGCGCGCAACAGGGCCTGGCAGGACGCGACGGGCGTTGAGCAGCCGGAGTATGTGCAAGCCGCGAAGGCATCTCTCGTCGAGCGCGCGATCACGCAGCTCGAGGTCGGGATCGCGGAAGGCGAGCGCCGCGCCGAGGAGAAGGCGCGCCTCGATGTCGAGCGCGCCGTGGCCGCCGAAGCCGCACGGGGCGACGCGGCGAGGCTCGAGGTGCACGAGAAGTACCTTGCGACGGCGCGGGAGCTCGTGACCGACTGGGAAGAGCGGCGCACGAACAACATCGCTGGACGCGACGACACCAATCTTTCGCGGTTCACCCGCGATCGGCTTGGGGCGAAGGCGGACGCGCGCGAGACCTGCATCAACGATCTCCGCGCCGCATTCAACCTCTCCGACAACAAGCCGCCGACGGGGGGAGAGCCGGCGCCGGTGGACAATGGGCCAGCGCATGGTCCAGGGTGCGACGTGCGCGCCGACAGGACGCAATGCGCGTTCGACTGCCCGAAGCGGCGCGCCGACATGGCCAAGCGATCGGAGGCTGTTGCGGATCGCGCAACTACTCACGTCGAGCCCGCGCAGCAGTCGACCGACGAGCGCCCGGGGCTCGCCGCCGGGCAGACGTGGCGCGACGTTAGCGGGGCCGAGTACCTGATCCAGGAACGCGAGGAGCGCACGCCTTGTTCTACGCTGTTCGCCGTCTCCGCGGGCGGTGGCCTCGTGCCCATGTACCGCGCCGACGCGCCGAGCGGCTGGACCATCGTGTCCGACGCGCCCGCCGCCGAGCGCTGGCGGCCGGGCGCCGTGTGGGAGCGCATCGGCGAGCGTGTCACGGTGCGCGATTCGAGCGACGATGAGATCGTGTTCTGCGAGCATGGCTGGTGCACGGATCGGCACCTGATGACCGAGCGGAACGGCTGGCGCTACGTCGGCCCCGGCGCGGCGTCGGGTGGCAACGGCATGGAGGCAGACGGAGCGCAGATCGAAGCGCCTCTTGGGGCTCAACCTGAAACACCAAACGTGCCAACCTCCTGTCAAGTTATTCCGTCGGGAGCGGAGAGTTCTACGGGCGCAGGATGCTCGGGGCCAGCGCCCGTCGTCCCCGGCAAGCCCTCTGCCGAGGAGCGCGCCGCCGTGCAGCAGCAAGTGGACATCGGCGCCGGGGTCACGTCCACGGCCCCCAGCGGGATGACGCTCGGCGGGGTGTGGGAGGCGCTCAAGCGCGTCGCTCGCGTCGACCGCGAGGAGGCCATGTCCATCGAGCGCGCGCACGCGGACGGCATCGTCGAAGGGCTCCGCCGCGCCAGGGACATCGCGCGGCGCATGTCGGACGCCGACCGGCTCCAGGCTGTCGACGTCCACGAGATGCACGAGCGGCTCGACGCGGCCGTGCGCGAGGCAGCGGCCAACGTCGCACCAGCCGACCTGCCCCACGTGGACCGGTCGGCGCTTCTGGGGCTCGCGACGGGGTGGGAGCGCGCCGACACGCGACTGAGCGCGAAGGCTGCCGACGCGAGGCGAGACGAGGCAACCCGACGCGTATACGAAGGCGAGGCGCGCGGGTTCGCGGTTGCCGCGCTGGAGCTCCGTCGCCTCCTGGACGCGCCGAGCGGGCCTGGGGGAGAGCGCGCGACCTGCCGCGTCGGTCACGGCGTCGACGACGCCTGCGCGGAGTGCGCGCCTCGGCGCGCAGGAGGATGGAGATGACCGAGACGGCAACACGTTCGCGCCTCCCGACATGGCCAGCCATGCTCGTTGCTGGCGCTGCCATGGCACTGGCCTCGTACATCGCGAGACCTTCTTGGGGTGACGCCCTCCGGTTTGTCGGCCTCGCCTTTTCAGTGCTCGCCGTGGGCGAAGTGGCGGATGCCGGCATCGCTCGGCTTCAGGCGTGGACGCTGGCCCGGCTGGAGGCGCGGCGCCGCACGGCGCTCCCCGAGCGCTTCCTCCTCGACGTGCGCGAGATCAGCGGAGGCGTGCAGCGCAGGGTGCTGACGAGCCTCGGGCCGGAGGCGCTACGCGCACGACGCGAACGGAGGATGAATACGGTGTTCCTGGACATCTGGCCGCCGTGCGAGCCGGGGATGCACGTCTGGGAGGGCCGCGTCGACGGAGACGCCTGGAAGGGCACATGGCGCCGGCCGACAGTGGCAGAGCTCGCACGGCACGCGGCTGGAGAGCCGGTCTGGAGGGACGGGTGATGGGACAGCCTGTGAAGATCGGCTTCGACATCGGCGGGGTGCTCTCGAAGTACCCGGACATCCTGCGGCCCGTCGTCGCGGCGCTGCTCGCGAGCCATCACGTCGAGGTTCACGTGCTCAGCGACATGTTCCCGCACGCGAAGTGCGTGGCCTTCGTGCACGGCAACGGCTTCCACGTGCCGCCCGACCGCATCCACTCCTGCGACTACGGCGGCCACGGCGAGCTCTGCAAAGCCGAGAAGATGCGGGAGATCGGCATCGACATGATGCTCGACGACTTCCCCGGCTACCTCGCCGAGGGCTGCGCGCTACGGCTGCTGGTGATGCCGGATCCGCGCCGGCCGTACTACCACGACGACTGGAAGACGGACGGCAGCGAGGGCGACTTCGGGCGCCGTAAGAAGAAGGCGGTGACGGACGGGGCGAAGGCGCACGTCGGCGCCCGCGTCGCGACCGTCGCGACGGCGCAGTGCCGCCCCATCCACCCCTATGCGGCAGGGGGAGGGCATCTCGGTGATTCGGGAGGGCGCAGCGAGCCGATCGGGCCCGATCCGGGCCTGAAACGAGGCAGATCGCGATGACTGAACCGGAGGTCTTCTACTTCGGGGACGCGCGCCTCGAGGACGGCCCCGGTGCTGGACACCACCTGTGGTCTCCCTGCGCGGGCCACGTCGCCTGGGCACCGGCCGAGGTGCGCCGGAAGCTGCCGTGGACGCTCGCGGAGCTCGACGGCAAACTGGCGGGCGACCCAGCGCTCAAGGACCCGCGCGAGCCGAGCTGGTGGGCCAGCAAGGACCAGCCGGAGGGCATCGTCCGGGTGCATCGGCGCGGCGGGTGGACGGCGATCTCGTTCTGGGACCGCTCCGGCGACGGCCGCCACGGGTCGAGCTCGACGTTCATCGCCGCCGGCGAGCACACGGCCCGGGAGATGGTTGCGCTGTTCGAGCGGAGCTTCCCGGCGATCTGGGAGCGGATCACGCGGCGGTTCCAGCTGGTGCTTCCGGTGGAGGCGCCGCGGCCGGAGCCGGGGACGAGGCTGCGGATCGAGGGGCCGGCGATCCGGGTGGCGGCGGTGGCGGGGGTCCGGGAGGAGCGGGTGGAGGTCGCCGAGGTGGCCGGCGAGGCGGAGGAGGCGACAGAGGGACCGCGCAGGCGCGCGGTGGTGGGCGGCGAGAGGAGGACCAGGTGAGCGAGAACTGGATCACGCTGCCGCCCGTGGCGTCCGAGGCCTCGGCGCGGCTCATGGAGTACCTGGAGGCTCGCGGGTGGTACGCGACGCGGCGGGACAAGGACCGCGGCATCCGCTGGTTCACCCCGCCGCACGAGGACGGGGAGGTGGAGGTGGGCCCGGAGGTCGCGCCGGACGTGGCGGCCAGGATCGCGGAGCTGGAAGGGCGCCCGGTGGAGGACGTGGAGGCTGACATGCGGGAAGCGGGGGTGCTGGGGCGCGAGGAAGGAGCAGAGGGGTGAACGAGTACGGGAAGGGCTTGAAGGCGGCCACGTCGATGTTCGGCGCGTCGAACGCGCACCAGATGGCGCAGCACCTCCTCAGCCAGGCGCGCGAGGACGTGGCGACGCCGGCCGAGGCCGAGGGCTTCGCCATGGGCCTCAAGATGGTCGCGAACGAGATCAACCGGATCGCGCGGCAGGCCCGGGAGCGCGCCGGGGAGCAGATCGACCCGAGGCCGATGTCCGGCGACCGCGTGGCGCAGCACCGGCACATGTACGGGCCGGATGGGTTGCAGGTCGAGTGGCGCGAGACGGTGGGCGAGATCCTGGCCGTCGAGAGGCGCACAGAGGCGCTCGGCGGCTGGGTCGCGCTGGTGTTCTGGCCGGATCTGCGGGGACGGGAGCGGCTTCAGGCGCACGAGGCGTTCGACTTCGGCGAGCACGCGGGGCCAACGCGGGTCCGGATCGTCGAGGAGGTGGAAGGTGGCTGAGCGCGGGTTCGAGATCCCGGCGGAGGACGTCGAGGCGGCGCTGGGTCGGGGCGTGCTGAGGGGACTGACCAAGCGGGCCACGGCGGAGCCCGATGGGAAGCCGACCGAGGAGAGTGATGGCCGACCGCCGAACGGATGGCTGGAGGCGAGGCGCGAATACGAGGCCGGTCGTCCGCCCTGCGGCATGGAGCCGCACCCCGACGTCGTGACGGCGCTCGCGAATGCTGTCGTTGCGCGGTGGGAGGTCGCCGGGATGACCTGGAACGGCGACCGGAACCTGCCGCAGCCAGCGACGGAGGGCCCTACGCCGATCTGCTACGCGAACACGTGGGTCGCTCGGGCCATCCGTAGGGGCGTGCGGTACGAGCTGGATGGGTCGGGTCTGCCGAGGCCGTCTGGAGGTGCTTGTGGGTAGCCCGTGCTGCGCGGTGGGAGCCAGGCCGGACGCGGCGGAGAAGGAGCAGGGCCGATGAGCCGTCAGACCAAGAAGCGCGAAGCTGCGGGGGTCGTGTACTTCATCCGGGAGAAAGGGACCGGCTGCATCAAGATCGGTAAGACGACCGACGTGCGCGGACGAATCAAGGGTCTCCAGACCGGTTCTCCGCAGGGCCTCCAGCTCTTGGCCGTCGTGCCAGGGTACACGGAGGTCGAGGAGCGGCTCCACCGCCGGTTCGCAGCCGATCGCGTCAGCGGGGAGTGGTTCCGGCCATCGTCAGAGCTCCTGGCCTTCATTGACGGTGTGGTGGCAGCCGGACATGCCGCCGATCTGGTCGTCGCAGCGGCGGAGGTGGCTGGTCTGAAGGCCCAACTCGCAGAGATGCGAGAGGAACTCTCGTGGCATCAGCGCGCCGAGAAGATGTTCGACGTGTCGCACAGAGGAATGGTGGCGGATGCGCTCGAAGTGGTGCGAGCGCAACGCGAGGCCGATGAAGTGGCGGAGCTTGGGCGACTGGACGACGAACTCGAGCGCCAGGCCGGAGGGGAAACGGCCCCGGCTACCGAGCGACGCCCGGGCGCAGAGATGAGCGAGCCCAACCCGCTGTTTGGGTACTTCAGGACTGCGCTCCGGCAGGCCATGGAGAAGCAGGCAGCCAAGCACGCTGGAGTAGTTGTCGGATAATATGGGCCGCCAGTGCACAGTGTGCGAGCACCCGCAGCGCAAGGCGATCGAGAAGCTGCTCGTCGACCCGTCGTCATCGAACCGGCGCGTAGCGGCGCAGCACGGGCTCGCGGAAGCGAGCGTAAGGAGACACAAAAGCGACCACATGCCGATCCTGCTGACGCAGGTGGCCGGGTCGATTCCGACGCAATCGACGCAGCAAGCGGCGCAAACTGACGCGGGTCCGGAGGCTGCCGCGACGCCCCAGGTTCAGGCGGCCGGGCCGACCCCGACAGCCCCGAACCTGCGTGGGCTGCACACCAGGAGGGACGTCGAGCACGCCGACCGGCTAGTGGAGGAGGTGAAGGGGCTCCAGGCGCGCGCCCTCACAGCTCTCGGGAACGCGGAACTGACCGAGGACTGGAAGGCGGTCGCCGGGCTCATCGGCCAGGCCCGCGGCTGCCTCGAGCTACAGGCCAAGCTGCTCGGCAAGCTGGGCCCGCAGGTCCAGGTGAATCTCCTCCAAGCGCCTCCAGTGGTAGACTTCGCCGTCGCAGCGGCGACTTTCTTGGAGGCCCTCTGCCCGGAGCACGCCGAGGTGGTCGATGCCTGGCTCGCCGCGGTGGACAAGGATGTCGACGGCGCCCGGAGCGATCCGGCCGGGTGGCTCGAGCGGCGTCGAGCCGTGGTCACCGTCGAGCCGGAGCGGTGAGGGTGGCGCCAGCAGGGACGGGGGTAGTAGGGTGTTGAGCGTGGATCGGTGTCAAGAGAAATCGACATGGCCCAGGAAGGTGCGCCGCGGGGCGGAGGCACGAGGAGAGGTGATGGAGTTCTTCGTTGGTTCGCTGTTCGGCTTCGTGCTGGCCTTCGTGGCCATCCGGTTCAACGACCGCCGCGTGGACCGCGATATCGAGGCACGCCTGATGGCACTCGATCGAGAGCGCATCCGGCGCATTTTCCGGCGCCACGTAACGCCGTGCCACCGGTGCTCAGGGCGTGGGTTCGATGCGTTCAACGAAGAGGCCGCGGTGCGAGACCCGGAGTGGGCCGAGCGATGACGACCAGCGACAAACGATGGGAGCCGGGAGCCGCCTGGGAGCTCTTCGGGGAGCGGCACGTACTCGCGAAGACGTCGTACGCGTTCGGCCTGCCATGGGCGCATTTTCCCGGCATGACACTGGCGGTGGAACTGGGCGAGATGACGCCGGCGAGCGGATGGCGGTACCTAGAACACCAATCATGTTGAAACCCGGAGAATTTTCACAGGGAGGCGAGGAGGCGGGGAGGAAGAAGAAAATGAATTTCTCCCTCTTGCCGTCTCTCGCTCCCCGCCTCCCCGTCTCCCTGTGAAATTCCTGCTTTTTCTCGGGGTTTCAACCCGTTTGTCGCTCTAGGTGACGGCGTTGCCACAGAGTCGGAGCAGGCGATCATCAAACCTTGATGCACTGCTCGCCCGTTGCGCCTCCAAAATTTGGAGGTATGCTCCGGGCATGAACCCGTTCGCCTGCCCGCACATCGAGGACATGGCGTCGCTGTGCCGGCGCGCAGAGGCCGCGCGACGCATGCGCACCGAGGCGTTCGCGAAGGTGCGCCAGGGTCGCTGGGACCTGCTGACGCCCGAGGAGCACGGCTGGGTTGTTGCCGCGCTGGCGACGGAGTGCCCGGACGCTTGATCGGGTGGACGTCCCTGTCTCAGCCAAGGCGGCGCTCCTCCAGGAGCTCTCTCGTGGGCCAGGCGTCGCGTACGAGCTGGCCAGGCGCTTGCGCCACGCGACCGGCGGCGCGCTCGCGCTCCGGGAGGCGAGCCTCTACGCGGCGCTGCGAGCGCTCGAGGACGAGCGGGAGGGGCTCGTGACCTCGACGGAGGAGCCGCCGGCGCGGGCCGGTGCGAAGCCGCGCCGGGTCTACCAGCTTACGCCGAAGGGGCAGCAGGTGGTCCAGGAACACCGGGCCGTGGTGGCGGCGGTGTTCTTCGAGCTCAAGGCGCCAGCGGTGGAAGCACGCCGTCCTGAGACAGCTGCGGCGCCCGCGCCCGCCGAACGCTGGGTGGAGCCGGACGGCACAGAGGCAGGCGAGGTGCAGGATGGGTGAGCCGACGATGGCTGACGGATCGTTCCAGGGGTGCCTGAAGGTGGGGCACGACGCCCGGTGTGTACCCGATGCGGCCGGATGGCCCTGATCGTCCACCCGAGCTTGGTCGACGATACGTACGCCAGCGGATACGCGACGCTGCCTACAGTACTGCTGCCGGAAGAGCCGTAGAGGCGATCGCTGGGTGGTGAGAGATGGCGATGACAGCGAAGAAGGAGACGGGATTGAGCCTACTTGAGATCGACCAGAGAGCGATGCTCTCGCTATTCCGGTTCGGGACGGAGCTCCTAGGTAAACTGCCGGCTCGAGGCGACGGGCCGCTGGCCGTGGCGGTGAAGCTGCTGGCCATCGGCGATGCGTGGGACGGCGTCTACGGTGGCAAGTCGAGCGTCTACACCAGCATCTTCAGCCGCTACAGCCTCAAGGAGCGCACGAGCGAGCCGTTCGTGAGGCTCTTCTTCGGCACGAACCTCGGCTCGACGTACAAGCTGCGCCGGATCGGGGTCTCGGAACACCTCGAGATGATTGAGGCGGTGGCGCCCGACGGCGAGCGACTCTTCTTCCAGGAGCACCGCTACGGCCGCCCGGAGGTGTCCGCCGAGTTCTTCCACACGCCGGACTTCAACTTCGGTGAGGCGATGTCGGTGCTCTGGGACCGGTACCGCGACGGGCTCTACCTCTCGCTCGTCCCGGGCCGCGGCGGCTGGGGGCACGAGGTGACGTTCTGCGGGCTCTCGCCGGACGCAACGGCATGCCGGAGCCGGAAGGCGACCGCGCGCATCACCGAGCTCGCCGACAGCCTCCTCGAGGCCCCGCGCACGCTCCTGCTCTACGGACCTCCCGGGACCGGGAAGACGAGCATGGTGATGGCCGTCGCGCGGCTCTGCGGTGGGCGGCTGCTCAAGATCGACGCGGCGAGCCTGCCGCAGATCGGGGTCCAGGAGCTCGGGTTTCTGATCGACGCGCTGCGGCCGCAGTTCCTACTGGTCGACGACTTCGACCGGGCCCCGGTGGAGGAGGTGCGCGCCCGCGTGCTCTTCCTCTTCGAGCGGCTCAAGGCTGCGGGCCCGAGCGTCTTCGTCACCGTGAACGACGTGGCGAAGCTCGACCCGGCCCTGCTCCGGAGCGGGCGCATCGACGCGGCGATCGAGCTCGGGTTGCCGGACGCCGAGGAGCGCGCCGACATCCTGGGGCGCCTCGGGCTCGGCACCGATCTGGTCGCGGCGACCGACGGCTTCAATCACGCCGACCTCGATGCGCTGGCGGAGAAGGCGAGGTCGGCCCCGGTGGACGCGGTGCTCGCCGGGATGCAGCGGCTGCGCGCGCTGGCGCAGCAGGCTGCTGCCGCGGCGGGCGGCCCGGCGGAGGTGAAGAGTGCCGCCCCCTCGTGAGCTTGTCGGGCTCTTCTACCGCGTGCGCGGGATGGCTCGCGTGCGTGTCGGCGGCCCGATGGTCCACGTGGTGGCCTTTGGCCAGCGAGGGGAGGTTGCTGGCCAGGCTCCGGACAGGTCGGACAACGCCACGCCGTACACCAGCCCCGTCAAGGCGCGCCGGATCGCGAGGCTGCTGAGGCGGGATGGAGTGGAGAGCGTGCGCATCTGTCGGGTGAGGGTGTGGCGGAGGCGGGCGTGACGGCGCGCACGCCGCTCGACGTGGAGATCGACCGCGTGACGGCGGCGGTGCGGCGTGCGGCGGAGGCACTCGACGCTCTGCGCTCCGAGGCTGCCGGTGGATGCTGCCCGGACTGCGTGCTCGGGGGTCGGTACACGGTTCCGGCAGAGGCGCAGACGCGGCGGCGCGCGTGGCTCGTGGTGCTGCTCGGGAAGCGCGGGGCTGCCGGCGACGCCGATCTGGCACGCTCCGTCGAGTGGGGGACATGGCCGTGACCGGCGAGCCCGCGGGCCTCGGCGAGCTCGTGCTGCGGAAGCGGCGCGAGATGGCGGCGCGCACCAAGGCGCTGCCGACGTGGACGCCGCAGCCCGGGCCGCAGCGCGCGTTCATCGAGAGCACGGCGCGGGAGATCCTGTACGGCGGCGCGGCCGGTGGCGGAAAAACTTCCGGGTTGGCCGCGCTCCCGCTGCCGTGGGCACGCCGGCGCGAACTCGTATGCCTCTACCTCCGCCGCACCAACCCTGAACTCGAGGACCTGAAGCGCAAGGCCGAGCAGATCTACCAGCTCGGGAAGGATGGGAAGTTCGCGCCCGCGTGCCCGGAAGCGACATTCCGCGAGGACAAGGGCACCTGGACCTTCCGCTGGGGCAAGGATGTCGGGGCCACGGCGATCTTTGGTCACTGCAACGACAAGGACGATTGGAAGCGTTACGTCGGGCATGAGTACCAGATCATTTGTTTCGACGAGCTGACCTGGTTCACCGAAGAGCAGTACGACGAGATCTGCAAGCGGCTCCGGTCGAGCGCTGGCGGCCTGCCGCGCATGATCCGGGCGACGAGCAATCCGGGCGGACCGGGGCACGCTTTCGTTTTTAGGCGCTGGGGACCGTGGCTCGATCCGGAGTTCGCGATGCCGGACGAGGAGATCGAGTGGTTCGACTCCGATGGCGCACGGCGAGTCGCCGTCATCCGCGGTCTGCCCACCCGCATCGAGAACGGCCGCCGTGTGCCGCCGGCCAAGTCCGGCCAGGTCCTCTACGTCGCCAAGATCAAGGACCGAGAGGTCTTCTCGACTGAGCCGTTCGAGTTCGACGGCGCCGACGCGCTGACCCGCACGTTCATCGGCGCGAAGCTGAGCGACAACCCGGAACTCCTGAAGGAGGACCCGAACTACCGGGCCGCCCTGCGCCAAGGCTCCGAGCTCCGGCGCCGTCAACTCGAGGACGGCGACTGGCTCGCGAAGCCGGCGGCGGGGATGTACTTCAAGCGCGAGTGGTTCAAGCTCGTCGAGCCGGACGAGGTGCCGGAAAAGCTAGTTTGCTGCCGGTCGTGGGACAAGGCAGCGACCGAGCCGCACCCGAAGAATACCGACCCGGACTGGACGCGCGGGCTCAAGGGCGGCAAGTGCGCCGACGGATTCTACTGGTTGCTCGACCTGAAGAGCCTGCGGAGCAACCCCGGCGACGTCACGGCGCTCATCAAGGACACCGCCGAGGAGGACGGCCAAGAGGTTCGCATCACCGTGCCGCAAGACCCGGGCGCCGCGGGGGTGCAAGCGTCCGCCAGCGACGTGCAGGCGCTCGAGGGCTACATCGTCACGGCGAAGAAGGCCTCGGCCAACAAGGCGGCGCGCGCCGAGCCAGCGGCGAAACAGGCGCACCCGCAGTCGACCGGCGGCATGCACGGGCGCTTCCGCATGGTCCTGGCGCCGTGGACCGAGACCGTGCTCTCGGAGTTCGAGAGCTTCGACGGGGCCGACAACAACGGAGAGCACGACGACATCGTGGATGCGCTCTCCGACCTCTACGACGAGCTCAAGGGCGTCGACCTCGACGAGGACTGGAAGCCGATCAAGGCCGGCAGGCGCAGATGGTGAGTCGTGCTATGATTGCGGTGGAGGCGTGATGCTGTCTCGGCTGTTCCAGTGGGCCTACTACAGCGCGACCGGGGATTGCTGGTCGCAGGTGCAGCGGGACATCGGCATCCTGCCGACGCTCCGCTGGGTGGTGACCGGCAAAGAGGATGATGAGGCGCGTGCCTTCCCGCCCTTCCACGAGGCGGTTCTGCGGGGGATGCGCGAAGCCGAGAATGAGCGCGCGGAGAGGGCGCAGGGGGCGTGATGGCGGCGCCCCGCACGGCTCTGCCCCTCCTCGGTCCGTGGGCGCCGCAGCTTTTGCCGATTACCATCACATACCACGATGGCCGCACCGAGCACGTGACCGAGGAGGAACTCCGCGCCCGCTTCGGGGCGCACGTGGCCGGGCCGACCGCTCGGTACACCTGCCTCGAATGGGTGGACCGGGCGCTTGCGGCGCGGTGTCTGGCTGACGCCTGGAGGCCCTCGTGACCGCTCGGGTAGTACCCAGAATCCTCGCGACGGAGCAAGACTTTGCCGAGGCGGCGGACGCCGTGTCTGGCGCGCGCATCGACTTCGGCGCCTTCTCCGACGCAGAGCTCCGCGCCCTGTGCGACCAGCAGCGCCTGACCGCGGCAGCCGACTACGACCGCAGGACCGCGGCGCGCATGGCGTACCTGGGCAGGCTGTGCACGAGGCCCGCTGGCCCGAAGGAGCAGCGCCCGTGACCGCCTCCCGGACCGACAACCCGCCCGACGACTGCGACGCACCCGAGCGCCACACTGACGGCGGTGCGTGCGTGAGGCCGGGGGATGAGCCGACGACGTGGGACACGCTGACATTGGGCGGCGTGCGCTTCCCAGCGGCAGGCGACGAGGTGACCGTGTGCCGGCACCTCGGCGAGCAACTGCGGCAGATGTCCGAGGCCGTGTTGCCGATCGGCGCGACGCTGAGGATTCTCTCGCCCGTGGACGTCGCGCCGGAGCACTGCCCGCTCTGCATCGAGGCGTTGAGGTTGGATCGCCGGTTGCGCGGGGATCGGTGCCCGGTGCACGACGCTGGTCGCGCCTTCGAGGTCTACCAGGAGGCGGTTCGCGATGCCGAGGAGAGCGACGACGAACTCAGGGCGCGACTCAAGGTCCGCATCGGAGGCGAGCGATGAAGAGCGGGGTCGAGATGAAGCTGGTGCTCAAGAACCATCCGGCGCCGTTTGCAGGGATGCCGGCTCAGGCTGAGGATGTGCCGGGGGACGAGCGCCTCATGCCGGGAGCCCCGGTGCTACTCGTGGAGTGCGAGGACGCGTCGCTCAACGGCGTGTGGCTCCTCTCCGACGGGCCGTGGACGAGGGCGCTGTGATGACCAACGGCGCCATCCCCCTCCACCCCGACGACCTCGACACTTCCGTGCTCGCGACCCGAGACGGCGTGACCGCAGCCGCGCTGGCCGCCGCCAAGGACGCGCCGGACGGCGACCTGCGGATAGCGTCGGAGCTGCACTTCCGCGGCACCACCATGCCGAATGGACCGCTGCGAGACCTGACGCTGGAGGCGGCGCGCAGGCTTCGTGTCGCCGCGCGCCTCGTGGCCGGAGTACGCTCGGTCATGGTCGGCGACGTCCACGCCTACGAGCGCAACGACGTGGAGGAGGGCGACGGGTCCACGTGGGAACTGCGCGCCGACGGCGACGTGCGATGGGTGCCGCGCGAAGAGGCGATGGGGAGGCTCCGGCGCGAGGTGGATCAGCCGCGCGCGCCGCAGGTGTCGCCCGAGATCCAGGCGGTCACGCGCCGGGCCGCTCTCGGCGGGCGGTGGCGCGATCCGGATGGCGTCGAGAAGACGGCCAGCCGCGTGGAGCAGATCGGGGACCCGGTGTACCTGTGCGGGAGGCTCGTAGGCGTCGAAGCACGCGACTTGGACATCGTCTGGACCGATGGCACGAAGACGCCGGCGAAGATCGTTGCTCACCCGCGGCTCGGGTGGGAGGCGATTCTGGAGGCCGAGGAACGCGCGTGAGCTACCCGTACTACATGAAGCCCATCGAGGAGCGGGCTCGCGAGGCTGGCGTGCCCGTGGACTGGCTTCGCGACCGGCCAAGGAAGCGACGAGTCCTGTGGCGCGACGTGCCGCGGCGGTTCTTGGTGATCCAGGCGCGATGCGCGGTGATCGGCATCCTGGACCTTGATGGGTTCGCGGAGTGGGTGCTGCCGGACGGTGCCCGCGATCCTAGCGTGTCCAACCCGGGCAGCCTCAGTTCTGCGCTGCGCACGGCGCTCGCGAGCAAGCAGATCACCGCCGACCCCCAGCTACGGCGCGCCATGCGCGCGCTCTACCGGTGGGAGTTCCGGCAGTGCGCGCGCGTGGGTTATGCGTGTGACCCGCCGGGGCCGAGCGGCGCCCCGCGTCCGCTTCCGGCAGAGGACGATCTCAGGGCCCACATGCGAGAGGCCATCCGGTGGCTCGAGTACGTGGTGGGGCTCGGCGCAGAGCCGAGCTCGGCAGCGGCGAGAGACCTCGCCCGGCTCCGGGCGGCGTGGGGATGACACGTTGGATGGCGAGGCGAGAGGAGGACGCGTGAGAGACAGCCAGAATACGGACCCGACACGAGAGCTCGAAGCCGAGGCCGAAAGCCGACGCGAGGCGTGGGGCGCGTGGCTGCGCACGCTGTCCACGTTCGCCGCGGAGACGGACCCGGTTCGCGCGCGCGAGCTGGCTGCGGAGGTCGCGGGCGGCATGCCATTCGCCATGCAATCCAGGCTCGCCTTCCTGGAACTGCTCCCGCTGGAGATACGGCGACGCGAACTCGAGGCGACGCCTGCGGCGCGATTCGCCGCCGCGCTCAAGCTGGCCGGTCAGATCGGATTGAGCGATGGCGTCGTGCCAGACTACGTGCGCGAGAAGGTCGCGCCGACGGAGGGCGGGTAGCCTGAAAGCACAACGCCCGCCACCTCGGCCAAGGTGACGGGCGTCTCGGGGCGACCGGGCGGGCGCGACCCACGCATCTACTACCGCGACGGGCAGGTCTCGTCGAGGAGGAACGCTGTGGGAGAGGCGCAGTTCATCGACAGAGAATGGGAGGCATGGGCCGCGACGCTGGGGCGCTTCCCCGGTGGTGGGCTCGCGCGGGCCAATGCGGCGCACGCAGAGGAGCTGCGCGCAGCAGGCTGGCTGCACCGGCCGCAGCGCAGCGCGGCAGATGACGACCCCGAGGACAACGGCTGGATCGCCCCGGCGCGGCACCGGCGCAGCGTGGAGGATGTTGGCGGCATGGTGAGGCGCCTCGTCGACCGGCTCGACCCCCGCTCGCCGCCGGAGCACCTGCCGCGGCCGGTGGCGCTCACGATGGTGGGCATCGTCCAGGCGCTCGGAGACCTCCTGTTCTACCCGGACACGGAGACGCCGTGGGCGGCGGCGACTGTCGAGCTGGCCGCCCTCGTTGGCCGGCAGCGCCGAGAGGACCCGGAGCGCCCGCTCTTCCGCGGCGCCGGCCACGTGCTGGCGGTGGCCTCCGAGGACGGCGTGGAGCGGCGCCTCGGTGCGGGCGCTCAGAGCTACCAGGTCGCCGAGAGCCGGGGGAGGACGCGGGCGCACTGGCACGAGGTGGAGTGCAAGGCGACGCACGTCAGCGGTGGCGTGGTGAAGAACCTCGGCGAGGTAGAGCGCGCCATCGACGCCCAGCGCAGCACGGCGGGCGCGAAGCTCGACCCGGTGGACCGCGCCGGCCTCGACGACTGGCTGCGCGACGGCGCGAGCCCGGTGGCTCGGGTGCTGCTCTACCGTCGCAGGCTCGCGGCGACCCGGGGGCACGGGATCCGGCGTGGGCGAGGGGCCTTCGACGTGGCGATCAGCGACGCCGAGGCGAAGGCGGCCACGGCCGACCTGAGCGACAAGGACATCCTGGGCAGGCTCACCCGGGCGAAGGGCATCCTCGAGCGTCACCTGCGGCGGCTGGCTCCGAAGGCGGAGGAGATGGCGCTGCTCACCGGGGACAAGGCCTTCTTGGCGCCGCTGACGCCGGCGGCGCGACCGAGGGGGGAGAGGGAGGATGGGAGCCGGCCTCCCCGCGCGCCGCGGCCCACGCGGGTCTTCTCCGAGCCTGCCGAGGTCATGATCGGCCCCGGGGGTCCGTGAGCGGCCCGAAGGCGCGTGGCTGGAAGGCGATCGCTGGTCGGCTCGGGATCGCCGAGAACACCGCCGTCGCCTACAGCCGACTCTGCGAGGACCCGCTGCCGGTGCGCGTCTCGCGCGGCGCACCCTGGTGCTACGAGCTCTTCCTCGACGAGTGGCTGGCCAGGCGCAGCGGCGGCGTGATGCGGGACGGCGCGGAGCTCGAGCGGCTCGAGGGCTGGGCGGCGATCTGCCATGAGCTCTTCGGCGTGGGCCGGGTCGTCGCCTTCCGGTGGGCCAAGCTGCCTCACGACCGGCTCCCCGTTATCGGCATCGGCAGCCGCGAGCCGTGGGCGTACAGGAGCGCGGTGCGCGACTGGAAGAACCGGGGGGACATGCCCTTCCAGGCGCACGAGCGGATCCAGGTTGAGGCCACGGTAACGTGCGCCGCAAAGCGGCGAGGAAACAAGGACGCTCAGCCGCGGAGATTGCGGCACAAGCAACATTGATCTGCGAGCTCGGCCGGGTCACTTTCGCATCACGCTCGCGAGAGGCGTCCCCGAGGGGAGCCGTCGCGGTTCTGACGCCGGCCCCGCTCCCCAGCGGCGAGCCGGCGTCGGCGCTTCCGGCTGCGTGATGACCGGAAAGGAGCTGGCGCCAGGCGCGCCGGCTGAATCCGCGGCTGCCGTTCTGGGGCGGCGGCAGCCGCGGCGAACCCATTTCTAGCCCCACATCCCCGGCCCTCCGGGTGAGCCAGATGAAAGCAACCTTCAAGGTGACCGAGCGCGGCGAGCCGGCGATTGTGCTGACGCCGGAGTCCCCGGAAGAGACCGTGCTCTGCACGGTGTTCTCCACGCGATGCATGGCCGATGGGTTCCGTATTGCCGGGACCGATCACCAGGCGCGCGGCGGCGCGGTGGATGAGATCACGCTGTTCCCGGCGCCCGTCGGTGACACGTCGCCGCCCAAGGGCCAGCCGAAGAAGTGAGCCCGGCCGCGGGCCCCTGAAGCCCGCAACGACTCATGCCCATCCTCGACCGCGCGCTCCGCATGTACGCCGCTGCGCGCGAGGCGCTAGCGCCGGGGCAGCCTACCGCAACGGCTGCGCCCACGGCGTCGTCGATGCCGCGTGGCGTGGCCGAGCTGCTCCACCGGCTCGTGGGCAGCGCCAACTCGCCGCCGGTATCCCCGGCCATCGAGGCGCAGCGCCTCGCGACGTTCCACGTCGAGCCGTCGGTCCGCACCTATCTGCGGTGGACGCCGTCAGACCTGACGTCCGCGCTCCAGCAGGCCGACGCCGGCAACCTCCGGATGGCGGCCGACCTGTGCGAGGCGATCCTCGGCGACGACCGAGCCGTGGCGGTGCTCAACACGCGTGTGAACGCCGTACTCGGCTCCGACCTCACGTTCGAGGCCGGGCGCGGACGGTCGAAGAAGAAGGCTGTTCGCGCGCTCGAGGCCGACGAGGACTGGTACGCCGCCTGGAGCGAGGCCGTGCTGGGGCAGATGCTGCTCTGGGGTCGCCTGCTCGGCATCTCCCCGGCGCAGCAGAACTGGCAGGGGATCGATGGGCACGGCGGGCGCCTGATCCCCGTCGTCGAGAACTGGCACGCGCGGCACCTCCGGCAGGACTCGCTGACGCGCGCGTGGTGGATGCGCGTCGGCAACGGCGGCGAAGAGGCCCAGGTCAGCCCTGGCGACGGCAAGTGGATTCTGTTCATGCCCTACGGCCCGAATCGGCCGTGGGCGCATGGACTCTGGCGCGGCTTCGCGCGGCTCTGGTTGCTGAAGCAGTACGCGATCGACGACTGGGGCAAGCACTCGGAGGCCCACGGCAACCCGATGAAGCTCGGGATCCCGCCGAAGGTCGGAGAGGCGAACCACGGGAACAAGAAGCTCCGTCAGGAGCTCGCGGACGACCTGGCGCAGCTCGGGGCGAACTCGTCGCTGGTGCTCCCGCCCGGCTTCGACTTCAAGCTGGTCGAGGCGACGGCGAACACCTGGGAGATGTTCAAGGCCCAGATCGACATGGCCAACAACGCCATGAGCGTGATGGCCATCGGCACGAACCTCCCGACTGAGGTGGGCAACGGGGCGGCGACGGGCGCGACGGCGCAAAACCTCGTGCGGCTCGACTACAAGAAAGCCGACGCCGAGGCGCTGAGCACCATGGCCCACGACCAGAACCTGGTCTGGTGGGCCGAGTTCAACTTCGGCGACGCAGGGCTCGCTCCGTGGCCGGTCTGGGACGTGGTGCCGCCGGCCGACCAGAAGGCCAGGGCGGATGTGCTGAGCACCTTTGCGAGCGCCCTCGACAAGCTCACCGAAGCGAACGTCCCGGTGGACATCCCGAAGCTCGCCGAGGAGTTCGAGGTGCCGCTGCGCGAGGTGGCCGAGTCCCGCGTGCAGAGCCCGCGCATCTTCGAGTACCACCTCAAATACGGCATTCTGAAGAAGAACGAGATCCGGCAATCGCTCGGGTACGACCCGGAGTCCGGCGGGGACGTCATCCCCGAACCGATCGTGCAGGTGCCCGGCACGAAGCCGACGGCACAGCGGCCGGAGGAGGAGAACGCCGCGGCGAGCGTTGCGCACCTCGCCTCGCTCGCGGAGGCGCACAACGCCGCGCACGACGACCAGCGACGCCAGACCACCGTGGAAACGCTCCGCGCGGTCTGGGGCCGCGGGGCCGCGCTAGCGACGGGCGTCGACCGCGACGCCTGGGCCATGGGCCGCGTGGAGGCCTTCCTTCACCTCCTGGCCATGGGGGAGCCGGAGCACCCGACGTACGTGGCCGACAACGATCTGCTGCCCGATGGGCACGAGCGGAGGACGACCGATGCCTGACGACCTCGGCTACCGCCCGGCCTCCCCGCTGCCGCCCTACCTGGCGCCGGTAACCCTCGCTGCGCGCGCGCCGGCCGTCCTGTCGGCCAGCCGCTCTGGCGTGGGCCCTGCCGTGTCGGCCCAGCTCTACCTCGACCGCGTGGTGGACCGCGGGCTGCGCGCCGCTCCGGAGGCGCTGCACGAGACGCTCGCCGCCGTCATGGCCGCCATCGAGGGCGCGCGGTCGTACGCGGAGGTCGAGGCGCGCCTCATCGAGCTCGCCCCCGGCGCGGCGGAGCGGTCGGAGGACTTCGCCGCCCTGGTCGAGGGCGCGGTGATGCTCGGCATCGGGGCGGGCGCGTGGGCGACGGGGGAAGAGGCGGACGCATCATGAGCGAGAGCAAGTACCCTCTTATCAACGGCGTCTTCACGCCGGAGCTCCGCGCCGAGGAAGAGCTCAAGGCCAGCCGCGCGGTTCGCCTCCGCGTCCGGAGCGACGGCACCTTCCCGGGCACGTCCGTGGTCGCTGTTCACGAGGACGGCACGGAGCACGCCATCGTGTTTTGCGACCGCATCGACATCAGCATCACGCCTGCCGGAGCGCGCGCCACCATCCATGTCACGGACGTGGTTGTCGACGTCGAGGCGGCGCCGGGCGCAGCGCCTGTCACCGCAGGCCCGACCATCAACAACTTCGCGGTGCATGTCCACGGCGCCGACGTCTCGCCGGAGGCGGTCAGGGGCGCTCTCGTGAGCGCGCTGGAGAGCTCCGCGGCCGTCCACGTCAGCGCCGCCTGACCCCTCCGCGTGCTCGTCGCCCTCGACACCATCGCGCCCGGGAGGCGCCCCGGTCTCCGTGTGTCCGCGGAGCCGGTGAAGCCGCGCGAGGCGATCGACTGGTTCGGACGCAAGACCCCGCTCGACAAGAAGGCGTGGGAGCAGCTCAGCGAGGACGCCCGAAAGCGCGCGTTCACGGCAGCGTGGGTCACCGACGTCAACGTCCTGCAGAGCGTCAAGGACTCGCTCCGGCAAGCCATCGACTCCGGCGAGAGCTTCGAGAGCTGGAAGAAGCGCGTCCGGACGGAGCTCGGCGCGAAGTGGCGCCGGGACAACGCCTACCTCGAGACCGTCTTCAGGAACAACGTCCAGAGCGCCTACGCCGCCGGCCGGTACAAGGCGCAGACCACGCCGCTCATCCTGAAGATGCGGCCGTTCTGGCGGCTTGTGGTGCTGCTGGACGACCGGACGTCGGAGTACTGCGAGCCGCTGGCGAAGCCGCCTGTCGTGCTTCCGGCGGATGACCCGTGGTGGGTCAGCAACTTCCCTCCGAGGCACCACCGCTGCCGCACGACGACGGTGACGGCGAGTCGCCGGCAGGCCGAGCGCATCGGTATCTCGAAGGCGGCCCCGCGCGTCGGCGCGCAGGAGGGCTGGGGCAGCACTGCGGGGCTCGGCGAGTGGCAGCCGTCCGGAGAGGGCATCGCCCCGGAGTTCTTCAAGCCGGCTGAGAAGGCCGCCGAGAAGGCGCTCCCGAAGACTGAGCCGGCCGTCGCCGCGCCCGCCAGGGTGGTGCCGGAGATCGTCGCGCCGCCGGCCGAGGCAAAGCCTGATGCGCGACCTCCTGCGGAGTCGCAGCAGCCCCAGCGCGAGGCGGCCCGCAAGGCCGAAGTCGACGCCAGCACCGTGCCGGCGTGGACCAAGGCGACGGCGGGCAAGCGACGATTCCCGATCGACCGCGACGTCACCCGAGCCTCCAAGAAGGTGTTCGGCGGCAAGGCTCCGTCGTTCGACGCGCTGGAGAAGGCGTGGTCCGGCGCCGGCGTCAACGCGTCTGTGTCCGGCGTGAACTGGGACGACGCCTTGCAGACGATGCAGGTCAACGCGACCATCACCGCAGACGGCGAACTCGTCGGCCGCATGACCCGTTCCTTCCGAAGGAAGGCGGGCAAGCTCGTCGCCTACCACGACTACCTCGAGCTCAACGAGAAGGCCCAGGGCCGCGGGTACGGCGCGGCCGCGCTGAAGAACTCGATCCTGCTGTACCAGGCCATCGGTGCGACGGAAGTCGGGCTCGATGCGCGCTGGGTCGGCAGGTACACGTGGGCTCGGTTCGGGTTCAACTGGGACGAGGCCACCGCCGGCCAGATCCGGCCGAAGCTCATTGAGCATCTCGTGCTCTCCGGCGTGCCGCGGGCAGGCGCCGAGGCGATGGCCGCCGCGACGTACAGGAGCGCAGCAGCGGTCGCAGGGCTCGAGCACAATGGCAGAGCCGTCGGCAAGGAATTCCTGCTGAGCGACGCGCTGAGCGGCTGGCGCGGCAGCCTGCGGATCGACGACCCAGAGGACCCGGGTTACCGCCGCGCAGAGGAGCGCCTCGGCCTATGAGCGAACGCCTGGGCCGCGGGGATGCTGGGCTGGCAGAGGACCTCCTGCCGCTCGCCGATCGGCGCGAGGTCGGCGCCCCCGTCCCTTGGGTCGCCCTCGGCGACATCGTACTGGAGGCCGAGCGGCTCCGGGAGCACGGAACGCTCTCCCCGGCGGCCTTCGCCTCGCTGCGGCGGCGGGCGCGCGGGCTGGTTGCCAGCCTCCCCGGCTACAGGCAGGCCGAAGCCTTGATGTCGCTCGACGCGCTGGACCCCAGCCGCTCGAGCGGCAGCTGAACCACGAAGATCTTCGCGTCCGGGCAAGGGCCGCGAGCCCTCACGCATCAACCGGAGACATCGCGGTGCAGGACCTCGCAAGCGACACCGAGCCTCGCGACGCCGGCCACGTTGCCGCCCTCGGCTCGCCGAGCCAGCCCCGGGATGCCGATGGCAAGTGGACGGACGGGCGCGGGGGAGGGCGCTCGGCGCCCGCTGGTGACGTCGGCGGGCCTGGGCGAGGCGGCAACAGCAGCGATTCCGGCAGCAGCGGCTACAGGCCCGGCGGGAGTTGGCGAGGGCGCAGCCGCGGCGGGAGCAAGGGCGGCAAGGCCCCAGGTGCAGCTGACGCCTCTGGCGCATCCGACGGCCGCTCGGCGGCGCAGAAGAAGCGCCACGCCGACCAGCGCGACACGGCCGACGTCGCGGAGAAGCGGGCGCGGTCTCACGAGGCGAAGGCGCAGAAGGCTCGCGACGAGGCCGCGCAGAAGCGACAGGAGCTCGAGGACACGAGGGACAGCGTCGAGCCGAAGAGGCGGCGCGCCGAGGAGCTGGAGGAGGCGTACCAGCGCAAGCTCGAGGCGCACGAGGAGGCAGAGCGGCGCTTCGACGAGGAGAACTTCGAGGACGTCCCCGACGCGCGCCGCAACAAACTCGCCGAGGAGGCAGACCAGGCGCGTGGCGAGATGCGCGCGGCGAAGCGCGAGGTGGCCGAAGCGGGCAAATCGCACAGGGCGGCCGAGCGCAGGGTGTCCCGCCTAGAAGACGAGTACGACGCGGCGCGCGAGGAGGCTGTCTCTCGTCGCCTCGACGCCGACACGGCCCGCAATCGAGCAAACATCGAGCGCGAGCACACGGACCTGCTGGAGCGGCCGCACGCCGAATACTCGGCGGAGGTGCGGAAACGCGCCGCAGACGCGAAGCGCGACGTCGCCAAGGCGACCGAAAAAGCCGACGTTGCAGAGCGCGATCTCGACACGATGCGGAAGAGCGAACAGGCGGCGATCGACGAGTCTATCCGCGGGCAGCACGCGAATCAGGCAGAGCGCGCTCGAGCGTACGACCAGGCCAAAGGAGCGGAGGATGCTCGCAAGTCCGCCGAGGAGCGGGCGATGGCCGCGGACAACGATCGCAAGGTGGCGAGCATCCGCGCCAAGTACTGGGCCGAGGCCGCTAGGGAAGCCCGCAGGCTCAAGCCAGGCCCCATCGACGGAGATGGCGACGGCCGCGTGAACGAGGCCGAGCGATCCGACCAACTATCCGACGGCCCGAGCGCCGACGAGGACACCATGACCACCATCGAGACGCTCTCTGTCGGAGACGACGTCCCGCTCGAGCTCGTCAACGGGCAGGCGCCGCGAGAGCTCCGTCTCTTCCGGAGGGGCGAGAACCCGAGCACGAAGGGGAGCTTCCTTTTCGACGACACGGCCGCGCAGAAGGTCATGTCGACCTACCAGCGGATGGGCCGCAAGTGGGTCTCCATCGACTACGACCACGGGTCGCTGCAGCGGAACCCGGTCGACCCGAGCAAGAGCGCCCGCAGCGCGGGTAGAGCTCCGCTGGAGCTTCGCGACGGCGAGCTGTGGGCGACAAACATCCAGTGGACCCCCGCGGCGAAGGCCGGAATCGAAGCCGGGGAGTGGCCGTCGGTGTCGCCCGCGTTCGCGCACGGCGAAGACCGGCGTCCCACGTGGGTGATGAACTTCGGGCTCACAGGCAACCCGGCACTCCACAGCCCAGCGGAGCTCGTCGCGGCCAACGTGCTGCGCGCGCTCTTCGACCCGACCGAACCAGATGACCAGGGGGTGACTCCGCTCGCCTCCACCACGACGGGCGACAGGCCCGCGCAAACCGAGGCTCCGGCCACGGAGGAACAGAGCATGAAGAAGCGAACTGCTGCCGAGGTGGCCGAGTTCTTCGGGGTCACCGAGGACGAGGCGAAGGTGTGGATGGCCGCCGCGCACGGCGAGCCGAAGAAGATGCTGAGCGCGGCTGTCGCGCTGAGCGTGGGCCTCTCGGCGGAGACCGAGGAGGACGTCCTCGTGACGCGCCTCTCCGCACTCTCGTCGGCGGAGCGGCGCGTGCTCTCCGCGCTCGACGTGAAGAGCATCGATGATGCGCTCGGCGCGATCACCGGCCTCAAGAAGGCGGCCAAGGACGCCGAGAGGCTCGCAGCGTCGCTCGCCGACATCCAGGGGAAGCAGATCCGCTCCGAGGTGGAGACGATGCTCTCCGCAGCCAAGGACGCGAAGAAGCTCACCCCCGCCGAGGTGGCCGACGAGAGCGAGGCGAGCCTGCGCGCGACGGCGCTGTCCATGGGCGACAAGGGCCCCGGCTGGCTCAAGGCGCACATCGCGCAGCGGCCGGTGATCGAGGTGCTGAACACCACCTTCAAGCAGCCGGAGACGAAGCCGAATCCGGAGGGCGATCAGAAGCCCAAGGTCGACGTCGGCGGCAAGACGTACGCCCAGCTCTCCAACATGGAGAAGCACGAGCTCTCGCAGCGTGACCCGCAGCAGTTCGCGGCGCTGCGCGAGGCGCACCTGAACTCGCTCCCGGCGAACACCTACCCGGTCCCCGACCAGCAGCGCGGGGGCATGTTCCGCGACCTCCCCGGCTGACCTGACGGCGCACCCGCCTCGGCAAACCGACCACCACAACCAGAATCAATGGAGCGACGCGCTGCCCGCTGAGGCGGAGATCTGCGCGCCGAGAAGCCACTCATGGGCGTCACCAAGCGTTCAGACATCATCAACACGTACATCCTGGCAGAGGCGATCCAGGCCGAGTTCGCGGGCGCCGTGGCGCTCTACGGATCGCCCGCCGTCGTGCAGAACAACAGCCTCCCGGCGAACACCATCAACGGGGGGAAGCTGAAGGGGGGCGAGACCATCCAGGTCCCCTACTTCAACAACCTCGGCGAGCTCGACGAGATCGCTACCGACGGCGACTCGCTCACGCCGGTCGCGCTCACGATGAGCGACGAGACGGCCACGATTCGCCACTTCGGCAAGGCCGTCGAGCTCACCACCTGGTCGCAGATCAAGGGCCTCTACTCCGACCCGTACAAGGAGTGCGCGCGGCAGCTCGTGCTGGCGGCTCAGCGCAGCTGGGATGCTGCGCTCATCCAGGTGGCCGGCACGTCGCTGCCGTCGGACAACGTCCACGACGTCTGGAACGCAGTGACGCCGGTCCTGCTGAACTGGGACGTCATGGTCGACGCGAAGCTGAAATTCGGCGACGAGCAGTCGAGCATCGTGATGCTCTCCGTGCATTCGAAGGTCTACGGCGACCTGATGAAGCTCAAGGACTCGACCGGGCGCCCGTTGCTCGTCGACGCGAACGACGGCAGCCTGCCGAAGTTCATGGGCATCCCCGTGAAGGTCTCCGACCGGAACGCGGTGGTCCCGGCGTCCGGCAGCACCCCGGCGAAGTACAAGTCGCGCATCTACAAGGCCGGCGCGCTCGCGCTCTGGCTCAACGGCCAGCCGTCGGTGAAGGAGGACGAGGACATCCTCAAGGACACCGACCTCGTCGCGATTCACACGTACTTCGTCGGCCACCGGTACAAGCGCACCCCCGGCGCGACCCGCCCGGGCGTCGTCGAGATCGTCACCAACTGACCATGGGCGTCGGGTTCTTCAGGGTCCAGCATGCCCGGCGTCGGCACGGTCAGGAGATACCTGCTTCTGAAGGAGCAGGCGGCGACGCAGCGCGGGGACGAGGAGATAGCGCTGGCCTTTCGGGGGAAGCGCATGTCGGAGCCGGGAACGAACCTCCCAGCGGGGTTCCCCGGGCTGACGGAGCTGGCGGCGGTGACGCCGCCGTACACCGCGGTGGAGGACCTGAAGGGGCCAACCATCGAACGATCGGCGGACGTGGAGGAGCTGGTAGCAGCGGGCCTCCCCCGCAAGCTGGCGCGGGAGGTCATCGCCGCGCTCACGGAGCTGTGAGATGAGCGGAGAAGGCTACATCCGTCCTGGCGAGAGCGGGGCGGGCTATTTCGACGGGACGGGCAACCAGTTCCGATCGGTCGGCAAGATCACGCTGGCTGGCGCCATCACGCGCACGGCCGACGGCAACGGCACGACGGTCGAGATCGGCGACAAGGGCACGCTGCGGCTTCTGCTCAGCGTGACCGCAGCTGACGGCACGAGCCCCACGCTGGACATCACGCTGCAGACGTCGAAGGACGGCAGCACCTGGCGCACGCTGGGGACCTTCGCGCAGGCGACTGGCACGACGACGGAGAGCAAGAGCTTCTCCGGCTGCGATCGCTACGTGCGCGCGAACGCGGACCTCGGCGGGACGACCCCGAGCTTCACCTACACCATCGACGGCGAGGCCGTCTGAGGACACCACCATGTCTGTTTCCCCCGACACGTTCGTCTTCACCAGGAACGTCGGCAACACCGTCGTTCGCATCCACACGCCGCCGCATGTCGTGGCCCGCCTCGCCTCCACAGCGAACCTCGCGGACCTCACCGCCGTGAGCACCACGATGGATGGCCAGACGATCGCCGCCGGCGACGTCATCCTCCTCAAGGACCAGACCGACGCGTCCGAGAACGGGCTCTATGCCGCCGGCGAGGTCTCCGGCAGCACGGTCCCGCTCACGCGCATCTGGCCCATGGAGGACGGCCAGGAGGCCCACCACGGCACGCTCGTGTCGGTCCAGCAGGGCACCGCGGGCGCTGGCGACCTCTACAAGCTGACGAGCACCGGCGCGCTGACGATCGGCACGAGCAATCTCGCGTTCACGCTGGTCTGAGAGCCGATGCCGGCGACCACGGAGATCACCCCGCTCGAGGCTGCCGAGCGCAGCGCGAGCGGGGTGAGCGATGCGCTCGACCTGGGCGCGGCCACGTCGGTCGACCTGACGCTCGACGTTACGGCCGCCGCCTCGGCGTCGCTCATCGTCTACGTGGAGACGGCCAGGTCGGAGACGTCGTCGACGTGGACGCAGGCGGGGGCCTTCTCTCGCACGACCGAGGCCGGCACACGAACGCAGGTGTTCGCCGACCTCGAGCGGTGGATCCGAGTCCGGTGGGAGATCTCCGGCACGGCCACGTTCGAGGTGGCCGGCGAGAGCGTGACCGTCTACTGCCGCCCGCGCGACATGGGGCGCGTGGTCGCGGAGCGCGGACTGTTCGCGCAGCAGGGCGAGGCCTACACCCCGGTCCAACTCGACGAATACGCCCGCGACGCGTCCGACGAGATGGACGGCTCGCTGGGGGCCATGTTCTCGCTCCCGCTCACGGCGTGGGGGCGGGACGTCCGGCGGAAGGCCGCTGAACTGGCCGTCTACTACGCCTTGTTCAACCGCGGATTCTCGCCGGACGACGAGGGCGGGAAGGGCTACCGGAAGATGCACGATGACGTGCAGGCGTGGCTCAAGGCCGTGCGCGACCAGAAGCTCGAGCTCCATGGCGTCGTCGACAGCACGCCGGAGGTCGAAGACGGCGGCGCCTACATCGTGACCGACTCGCCGAGGGGCTGGGGCCAGTGAGCGCGGTCTTCGAGGCGCCCACCGACCAGCTGGAAGCGCTGGCCGATCGGCTTGAAGACGTGGCCAGCGGCGGAGGCCTGAGCGACCTCTACGAGCTCCTGGCCGAAGAGGGCCGGACGCTCGTCATAGAACGGTTCGAGGCGCAGGCGGACCCGGAAGGTGTGCCGTGGGCGCCGCGCAACCCGGACTTCGGCCGAGGCTCCGGCGGGCAGATCCTTCGCGACACGGACCGCTTCCAGAACGGCTTCGTCGCAGAGCCCACGGCAGACGGATTCCGGGTCGGATCGAACTTCATCGGCGCGCGCGTGCTGACCGAAGGGGCCACCATCACGCCGAAGCGCGCGCAACGCCTCCGGGTGCCGCTCGCCGCGGGCGGGTTCGCCTTCCTCAAGAGCGTCAAGATCCCGGGCCGCCGCGTCATTCCAGTGGGCGAGGCGGGCCCGATCTGGGGGCCGCGCCTCACCGAGGTCATCGAGGACTACGGCGCTGAGGTGCTGGGAGGCGGCGCATGATCCTCGATACGAGGACGCCGGAGCGCTACCCGCTCGACGACATCATGGCCCGTATCTGGGAGGACCTGGGCGTCATCCCGATCGCGCAGGCCACCAAGGGTGACGGCTCGGCCACGTGGCACAAGGGCGCTCGGTCCCTGCGCTCGAATGACCGCCGCCCGCCGAGCTACGTCTGGTTCCGCGGCGACATCGACCCAGACGCAGGGTTCAAGGGCGACTTCGGCCAGTACCAGTCTGTGCACGGGGGCGGAGAAATCGTCTTCGTTCACTCGTGGGGCGGCACGGAAGCCGCGTCGTGGGCCATGCAGCACAACCTCGTCTCGTCAGCGCGCCGCCTCCTTGGGGCCGACTGCCGATGGCGCGGGAGCCGCTGGTACGAGCCCGACGAGCAGGGGAACGGTGCCGGGTTCGTGACCACGCTCGTTTTCAGCGTGCCCGTCATCGGCACCAAGCACGCAGTCGCCGTTCCGGAAACCGTGCTCAACACCGCCTTCATCACGATCAACGGGACTGATATCCCGGCAACCGGAGCCTGACCACAATGGCAGATCGAGAGACTCCCGGGGCGGTCGCCCCGGACGAGGGCGAGCGTGCGCCCGACGCTGGAGGCGTGCGCGACTTCACCGGGCGCGCGCGGCCGCCGTCAGCGACAAAGGAGACCCCGGCGAAGACCGGTATCCAGCAGGAGCCGGCGAAGGCGCCGGACGCTCCACGCAAGAGCTTCGAGGACTGGGCGAAGGCCAGCTTCGCCGTCGCCATCGACGCGCGCGGCCGCGCGTCTGGCGTGGTGAAGGGCAAGCGCATCGGCAAGGACAGCACCCGGAACGCCGCACTCGTCAACGCCGCGCGCACGCTGCACCGCGTCCCGATCGGCAAGATCGTGACCGAAGACGAGTTCAACAAGCTGCTCGACGCCACCAAGGCGATCCAGGTGAGGTGACCAATGCCCCTCGGTGACGTACGCACGGAGATCCTGGACGGGGCGCTGGGCCTCTCGCAGCAGGATTTCTCCGCGATCTCGGCGAAGGTGGGGATGTCCTCCAGCGGGGACTTCAACACCATCAGGCTCTACAGCCGGCCGCGAGACGTGAAGTCTCGGCTGGGCACCGGCCCACTCGTGGAGTCGGGCGCTTTCCACATCGCGCGTTCGAGCCGCGGCACCTACCTCTGCCGCGTCGACGGCAGCGTGGCTGGCACGACGAGCGCGGTCACGAAGAGCCGGGCGGAATCCCCCACCATCGTGCTCAGCGGCGCGCCGCTGGACACGTACCAGGGGAGCATTCGCTTCACGCAGGCTGGCACCGTCGGCAGCGGCACTGGCACCGGCGCGTTCGCATATTCGGTGGACGGCCTCGACTCGGAGAGCCCGGAGATCGCCATGCCGGCCGGGTCGGTGGACACCGCCACGGTGACCGGCTCCGTGGACATGACCACCGCCGGGCTCTACGGAGGCGGCGGGACCCTGAATGGCACGGGCTTCTCCGTGAACGGCGATCAGGTGACCTTCTCCTCGCCGGCGAACGCCGCGGCCGTGGTGACCGCCATCAACACGGCGGCCGGCGAGACGATCGCGAGCATCGACGACGACGATCACCTCGTGTTCACGAGCGGATCGGAGATCGTCCTGGCCGCTGGTTCGCCAAGCGGCGCTCTCGCGCTGCTCGGCCTGACCGCTGGCACGACGCCGACGGTGGCCGGAGCGGCCACCTACCCACTCGGGGACACCGGGCTCACGGTGACGTTCCCGCAGGGCAGCTACGCGGTGGACGACACCTACACTTTCACCACGGCCGAGCCGAGCTACACGCTCTCGGACCTCCAGGACGCACTCGACGTGTTCATCGCAAACCACCAAATCCAGTGGTTCTGCCTGCACGTCGTCGGGGCGCCCACGAGCGAGGCGAACGCGCGCGCGATGGCTGACTTGCTCGACACGTACGCCGCCGACTTCGAGGCGGTGCACCGCTTCATGTTCTTCGTGATGGAGACCGCAGAGGATAGCGACCCCGACATGCTGGAGGAGGAATTCGCCGACTTCGAGTCCACCCGCGTCGCGGTCGGGTTCCGGCACTGTGAGCTCACCAGCGAGGCCACACGCGACCAACTCAAGCGTGTCTTCACCCGCCCCGTGACGTGGCCGATCGTGGCGCGTTGGGCCGCGGTGCCGATCAGCGAGAAGGGCGCATGGGTCGGGCGCGGCTCGCTGCCAGGCGTCGTGTCCGTCGACCAGGAGACGCTCGACGCTGCCGAGCAGATGAGCGACGCTCGCTTCCTCGCCCTCAGGGAGGTCATCGGCAAGGACGGCTACTACCTGGCCGACGACATGACGATGGCTCCGGTCGGCTCCGACTTCAGCCTCGTCCCGTACCGCAGGATCATGGACGTTGCGTGCCGCGTCTCGCGACAGAAGCTACTCAACTACCTGCACGCGCGCATCCTGGTCCACGAGGACACGGGCTACATCGTCGAGTCCGTCGCGAAGGCGATCGAGGATGACGTAAACGTGGCGCTCGAGGCGGAGCTCGTGAACCCGCGCCCGCAGCAGCACGCGACGTCGGCGCGGATGGTGCTGACGCGCGACAACGACATCCTGAGCACGCAGGAGTTGCTCGCGGAGACGCGCATCGTTCCGCCCGGGTACGCGAAGGACATCGTGCACACCATCGGCTTCATCAACCCGACCGTGACTACGGCGGTCTGAGGGCACCATGTCAGAGCTCGAATACCCGACGATCAACGGGCACGCCGCGTCGTGGGCCAGCATCGGCCTCCAGCTCAGCGGTGCCAACATGAACGGCTCCCAGGCGCTGCGCGGCTTCAGGGCGATCAACTACAAGACCACGGTGGAGCGCACCCCGGTTTACGGCGCGGGCCGCGAGATCATCGCCTACACCGAGGGCACCGTGGCCCACGAGGCCAGCGTGACGTGGATCTACGAGACCTACGACCACCTGGTACAGACGCTCGGCGAGGGCTTCATGGACAAGGGGCTCGTGCTCTCCGTGTCCTTCAAGCTCGGCACCAACGTGGTCAGGAACGTGCAGATCACGGCGAAGGGGATGAAGGAATCCGGCGGCGACTTCTCGCAGGGGACCGATGGCCTCGAGATCCCAAGCCCGCTCGATGTCCTGCGCATCCTCTACGACGGCAAGAACCCCACTACCACGACCGTACTCTGAGGCAGAAGAGCGAACATGGCTGAGATCGAATTCAAGCTGACTGACGAGCAGAAGAAGAAGAAGGCGGAGCTCGAGGCGAAGCACGGCGTCGAGTGCTACCTGATCCGCGGCGCCGGCGTGGACGCCTGGTACAAAGAGCCGACGATCGGGGACGTCGAACTCTTCATGACCGACAACGGGGATCCGAAGAGTCGGGGCCGCGCGCTGATCGACCTCCTGCGGCGCAACCTGGCGGATGGCACCACCGAGACGGTGTTCGGGAAGCGCGCTGGCGCCATCGTCTCGCATGCGGGTAAGTACGCCGACGTGGTCGGCATCTCGACAGACGCCATCCTGGGAAAATAAAGCGCGCACGCGCCGGCGCGAAGAAGACGCCGTATCTCGCAGCGCGGCAGCTGCTCGCGGCGCGCGGCGTGGACCCGTCCGTCATGGCGCTCGCTGGAGCCTGGGACGAGGTGGAGCACCGCCGCAAGGTCGACGCCCTCATCGAGGGTATCTGCTCGGCCGGGAAGAAGAAGTAGATGGCGAACGTCGTCGAGTGGCAGCTGAAGGTCAGCCAGGCCGGCGCGAATCAGGCGGCCCAGGCGATCGACAAGATCGCTGCGGCGGCCGGCGGCGCCGTTGGTGATGTGGGCAAGCTCGGCGACGCCACGGAGAGGGCAGCCGACGCTGCCATCAAGGCCGCGGGCGCCTACCGCGATGCCGGCGGGCGACTGCGCGAGGCCAACGGCAGGTTCGTCAAGGGCGGCGTCGAGGGCCTGTTGGCGGCGCAGGCAGCGGCCGCGAAGCTCGCTGATACGGTCGATGGCGCTCAGCGAGTAGGCCCGGTGCTCGGTGATGGCGACATCCCGAAGCCGGCCATGGTCCGCAGCCTGTCGAGCGAATTCGACAAGTTGCAAGCGTCCCTTGGCGGCGCGAACGCGAACGCGGTCCTGTGGGCGCAGTCGATCAAGCGCGGCGCCGACAACCTGAAGGCGATCCGCGCTGCGTCGCGCGCGTCGGCTGGAGCGACCGACGCGGAGAAGATGATCGGCGGCGCCACACCCGCGCACCTGAAGCAGGCGCAGGACCTGTCGCTCACTCAGCGTGCGGTCCGGCGCGTTCTGCAGGAACTGAACGCCTCGACCGGGGGCGCAGCGTTCCGCGGCATCGCGCGGGTGTCGGACGGGTTCGACAAGCTGAGGCCCGCGATGGGGCTTGTGCGCGACGTCGGCAGCGACCTCGCACCCGTGTTCGGCAAGATCGGCGGCGCTGCGAGTTCGGTCCTGGGTATCCTGGGGCCGCTGACGGCTGCGGCGCTAGCCGCCGGTGGGGCCTTCGCCGCCATGACCGCCGGCGCTGCGTTTGGAGGCGCCAAGCTCGTCTCCTCCGTCGTAAAGGCTCAGGCTCAGCGCGAAGACCTCACGCGAGGCCTCTCGATTCAGCTGAAGTCGTCTGCTGCCGGCTGGGACACCCTCCAGAGAGCGGCTCGCACTGCCGACATGATTGGCGAGTCCAGGGTCGAGACCGCGGGGCAGTTCAACGACCTGCTCGCCAAGGGGTTCACGGTAGACCGCGTCGACGAACTCGTCAGGCGCATGGCCGACATGAAGGTCGTGGACCCGAAGGCCGACATGGCCGGTATCACCCGCGCTATTGGGCAGATCGCTGGCACGGGCCGCCTCCAGGGCGATGAGCTGAACCAGCTGGCAGAGAACGGGCTGGAGACGGGCGCCGTCTACGACGCGCTGGCGAAGCGCCTCGGCAAGACGCGCGCGGAGATCATCAAGCTCAAGGAGGCCGGCAAGATCGATAGCGACACGGCAATCCAAGGCATCATGGATGCCATCGCCACCCAAACCGGTGGCAAGGCGGCCGGCGTCGTGGCGGGCGAAGCGTCAAAGGGTCTTTCGGGCACGATGAAGCGCCTGGAGAACTTCTGGGAGAACCTGACGTTCTCCATGGACGCGCGCGAAGGACTTGGCGCAGTGCGCACGTCCTTGGGTGCGATCAACGACCTGCTCGACCTCAACACCGAAAGCGGTGCGAAGTTCGCCACGGCCATCGAAGGGACGTTCAACGCTCTCGCCGCTGGGTTCGTCGAAGGGTTCGGCGGCAAGGCCGCAGATGGCCCGGAAGCGCTCCGACAGAACATCCAGAAGGTGCTGGACGGCATCATCGCCGCGAAGCCCGATATCAAGGAATTCGCCGCGGCACTCGGTAAGGCGGCGGACGCCGGCGTGAGGCTCGCTGGTGCCTTTGGCGAGTCAGGCGCCATCGGCAAGGCGTTCAAGGTGATGGGGGTCGGCGTCAACGCAGGGCTCCTCGCCGGAGAGACCGTCTCGAACCAGGCGACGACGATTGGTAACGTCGGGAGGGTGCTTGAGGGCAAGCCCCCCGAGGCTCTAGCCTCCGAGCAGCGGTCGGCGTACACGCCAGTCGGGGCGGCCATTGTGGACGGCATCGTCACTGGGATCTTCGGCAACTCATATCAGCTCCTCCAGGCGATGACGAGCCTGACGAACATCGGGATCGACGCGTTCACCACGCAAAACAAGATCCATTCGCCGTCCAAGCTGTACGAGGAACTTGGCGGCTACCTGCCGATGGGGTTGGAGCGCGGCATCGTCGCGAACAGCAACGGCATCTTCGACGCAATGCTCGCCGCACCAGACCTTCAGCCGCCGGACCTCGGCGCCATCACCGGCGGAGCCGCGGCTGCGATCGGGCTCGTCGGCGGGCGCGGCGCCATCTCTGTCGGCGACATCTACGTGGACGCGCGCGGCGCTCAGGAGCCGGAGCGGGTCGCGGAGCTCGTGCGTGAGGAGTTGCTCAGGACCATGGAGAGCATGGGCCTGGCCACGGGAGCGGCAGCCTGATGGCGACCATCCCTTGGCCGGAGACCCAGCCTGGCGCCTGGGACGTGCTGTTCCTTGCGGGGCGCGTGTTCCCTGGTCTCGCCAAGATCAAGGTGAAGGGCGGCCAGAAAATCGACCGCAAAGACGCGCCGGGCTCCGACGGGGAGACGACGGTGCAGCAGGGCGAGAAGGCGAAGGACGTCGACATCGTCCACCGGATGTGGACGCAGAAGCAGTGGGACGAGTTCGAGTCGTGCTTCCTGCTCATCGAGCCCATCAGCGAGAAGCGGCGCCCGGTCGACATCGTGACCAGCCAGACGGCGTTCAGGCTGATCACCTCGGTTATCGTCGAGGAGATCGATGGCCCCGAATGGGCGGAGGACAAGCGGTGGATGGAGTTCCGGTACAAGTGCATCGAGCACAAGCCGCCTCCGCCGAAGAACACGACTAAAAAGAACGTGGCTTCGCTCTCGACGCCGAACGCTGGGAACATGAACGACCGCATCGACCTTGGTTCGGGCGGCGGAAGGATCGGCATTTACGACGCGGCGCAGGCGAGCGTGACGACGGCGGTCTATCGCTCGATGCTCGGCTTCCCGCGCTCCGGCCTGCCGAGCGGCTGATGCTCGTCTCCTGCAACGGTATCCGCGTCAACAGCGGCGAGATCGTGATGCCCCGCGTGGGCACGTGGATCGCCGACATGGCGATCGACGGCGCGCCTCCCACGGGCGCATGCACGATCAGCGTGAACGACGGCGCGGTCGTGTTCCGCGGGACCGTGGTGCGCCCGAGTTCGTTCCGTGAGCGGCATTCGGTCCTCGTGGTCGGCGGCGCCGGCGGGCTCTCGAGCTACATCCCGCACACCCACCACCGCGCGGTGCCCGTGGAGACGCCGGTCAAGGCCATCCTCTCCGCCGCTGGAGAGACGCTCTCGTCGACGTCCGACGCGGCCACGTTGCGCAAGCGCCTGGACGCTTGGAGCCGCAGGGCAGGCACGGCCGGCGACGCGCTGACGACCCTGCTCGACGACGTGGGGGCCGCATGGCGCGTCCTGGACGACGGCACGGTCTGGGTCGGGGCCGAGACGTGGCCGGCGGTCACGGTGGCCATGCAGGTCACTGGCGACGGCGGCTCGATGGACTCCGCCGAGGTTGCCACCGATCTGCCAGTGCTCCGGCCGGGGACGACCGTGGGCGGCCGCAAGGTCTCCACCGTCATCCACCGCTTCGACCCGTCGCGGGTCCGCACCAGGTTGCTCTACGAGCGCGGGACCATGGACCGCCTCCGCGGGGCCTTCTTCGGCCTCGCGCGACAGGCGCTCGCCGCGGTCGACTACCACCCGTCCTACGCGGCCACGGTCGTCCAGCAGCAGGGCAACGGGGATCTCGTGGTCCGGGTCGACGACGAGCGCTTCCAGCGCGGGTCGGACGGCACGGGCATCGCCGGGGTCAAAGCGTGGCCCGGCGTGCCCGGGATCAGCTACCTCGTGCGGCGCGGCACCCGCGTGCTCGTGGGCTTCCTCGACGGGCGCGGCGAGGTGCCGATCGTGACCGGCTGGCGCAGCGAGACACCGGAGCGGGTCACGCTCGAGGCCGACCGGATCAACCTCGGTGAGAACGCAACGCGCGGCGTGGCCCGGCTCAACGACACGGCGAACGCTGGCGCGATCTCCGCGACGCAGGTTGCGACCAACGTTGTCGCCATCACCTACGCCCCGCCGAGCGGTGCCCCGGTGGTCATCACCCTGGGCGCGCCCGGCCTGACCGTGACGCCGGCGAACGGCGCCATGACGGCCGTTATCAACTCCTCATCTTCCAAGGCCTTCGCGGAGTAGAGCATGGCTGACGAAGACCTCGACATCCGCATGTTCGTGAACGGCGAAGGGCCACCGGACCTGGACCCGTACTTCAACGAGATCGAGGGCGCGGAAGCCATCGCGCAGTCCGTGGCGCTCCGCTGCTATACGCCCAAGGGCTACGCCGTCGGGCACAACATCGACGCCCCGAACGACGGCGTTTTCCTCCCGGACTTCGTGCAGTCTGCGATGACGAAGCAAACCATGTTCACGGTCAAGACCCTGGTCAACGGCGAGACACGCAAGGATGATCGGGTGGAGACCGCGCGCGTCGAGGTCACCGGCGACGCCGCATCGCAGACCATGACGATCGCTGTCTCTGGAGAGGGCATCTCGGAAGACTTCGAATTCGCCCTGTCCGTCGACGCCGATGGCGTGGCGCTCACGAGTACCTAATGCCGGTCACATTCGCGCAACTCCTGACGCCGGTCACCGAGGCCGAGGCGGAGCAGCTGATCCTGGCCTTGCTCGAGGCGGTCGGCTTCCCGGCCCAGGTCTGGAAGAAGTTCCGCGTCCCGCGCACGTTCGTCCGGCTGTTCGCCCAGCTGTACGCCGACTCGCGCACGGGCCTGACGAACGTCACCAAGAGCCGCCTGCTCGGGTACGCGACGGGCGACGCACTGACCTACCTCGCGCACCACTGGTTCGACGAGGAGCGCGACCCCGCGGTTGCCACCGAGGGGGTGTTTCTGCTGACGGACGACGGGGGCGCCCCGTACGATATCGAGCCTGGCCAGCTCGTCGTGCGCGTCGCGGCCAACCCGTCGCTCCGGTACACGAACACCGGGAGCGGCCGACTGGAGATCGACGGCTCGCTCTCGCTCGCATTCAAGGCTGAGCAGACGGGGGCCGACCACAATATCCAGCCGGGCACGGGCCTGGAGTTCGAGGAGGCGCTCGAGGGCGTCCTCGTGAGCGCCGAAGCGGACCCGGGCACGGGGACGTGGATCACCACCGCTGGCGCGGACGAGCAGAGCGACGAAAGCCTAGTCCAGGCGTGCCGGGCGAAATGGGCGACGCTCGGCGCGGGCACCGAGAACTCCTACCGCGCATGGGCGCTTGAGGGCGCGCCGACCGCCACCAAGATCCAGGTCTACGGCGACGAACTCTCTCCGCCTGGCGAGGTTCGCGTGATCCTGGCCACCGACGTTGGGGCCGCTACGAACGACGAGGTAGATGCCGCTGATGCGGTCATTCAGGCGAAGCGTCCAATCGGGCTTCGAGCGGTGTCCACGTCCGCGGCGTCCCCCGACGTGGTCACCATCGATGCGACGGTGAACACCTACCTCACCGAGGAAGCCTACATGGCAGCGCTCGTTGCCAACGCGACCGCGCTCCAGCGGGAGCTCCAGATCGGTGAAATCCTCTACCTTTCGCGCATCAGCGCGCTCCTGCACTCCCCTGGCGACGTGCGCAACGTGACCATCACAAATCCGCCGACGACTCCGGGCGGCATCGCCGAGCAGATCACCGTGATCGAGTTGGGCACGATCGTCGTCAACACGCTGGTGCGCTGATGAACGTAGCCCAGATCGCTGGTCTCCTTTCGCGCGGTGTGCGCATCACGTTCGAGCAGTACCTGCGCGACGTGCTCGCGCCGGCCCACATGCGCGGCACCTGGTCGCAACGCTGGCTCGGCGTGTTCGGCGCGTTCTCGGAGCTGGTCTGGGAGGGGGCGCAGCGGTCCGCGGACGTTGGGTTCCCGGCGACGGCGCCGGACGACGCACTCGACGCGGTCGGCTTCAACCTGAACATCGAGCGGCTCGTCGAGGAGCAGAACGGCTCGTACCGGGCCAGGCTGCTGCACCCGTTCGACCAGTGGGGCGCGAGCGGGCGCATCGGCAACGACGAGGCGCCCAACATCCAGGCGCAGCTCGAGGCGATCGGCCTGCGCAACGTCGAAGTGTACGACCTCGCGGCTGGGTGGGATCCGGGCGACGGCAATGTCTACAGCTACAACCGCTTCTGGATCGTCGCTGAGCCGCCGGCCACGTGGACGCTGAGCGGCATCGACGAGATCGACGGGATGAGCGCCGTCGACGCGCAGAACATCCGCCGCATTGTTCACAAATGGCGCTCGAAGCACAGCGCACCTGTCTCGCTCTACGTCATCTTCGACGGCACGCTCGCCGACACGACCACTGACGACGCGGACGCCATGGTGGCCGCAGGCGATGCCGCGGAGATCCCCATCACGGCGCCGTGGGCCGCGGACGACCTGATCGCCGCGGACGACCTGATCGCCGGTTTCTACATCGAGCCCATCTGAGGACGGATGCTCTCCCAGCCATTTACCTCGCCCGCGCCCGCATGGCCGACTGGCCTGCGCTACATTCAGAACGGCGACAACCTCGGCACGGGCAACCACGAGACGCAAGCCGGAGACATCGCCCAGGCGCTGAGCTACCTCAAGCAGGCTATCGGCGGCGACTCGACGGTGCCGGTGACGCTGCACGACGTCACCGTCACCGACGAGATCAAGACCAGTATCGGCGGCATCACGCGGGTGGTGCAGGCGATCCCGACGGCCGAGGACCCGTCGGTGTGGTCGATCAACTACGCCGGTTTCGCCATTCAGACCGACGATACGCTGGCGCATCTCCGATGGGAGCTCGATCTGCCGCACGGGGCGACTCTCGTGTCCGCGTCTGTCTACGTGAAGGGCGCTGCCGGGCACATGTCGCTCCCGGCGGGGACCGACAGACTGCTGTTTGCGGTGGGATACAGCACCAACGCTGGGTCCACGCCGGGACTCGGAGACGCGTACGACTCGTCGGAGTCTGTGGAGGACTACGAAGAGACGCACGCGATCAACGTGGCTGTATCGTCGCACGTAGTGGACCGGACCGCGAATCGCTACTACGCGTACCTGCGGAATGAGCGAGGAGCTAACTACGTGGTCGGCGCCGAGGTCTACAACGTAGAGCTCTCGTTTACGCCAGCGATCTACGACCCTGGCTGAGCTCGCACGCAGTTCCCTGCGCCGTCGCACCGCATGCCATCACCGCATATCGCGCCGTCGCCGTCAGGCTCCCAATACGGGCCATCGCGCGAGCATCTGGCGCTAGCGCACAGGGCCTCTTCCAGAGGCATGTCGGAGGACCAGTAGACGGTCTCCGTTCCGCCAAGCCCGTTGCAGACGACGCGCTGGCAGTCGCCGTCGACCTGCTCCTCGATGGGCGTGCCGCGCGGCTCCATCCGGAACACGCAGCGTCCGTCCTCGCACGTGGTGTGCCGGCAGTCGTCGTTGGCCCCGTTGCAATCGCCGTCGACGACGCACTGCGGCTCGACGACGCCGGTGCTGGCGGATGCGGTGGTCGACGTCGCGCCGCCTGAGCCTCCGGCGCCGGGGCCTCCGGTTCCCCCAGCCCCGCCTTCACCTCCTGCGCCTGCTTCGCCGCCGGCGCCAGCGGCACCACCTGACCAGGCCTCGCCGCCCGATCCGCCCACGCCGGCGACCTCTGGCGGGTCGGGCGGAAAGAGCGGCTCGTCGTCGTCATCGGCCGCGCACGGGCCGAGCAGCAAAAGCAACAGAATCAGCAGCTCCATGGGGTCCCCGAAGCCGTCAGGATAAGGACTCGGGGCGCCCGCTGCTACTGGGATCCCGTTCAGCGGATCGACGCCCCAGATGGAGAGGGGCGCCGGTCAGTTCATCACGCTCGCGTTGAACGTCATGACAGGGAAGCCGCCTACCTCGCTCTGCGGCTCTGCGGATGCGTTGCCGCGAAGCGTAAGGCTGATCTCATGGTTCCCGGCCTTGTTCGGCGACAGGACGATCCTCGGCGTGAGTTCAAGCCCGGGTTTAAGTGGGCGCGTGTAGGTGTACCGGGCGTTGCCGAACAGCTTCTCGACGGACGCGGCGGGGACCTCGATCGTCTGGAACTCGTCGCCGCCGCAGCCGTGACACAGGATGGTGAAGCTCTCGAGCGTCTGGCTGTCGAGGTTCTTCACCCTGAGATCAATGACCACGCGGCCGCCGACGCGGGAGATTGCTGGCGCGAGCTCGCCGCTCCACTCGACGCGAACGCGCTGAGGAGGTGGTGCAGAGGGCGGCGGCACGGAAGAAGCTGCCGATGGCGCCGTTTTCGTGCCGCGCGGCGCCGAAGGAACGAGGGCCAGGAAGGCGCCGGCCATTACCAGCAAGCTGGCGATGATGGTCCACCCGGCCTTCGAGCTCTTGCTGAACGCGGGCGACGTCCACAGGAGACCGATCCCCACCGGAAAGCAGCAGAACGTCGCCATGAGGACCACCGACGCCTCGTGGAACCACTTCGGCTTCGGCGGCGGCGGCTGACCCCACCACGGAGGCGGACCGTACGGGCCCTGCGGGTGCTGCTGCGGATGCGGTGGGTACCCTTGCTGCTGGTACCCAGGAGGCGGGCCCCACCCGCTCGGCGGCTGTTGCATGTGCTCGAGGCTACGAGCGCCGGTCAGCGGCCGTCCACCGCTTTCGGCTCAGGCCGGCCGCCTCACTTTCGCGAGCGCTTCGTCTTGCCGGTCGGAGCCTCCGGAGCCGGGCCTCGCCGTCGAGTTCGACGACCCGCTCGCCTGGCGCAGGGCGCTCCTTCGCGGCGGCAGACTGGGCGCCGTAGCCGAGGTCGGTGGTCTCGGCGACGCGGAGGGGCTGGGCAGGCTGCACGTCATAGCTTGCCGGCCAGGACACGCCTCGCCGTCGGCACTCTTCCTCCATGCCAGAAGCGATGCGGCGACGTCGTGAGCCTGGCCGAGGCGAGGGCGCGTAGGGCGAACGCATGAACGACGACGACAAGTCGCTCGTCGAGTACGCTTCAAGCATAAAAGGCGTGTCCGCTGAAGCGCTCGCCAAGTTCCTGTCCAGCGATCTGAGCGCCATCCCAAGCGACATCTTGGCGCCGGCATTGCAGGACGCGATCCGCGGCTTGATCAAGGTCTACGCGGCCTACCAAGAGGCGGAGAAAGAGCGTGACCGATACGTCGACATCGTGGCTCGGGTCGTCGGCATGTCCTCTCGCGAGGCATCTCGCGGCAAATGGCATGTGTACTACATCCGATCCGAGGCGAACGGACTGATCAAGATCGGGTTCTCCAATTACCCAGAGGGGCGTCGGAGGACGCTGGAGAGCCATGGCGGCTCGGCGATGACGTTGCTCGCCAAGCACCGCGGTACCAAGACCGACGAGGCCAAGCTCCACCGTCGATTCAAGGCCCTCAGGGAACGAGGCGAGTGGTTTCGCCCCGGGCCCGCACTACTGAAGCACATCGCCTCGATCGCGCCTGGCAGCTCCACCTCGGCCTGAACTGACCTCCCGCCGGCCACCCCGGCTCCACATCACCACCAAGCCCTCGCGGCCCGCCTCCACCACCGGAGTGCGGGCCGCTCGCATTTATGGCCGACCAATCCAGCTTCCTCGTCCCGATCCTCCAGGAGATGGTCTACGGCATCGACGCGTGGAAGAAGCCCGCGAAGGTCGTAGCGACCAGCAATCTGACGCTGACCGGCCTCCAGACCGTCGACGGCGTGGCGCTCGCGGCTCAGGACGAGGTCCTCTGCGTCGGGCAGAGCAGCGGCGCGCAGAACGGCATCTGGGTCGTCACCGCGGGCGCGTGGACGCGGCGGTTCGATGCGTCCACCTCCGAGCGCCTCTTCGAGGGCGTTCGCGTGCCGATCACCCGTGGCACGGCCGGCGCCGGGTCCGTCTACCGCCTGACGACCACGGGCAAGATCAACGTCGGCACCACGGCGCAGACCTGGGAGCTGGATTCGCAGGGAGCCGAGACCTCCCCCGAAGCCGTCGCCCCCACGCCCGACACGCTCGCCCTGCGCGGCTCCGCTGGCGAGGTGCGCGCGGTGCGGATCGAGCTCGCGGACGCTCGGATCCTCCCCGGCGATCCGACGCAGGCCGGCGACCTTGGCTTCACGTCGACCGTGCGCCGGCCGCAGGCGTGGAATCCTGGGACGGGCGCGGCAGAGCCCGTGTTACTCCAGTCGGACATCCGGCGGGAGGTGGCAATCCATCGCACTGCCGAGACCAGCGGCATGGAGACAGAATGGTTTCTCCTGGTACTTTCCCTGCCGGCATCACAGCGAATGCAATTGCTAACAGTCGGATGGTTTCAGTACGAGAACGCAACGTTCACGCCGCCGAACACCGCGACCGTCGAGGTCCGAGCCGTGCAGCCTGGCGGAGGGTTTGTGAGTCTCGCCTCCGAGGAGATCGTCTCCACCGCCGAAGAAAACCTCAACGGGTTCACCATTTCGGAAGACGAAATTCCGCCGGGTTACTGTCTCTACTTTCAGATCACGAAGGGTGGGTCGGGGTGCCTCCTGCCGAAACTGTCTTTCTTCGTCGCATGGACTATCGACCCGACATACGTCGTACCGCCGTGATCGCGGCCTCGGAGACGCCATGACCATCGTCGAGACGATCGTCCCAGTCATCGCCGCTCTCGGCGTCGCCGGCGGCGGCATCTACACCGCGTCGAAGGCCTTCCCCGTGATCCTCGGCGCGCTCCGTGGGCGCAGCGTGCCGGGCGCCGACCGCGAGAGCCCCGTGCCGCCGGACCGGGCCGCCGAGCGCTCGCGCTGCGTGACGCACGCGGAGCTCGCGGCCGCAGTCGGCGCCGCCCTGACCCAGCATCGCGTCGAGTTCGGCGCCAGGATCGACGCCGTCGAAGCGGACTGCGAGCGGCGTGCGGATGAGGCGGAACGGCGGAGCGAGGAGCGTTACGAGAAGCTCGTCGATCGGATCGGTGGAGCCGATCAGAAGGTGGCGCACGTGGTCGGCATCCTGGAGGGGCTCAGGAGCGGACAGCCGCAGAGTCGCAGGGGGCGCGGATGAGGCCCTCGTGGACATCAGGGGACGGCCTCGATAGCGGGGCCACCCACCGGGGCATGGGCGCCACGGACGGCGGCTACAACGAGGCGCTGCGAGAGGCCGACGCCCTACACGACAGCCTCGACGAACTCCTGCGCCTGCTCGACGACGCGCCGCTGGAGGCCCTGCTGGACCCGCACGGCTCCGGCTGATGACTCAGTGGGCGCGGCCACGTGCCGCCAGCGCCTGCTCTACTTGCCGCTCGTGCGCCTCACGCCGCGCGCGCTGACGGAGCGCCCTCTGCCGCGCTGGCTCGAGGTCGTCGAGTTTCACCCGGTCCGCGCGCTGGTCGGCGCGGTACCGCCGGAGCTGCGCCTCGAGCGCCCGCACCTTGGACCACAGCCAGAAGATGAAAAGCCCGCAAAGCCCTGTGCACGCCGCGCACACGGCCAGTAGCAGAATCAAGATCCGCGCCGGTTCGTCCACAGGACGAGCGTTTCATAGCTCACAACGGCGCCGAACGCGATGAACTGGACCGTGCGAGCGACGCTCCAGTCCTCCACGGGTACACCGCGGGCGTAGGCGAAGAGCGCCGACGCCTGCCCGACCGTGAGCGCGAGCGGCACGAGATGATGAGCCATCAGGATCTCGCCCTCCCGGAGGCGCCTCGCGATCTCGATGCCACCCAGGACGAACACCCCCGCGCAGCAGAGCCCCGTGAAGGCCGCGTAGAACCACCACCGCGGCTCAAGCCGAAGGGCGGGGTAGGCGAGCGCGGCGCCCACGGAGGCCACGGCCCAGAGCGCCGCAGCCGGCCACGGCGAGCGCCTCCGGAACACCACGAGCGCTACGCCGAGGAGCGCGGCCGGCCAGCTCAGGAGCAGCGCGGCGTGCACGTGCAGCAGGAGGGCCTCGGTGCCCGCGTACGGCGCCGGCTCTCGCTCGAGGCGGGCAGCGATCGCCCACTGCGCCACGTCATGCAGCGGCGCCCACGCCAGCGCCAGCGCGACGGGCCGGTAGAACGGCCAGATGCCGCGCGTGCCCCAGCCCCGCCAGAGGGCGAGGCCGAGGAGCGCTGCGAGCGTGGTGAGGACCGAGAGCAAGGTCATGGAGCCCGCGAGGGTATCCCCGCAGGCTGGCGTGGGCCTACTTCGCCGCCTGGTGCCCGCCGATCGGGGGCGGGTCGATGGCGACGGAGCGCGAGGTGGCGGCGTTGAGCGCCGACGAGGCGGCCTCCACGATCCGGATCTTGTCGCCGATGGTCATGGTGCGGCCGTACTCATCGAGCAGCGCCTTGGCCTTGTCCAACAGCAACTCTCGCACGTCATCAGCAGTGTTTGACATCACGCAGCTGTAGCACGGCGCGGCATACCGCGCCTTGGCTCTCTGAAAACCGATCACCCCAAGGACCAGATGCATCGTTTCGCCATCTTGCTCATCTCGTTGCTCGCGCTCACCCTCACCGCGTGCCCGCCTGCGCCCACTGCGCCGCCGGCCGAGGTGACCGCCTCCTCGACCGCCGCCGGCGCCACCGGAGCTGGAGGTGACGCGGGGCCCGCTGACCCGGTCGACGCTGCGACCGCTGACGCCGCGGCCACGAGCGCCGAGGCCTCGACCACGACATCCGCGGCGACGGGCGCGCCCGCTCCTGCTTGCGAGGGCCCCACCAAGGCCCCGACGTACTGCGACTACGACAACGAATGTTGGAACGGAAACCAGTGCGATGTCGACGTCTGCGACCTCGGCGCGCCGCCGAATCCGCCGGCCCCGGACGGCCGGAAGGGCACGTGCCGCTGGACGCTGCTGCCCGACAACTCGCCGTGCGACGTGAGCGGCCCGAGCGACACCCACGACGCCTGCCGCGCCGGCGCGTGCTGCCCGGGCGCCGCTGAGCCGCCCGCGGTCCCCGTCGCCAACGTCCTGCCGGAGGCGAGGTGATGCTCGCCGCCCTCAAGAGCTGGAAGAGCTCGATCGCTGGCATCCTCGCCGGCATCAGCCTCGCCGCGCAGGCCGTGCTCGAGGTTGCCGAGGCGCCCGCGCGGCTGCGCGTGGTCGCGGGGCTCGTCAACGCCATCGCGATCGCGGCGCTCGGCATCGTCTGCCGCGACAACGACAAGACCTCGGAGCAGGTCGGCGCCCCGAAGGCCGGCCAGCTCCCGCCCGCGGAGCCGCCGCGATGAGAAAGGCGCTCGCGGTCCTCCTCGCCGCGCTGGCGCTGCTGCTCTCGGGGTGCGCCGGACCGCTCCAGGATGTCGGCCAGCAGGACAGGCGACCGATCACGGTGGCCGATGCGGCGAGCGCTCTCGTCGCCGCCCACGACCTGCTCGAGGACGTCGGCGATGCCCTCGAGGCCGTGCACACGGCGGCCGCTGCCCGGGCGCGCGCGGCGGCGCCGGACGACGAGGCGAAGCACCGCGCGATCGACGAGGTGCACGCCAAGTTCAAGCCGGCCTGGGACGCCTACGAGGGCGCGCAGGCCGTCTACATCGCCGCGGCCGCCGTGGTGCGCGCCGCGCAGCTGGCCGAGCTCGCGGGGAGGGCCCCCGACCCGACCGCGGTGGCCGCTGCCGTGCTGGCGCTGATGAGCGCGTGCGATGCCCTCGCGCGCGCCGCCGAGGCGGTGGGGCTGCCGGCGCTCCAGAAGGCGGGGAACCGATGAAGGCCGAGTCCACCTGGGCCGCCGTGGCTCTCGCCGTTGTCGGCCTCGCTACGGCCATCGTCCGCGTCATCGCCGGCAGGAAGCGCGCTGAGCCCCCGCCGGCGCCCGTCCAGCCAGCGCCGCCCATCCCGCCCGCGCCTGCCGGGCGCCGCGACGACGCCATCACCGCCGCCGAGCACGAACGGGTCCGCCAGGAGGCTGCGCGGCGCGCCCAACCTCCTCCCGCGGCCGACCTGACCAAGATCGCGCCGTCGCCGCCGAGCGACAACGCCATCGAGCCGAGAGACCTCCAGTGACCGCACGCATCATTTCCGCTGGAGCCGGCGCGACCAGGCCGCTCGTCCTCGCCTTCCTGGTGCCTCCTGTCCGCCGCCCGGGCGACCCGCACCTCGACGACCAGATCCGCGCGGCGCTGCCCGGGGCCTGCGTGATCGCGCACAGCGACGCCGACGGCGAGCCGCTCGCCGCCTCCGAGGAGCGGGCTCGCCGCGCCGGGCGGACGGGCGGGCCGCTCGTTCTCGTCGGCTATTCGGCCGGGTGCCTCCGGGGCGTGCGGAAGCGCCTCCTCGACGGCGCCGAGCCCGCCGCGGTCATCGCGATCGACGGCACGCACGCCTCGGTGCCTCCGGCCGCATGGCAGTTCGACGCCTGGCGATCGGTCATCGCGGACGCGCGCGACGGGCGCCGGCTGTTCGTGGCCACGGCGACACAGCAGACGTACGTGGAATCGCTGCCGGCCCATCAGCGCTACCTCGCGACCATCTCCGTGTTGCGCCGGCTGACCGGCTGGCCGCTCGCGAGCCCAGGGCCGCTGCCGCTCGGGGAGCACGTCTCCGAGGGGGACTGCCACGTCCACAGCTACGCGAGCGCCTCGATGGACGGCAATGCCCACAGCGACCAGCTCACGCGCGTGCTGCCCGAGATGCTCCGGCTGCACCTCGCGCCGTGGCTTGCGCGGCAGGGTGGCGCCGCGCCTGTCCCCGCCGAGGACCGCCACACGCCGGCGCCACCGACGCCCGAGGCGGACACGCCGCGGGTGCCGCGCGTGCTGCGCCGGGGTGACAAGGGCGACGACGTGGGCGACTGGCAGCGGCGCCTGCTGGAGCTCGGCTACGACCCCGGTTCGGCGGACGAGTCGTTCGGTCCGCTGACCGAGAGCGCCACGAAGGAGCTCCAGCGCGACGCCGGGATCGGCGTGGATGGCGTGGTCGGGCCGATGACGCGCGCCGCCGCCGAGAGCGCGGCCCCGAAGACGCTCCCGCCTGCGCCGCCCGCCGGGCTCGCCAGGGTGTTCCTCGGCAGAGCTCGTGCTGACCTCGATGCAGGCGTGCGCGAGGAGCGCCCCAACGACGGCGAGCGCGTGGGCGCCTACCTCCAGGCGTGCGGGGCGACGCCGCCGGCGAACTGGTGCGCGGCCGCGGTGACGTGCTGGCTTCGCGATGCTGCCCGCGAGCTCGGAGTCGAGCCGCCCGTGCGCGGATCGGCGGGCGCCAAGGCCTTGATGGCGCAGTTCCAGCAGGCCGGGCGGTTCATCTCGGCGGAGGAGCTGCGGCGGGACACCGCGTTGCTTCAGCCCGGCATGGTGGCCGTCTGGCACAGGGGCGCCCCCGGCGCGTGGACCGGGCACACCGCCGCCGTCGCGAGCGCGGCGACTGGGACGCGGTTCCTGAGCCTCGACGGGAACGGGGGGCAGAACGGCGATCGCGTGGCAGAGACGCAGCGCAGCCTGAACGACCCGCTGTTCCTCGGCGTCGGCCGGGTCGGCTAGGCGCCGCGTCTCGGCTGCCTGGCGCTGCGAGGGTACGTCTCCGTGAGCCAGGCCCGAAGGCCGAGCGCGTTGATGCGGCGGTCCAGGGTCCTCCGGTTCACCGAGAGTGCCTCCGCAGCGCGCTCCACGTTGCCGGACGCGGCGGCGAGCGCCTCGCGGATGGCTGCGGCGTCGGCCGCGCTCGCCTGCATGATGGCGTCTGCCGTGAGCGGCCGCGTCATCCGCCGGCCTCGAGCTCTCGCAGCCGGATCGCCTCGCGCTGCACGGACTGCGGCGGCTCCTCCGGCAGCCGGCGCCCGTCGGGAGCTACGAAGCTCCACGGCCCGAGCTCGCGGGCCACGGCGCCGCTGTTCCGCCGCGCCCGCACGTAGCGGGTGGTCGGGCGCCCGAGATCGTCCGTCGTCTCCCACTTGGCGCAACCGTCGGGCTCGTAGCCGGGCCGGCGGATCGACCCGCACAGGCCGAGTCCGTTGCCGTCGTGCAGGATTATGTGCGTGGTGCGCCCGCAGTTGCGGCAGGGGCGCTCAAGCGTTTCGACGTCCATGGTCACCACCTTCCTCGGCTGAACACGTCCTGCGCGAGGCCGCGGACCGTCTCCTGGATCTGCTCCTCCTCGACCGCGGACGGCCCGTCCACGAAGACGCGGTCGCGATCGCCATCGTCGCTCAGCCCGACGCTCACCTCGTCGCCCGCGTACGCACCACGCAGACGCGCTTCGACTGCCGCGCGGTACCGCTCATGGTCCGCTGGCGAGCTGAGCGTGCCGAGGTTGCTGGTCGCGATGTCGAGGTGGATGGACGTCATGGCTGTTTGCTCCTGCGTCGCCGGCCCCGCGCCGTCGATGCTTAGACAGTAGGACTCACGTGTCCGACTGTCAACCCGGTCCGGTCGATTCCTGAGCGCCGCCGCGTCGGCTAGGCGGACAGCGTGAACGACAGCGCGTCGATGCTGCACGGAACGCCGTCGCGCGCATCGATACCCTCGAACATCAGCGCGGAGCCGACGTGTCCGGGCGTGCGCCACGCATCCTGAATCGGCACGCCTGCGCCGGCTTCACGCTCGCGCCACACGGCGACCCACCGCACGAATTGCTTCACACGCAGATTCAGCGGCACTCGCCCGGTGACACCGAAGTCCGCCGGCACCCGCACGACGCGCGGCTCCGGGAATAGCTCGCGCCCGTCCTGCCCATAGACGCGGACGAACACGTCCGACCCTGGCTTCAGCAGGCTTTCGCGCGAGGCGCGAATCGCGTCATCGGCGCGGCAGCCCGTCTCTTCGCAACTCTGCATCTCGAAACCCTATCACGCGCCGGCTGCGCATGCAGCCTCGGAGCATATCAATGCGCGTATCCGTAGTTGTCCGAAACGATTTGGTCGACGCCTTCACCGCGGCTCTCGACGACGGCGAGATCCGCTTCTACGACGGCACCCGCCCGGCGTCCGTGGAGACGGCGATCACCACGCAGGAACTGCTCGTCACGCTGACGTTCGCCGCCACCGCGTTCGGCGCCGCATCGAGCGCGAGCGCCGCGGCGAATGCCATCGGCAGCGGCACGGTCGCCGCCACCGGCCAGGCTACTTGGGCGCGCCTCGTGAACAGCGGCGGCACCGCGGTGGCCGACGCGACCGTCTCGGCGACCGGCGGGGGCGGAGACATCCAGGTGAGCGGCGTGGATTTCGGCGCCGGCGGCACCGTGAGCCTGAGCTCGTTCACCATCTCGCAGCCGGCCGGGTCATGAGCGCGCGCGTCGGCCTCTTCGCCATCCGTCACCAGCGCGGCGGCGTCATCACCGCGCTGCTCTTCTCCGCGCCGCCGAGCGAGGCGCGCCTCGCCGCCGAGAAGGTGCGGCTCGACAAGCGCTACGGCTCCGGCTGGGTGCGCGTGGTGCCCGTCGCCCTGGAGCTCGCCGACGAGCACGCCGACCTCGCCGCGCGCTTTTCCTCGCCGCCGGAGGAGCCGCCGCCGCCCGAGCCGGGGACCGCGGGCGCGCTGCCCGGCATCGTCATCCACGCCGTCGGCACGTACACCCCGCCCCGCTGAACCATGGCAATCCGCACCAGCAGAGTCGAGTACGGGTGGACGACCGACGCCACCAACCTCAACGCGGCCACGCGTCGGGAATTCGGCGCGATCACGGCCGTCATCGAGGAGACGTCGAGCCGCACCATCGTCAGCGCCTACCTCGAGGTCGCGCTGCGCGGCAACGAGACCACCGGCACGTCGATGACGTCGCGGCTCATCGGGATCCGGGTCGACGCGGTAGCCTGGAACGACGAGACGAAGAGCGAGACCATCCCCACCACGGGCGACCAGGACTCGTTCCGCTTTCGTCGGGACGTCACGAGCTACCTCCAGACGAACTTCACCGGCACGTCGCACTCGATCCAGGTTGCGCTCCAGTTCGGGACGCTGGCGACGATCAACCACTCCGCCAAGCTCGTCATCAACTACAGCTACGACGACGCGAGCGCCTCGACGCGGACGAAGACGGCGTGCATCCCGCTGGAGTCGATCACCGGGACGCTGACCGACACGCTGGCCGAGATCGGGACGAGCCAAGTCCCGCAGCTGACGGGCGTCGGGGGCTTCCTCCCGGAGGCCAGCGTCTCCATCAAGGACATGTTCTTCGTCGTCATGGCGAACGAGGGGCACGCGTCGGGGACCACCGACTTCTCGCTCGCGGTCTCGCTCGACGCCGAGGGGGAGACGACGCTCGGGGTCTGCGAACAGGCGCTCGACAGCTCGCCCTGGTACGAGGGCGTCTGGAAGCGCACGGACATGGACCCGGCGACGACCCACGCCTTCAAGGCGAGGGGCACGGTGACCGGCAAGTTCCCGCAGATCTTTGCGCTGCTCTACGTCACGTACACGTACGACGAGAGCGCGAGCACGGACATCCTCAACAGCCTCGACATGCCGATGCCCACCGAGCCGGGCAGCTTCGGCGGGGCCACGTCCGGGCTCCAGAGCAAGATCTCGATGGTGGTGCCCATCGAGGAGCCCGGGACCATCACGCTGAAGCAGAGCGCGGTCCTCGCCGGCTACAACATGCCGAACAGCACGTTGAGCGGGCTCACCATCGGCGTCGGGTCGCAGACCCCGCGGGCGTACAGCCCGAGCACGCTCTACAACAGCCCTTCCGGCCAGCAGACCGTCTGCCACCGGTTCGACAGCGGGGCCGCGGCGGGCTCCGGGGTGACGCTCGCACGCGGCGAGAACACGATCACGCTGTCCTGGTACCGCACGAGCACCGGCTCCGGCGGCGCCGGCTACGGGTGGAACGCGCGCCTCATCCTCAACTACGTGTCGAGCAAGGCCTCCGCCGGCTCCGGCGCGCACAACCACACGATCAAGCTCTGGGGCGGCGGGACGGACGCCGTGGGCTCATCCACCGTGCGCGACTACACCTTCCAGCCGGCGATCCCGGAGTCGGACTACTGGGTCAGCTGCCTCGGGTTCGAGATCGACTTCTTGCAGGCCGGCCGCGGGATGTTCGCCTTCCTCGCTGAGCGCCTGTCGGGGGAGGGCGTCGCAGACGGGTGGGAGACGCTGCACACCAATGGGTTTTGCGTCAGCAACGAGAACAGCGTCAACACGCTGTGGTGCAACGCCTCCGCGCACTTCGACCGGCACCCGGCGGACCCTGACGGGGAGCGCCTCGCTGTCGAGAGCTCGCGCACCTGGCGCATGTCGAGCTTTCTCGACGGCACGAACAGCCACGGCGGGTTCGCCGACTTCGTCGCGAGCATCACCTACAACACGCTCACGCGCTCCGTGAGCGGCGCGGTCTCCGGCTACGACGGCGACGGCTCCGGGATCGTGGTGAACGTCCACCGCACGGACAACGGAGAGCTGCTCTACCAGGCGACGACGTCCGCGGGCGGCGGCTACTCGTTCACCGCGTACTCGGACGTGACATCGCTGTTCGCCGAGGCCCGGCAGGACGGGACGCACGTGGGGCGCTCCAACAACTTCACGCCGAGCTGACCGAACGTGGCCGACCAGGACATCGTCCTCCGCGACCCGGGTGGCGGGGTCGGCGCGATCGCGTTCGACGACAGCCTCCCGCCCGTCACCGGCGATGGTGACGCGGAGCTCCCCACGCTCGCCGCGGCTGCCGTCGGGACGCTCAGCTACACGGGATCCGCCTCCGTGGCGCTGCCCGCGCTCGCGGCGGCGGGGGCGGGCGCCCTGGCCTACTCTGGCGCCGCGTCCGCCGCGCTGGCAGCGCCGGAGGCCACCGCCGCCGGCGCGCTCACCTACACCGGGAGCGCCTCCATCGCGCTCCCAGCGATCGCCGCGGCCTCCTCCGGCCTGCTCTCGTACACCGGCGCGGGCGCGGCTGTCCTGCCGGCGCTCTCCGCCGCCGGTTCCGGCGCCCTGGCGTTCGTCGGCACCGGCGCTGCGTCCCTGCCCGCCCTCGGCGCCGCGGCGGCAGGCACACTCCTCGTCGTCATCACGGGCGTCGGCGCTGCGGCGCTCCCTGCGCTCGCCGCCGCCGCGACCGGCACGCTCATCCCGCCGTCGGGCGGGGAAGAGCCCGGCTTCATCACGTTGCCGCGCGCGGGGACTCTGTACGAGCTCGCGCTGCCCGCGGTCGCCTCCCTCTACGTCATCACCCTCGCGAGGCCCATGTTCAGGCTCCACATCGGCGACACCGCCGTTCTCACCGGCGTCACCATCCGCGACGCCGCGGGCGATCTCGTCGACCCCGCGACGCTCACCATCCTGATCCTCTCGCCGCTCGGGGTCGAGGTCGAGCTCGTCTACGGCACCGCGCCCACGAGCGGCTCGGGGGACGCCGTCATCCGGACGGCGGAGGGGACGTTCACGGTGCAGATCGAGATCACCGACGAGCGCGGCGCGGGGGTGTACCGCTACACGGTGGTGACCACCGGGGCGCGCGCGGCTGAGACGGGCACGTTCACCGTCTACGCGAGGGCGGTCTGATGGCGGTCAGGACGATGCTCATCGTGGTCAAGGTGGCGCACACCGACCCTGCGGTCACCCCCACGGAGGCCGAGGCGCTCGCCGTCATCGGCGCCGACCGCTGGGACACGGCCCGCGGTGGCCAGCGCCCGGGGAACGGCGCCTACCTCCTCAGCTACCGGACGGACCTAGGCCGGCGCGGCGACGAGCGGGACGCCCGCGGCGCGGCGCACGTGGAGGACACGGCAGCCAAGGGGCGGCCGGCGGACGCGGGGCAGGGCGGCGGCGGGGGTCGAGACACGCCGGGGTAGGCCGGCTGCGCAGGAAAGCGAGAACGCGCCGGGTACGCCCGGCGCTTTTCGCGTTCCATAGGCAACTTGACGCAGGCGGGATGAAGAATGTACCAAAGCGCATGCGCTCGAACGCCCGCTGCGCTCTGGTCCTGACCGCCGCGTGCTTCGTCGGCTGCGGAAAATCACAGACGACGCAGGATCGAGCGGCGGCAGCGACGGCAACATCGCCACCTACAGAGACTGCACCGCCTGCCTCGCCAGCGGCTGCTCCGGCAGTCGCGCCAGACCTACCACCCCCGTCTCTGCCGCCACTCGCGAGCGGAGCGGTAATCGAGCTGGACACAGCATATTTCGCCAGGGGTGGAGCATCGGCCATTCGCGGCGTGACGAACCTACCAGATCATACCGTACTATCTATCTCAGCGGAAGAGCCGGGGGACTTCGGCAAGTCTGACAGCGCACAGGCAACCGTTCGAGCCGGGCGTTTCGGCGGCATGGCCTCGAGCGCTGGCTCTGATGTGCCGGAGGGGATCTACGCGGTCGAGGTGAACACGATTTTGCCAATGGCTCAGCCGGAGGATGTGCAGGAGGTCATCGGGAAAGCTGGCGAGCGACTCAGCGGAAAGCTGGTGAAAGCAGATGCCGGTGGCAAGATCGTCTCTGTGCGGACCGTGGCGATGGTCGGCATGAAAGGTGCCGCGGAGTCTGCCTCTCTCAAGAGGGCCACAGACCGGCGAACTGCATTGCAGCGCGCGCTGGCTAGGCTGGATCAGCTAGAGCGCAGGGGTAGGATGTCGCCACACGAGTTCACGCCAGAGTGCATGACCAGGATGCGCGCCGACCATGAAGCGCTAGATGTTGTCGCCCGCGATCTGGACCAGATGGCGCTCACACTCCCGGGCGTAGTAGATCTTCGGTACGCCTCGAGAATATTGCAAACCTGCGTTTCATGCGCGGACAGCTTCGTAGATTCATGCGACGACGGACGAAGCAAGCTTCGTGCGGCATCCTCCGCCATCGCTGCCGGAAAGCTCCGCTAGCCGACCTCGCGCCAACGCTCTTCGTCGCTCGCTACCTCTACCTCTACCTCACCGCGCCCGTCGCCCCGATCGCCTCGCCACGCGACCTCCGCGGCGCTCGGGCAAGCTCTCGCCGGCGTACACCACGACGGCGCCAGCCCAGGGCCAGTGCGCCACCACCTCGGCCACCGGGGCGGCGTCGCCGATGGCCAGCACGCGGCCCGCGCTCTCAGCCCAGTGCATCGGCCATCTCCTCCCTGCCGAACTCCTCCACCCGCCCGGCCACGCAGACCCGGGCGCTCCCGTCCCCCGCGCGGCCGACGAGTTCGCAGGGGATCTCGACCACCTCCCCGCGGCACATCGCCCGCACCATGCCGCCGCGCTCCACCGCGAGGCCTTGCCGCCGCCACGTGGCCTCGAGCATCTCCAGGCTCCACCTCATCGCTGCCATGATCCCCTCCGACGCCGCGAGCCCGGTCCGGAGATCCGGCCGGGCTGCGACGTGCTGAGCTGGCGGTGCGCGGCCGTCAGGCGGTGGCGATCCGCTGCCGTGCCTCGCGCGCCTCGCGGCGGAGCTTGCGGGCCGTGACGATGCAGCAGACGTAGAGCACGCGGTCATGCCGGCGCCACCGCGCCTCCCGCAGGACCTTGCGCGCCCGCTCGTAGCGCTCGGCGATGAAGGCCTTCGTCTCCGCGTCGCCCGCGATATCCCCACCCGCCGCGTTCGTCGCCTCGTCCATGACCGTCCCTCCCACGCCGACAAGCCCGGTCTGGCGTGGCCAGCCGGGCTGTGGCGCGAAGAGCTGTCGGACGAGGCGGTCAGGCGATGTGGGTGCGGCCAGGCGCGATGCTCCGCGGCGGCGCGGTGAAGTCTCGCACCAGCCGCGCGGTGCCTCCCGGGTCCGGATCCTGGCGATCGAGGCCCAGCGCCCATCGGCAGACCTGCGCCTCCACCGCGTCCGCCGGGACGTCGCTCCCGTCGGCCGCTTTCATCGCGACCGCCCACCCCATCCGGACGGCCCTCGCGATCACCAGCTGCGCGCGCTCGCGCGTCGCCGAGCCGTAGCCCCTGCGGCTCGTCTCGACGGCCACCTCGGGGATGGGCTCGCCGATGATCGAGAGCTGCCCGGCGCGGGCCATGAGCTCGAAGCGGGCGCGGAAGCCACGCGGGCTGGTGACGGTGGTGATGGTGTTGGTCATGGCCTGATCCTCCTCCGCGGCGCCACGCCGCCTCATGAGCTATTGATAGACCATTGGTCTACCAATGTCAAGTGGTCAACGCGCGATGCCCGCGTCGCTGCCGCGCGCGGCCTACGGCCGAGGATCAGCGGGCGCCGTCGGGTCGACTCCGAGGTGGCGGAGCTCCTCGTGAGCGGCCTCCCGCTCCTCGTCTGTGCTGGCGAGCGCGAGGCGCTTCCAGGCCCGCGCCACGGTGGGGCCAGGTCCGGGCCACGCGTTCAGGGTGGCGATGAGTGCCTCCCACGCGTGGAACTGCTCCGGGGCCATGAGCTCGGCGAGTACGTTCCGCTCGAGGTCATGCTGGCGGATCAAGCCCGCCATCGCCTGGGAGACCACATAGCGCCAGTCGGCGTCACGCGGCAGGGCCTCCCGCGCACCAGCCAAGCACGCGGCGATGGCCCCGGAGAGCTCGTCTGCGACCCGCAGCCGCGGGTCGAGCAGGTGGACAACGACGCCGGCCATCACAGGGCCAGCGCGAGCCCGCCCTTGTCGGAGGCGGGCAGGGTGGCGAGGTGTCCGCGCACCATCTCGGTCAGCGCCTCCCAGATGGCGGACTCGCCGTCCCCCAGGTCCAGCGGCCGCCCGTCGAGGCCCACGCAGTCCTCGAATCCCTCCACGTCCCACCGACCGGAGCCAATGCGCTCGCCGTCGCGGTAGAACGCGACGGCGGCCTCGTAGCCGCGTGCGCCGTTGGCCAGCTCGCCAGCGTCACGCACCTCGCTCACCTCGACCCCGAACGCGCGCCCATTGATCGTCTTGCTCAGCATCTCGCACCTCCTGACGCCGAAGGCCCGCTCGGGTGACCCCGGCGAGCCTTGGCTTTCACCCCACGATCTCGATGTCGCCCTTCTCTCGCTTGGAGAGGCGCCGGCAGGCGTCGTCGGCGTCCGGGTCCAGCGAGGCGAGCTGTTCCTCCTCGTAGCTCGATGGGACCTCGATCCAGCCGTGCTTGGGGTGGCGGAACCAAATCAGGCCTCCGCCCACATCGACCCGACCACTGTAGGTCCTCACCCGAATGACCCCCTCGTCCTGGAGCCCGCGCCGCGCGCGCAGCCAGGATGCCGTCTCTCCGTGGACCACGAGAACCATGCCCACTTTCTGCGCCGGTGGCGCATCCCGCGCGGCCAGGCGCGCCTCGGCGTCCGAGGTAGCGGAGTCCTCGTCTGTGTACAGCGAGAGGGCGAGCACGCTGGCCGTGTCGCCCAACTCGTTCCTCATGAGGATCCCCTCCACGAGACCCTTCACGGTGGTCTCGTAGCAGATCCCGTCGAACGCACTCTTCGGCCCCGGGTTGAAGACGACCCACATCGTGTCGATCTTTGCCATCGTCGTTGTCGCGCGCGGCACTTGGCCACGCTCTCCTCCTAACGGCAAAGGACCGGGGCTCGAGGCCTACCGGTCCATGTGCGCGGCCCCCTTTCGGGGGCCCGGCCGTTTCAGTCTTCGCCGCGGCGCCCGAGCTCCGCGCAGTACTTGTCGATCAGCCTCTGGGCCCCCTGCTGCTCCTTACTGCCCTCGGCGGCCACCGTGTGGTGCCCCTCCGCCTCCCGGATCCAGACCCGGAGCATCTCCGTGGTCACGTTGGCGTAGTCGTTCAGGTCAACCGTCGCAGCGCCGTCGTTCATCATGAAAGTTATGATAGATCACTGGTCTACCATGTCAATGGCGGCGACCAACTTTTTTCGGAGAGCGCGGCGGCCGGCGTTGCGTCGACATGCCTCCGAGCGTGACAGCGTCGATGGGGTGCGGCATCCGCAGATCTGCGGACGGCGTCGCGCTCGCGCGGTGCGCATAGCTGACCGGGTCACCAGGAGGTCCCATGTCACGCGTGCCGCTCATCTCATTGATCATCGCCACCGCTGCCGCCTGCTCGCCGGAGGCGCCGCTCGAACAGCTCGGGCAGGTCGACGCCTCGTTCTCCGCTGGCCCGTTCACAGTCCAGCCTGGGGAGGACCGGACGGTCTGCTCCTACGTCCGCGCGGACAACCAGGAGGCCGCCGACATCTCCGCCTTCATCACGCAGCAGGCGCGGGGCGGGCACCACATCATCGTCTACGCCGTGGACCACCCGATCGACTCGGAGCCGCACGTCTGCACCCAGGGCGGACAGCCCGGGTGGGACACCATGCTCATCTCGCAGCAGGAGCGCGAGGAGGTCCGGTTCCCGGCGGGCGTCGGCTACCGGATCGGTCCCAAGCAGCAGTTCGTGCTGGAGACGCACTTCATCAACTCGAGCCCGGAGCCGGTCGACGTGTCGAGCCGCTTCGGCGTGGTCTATGCCGCGCCCGGGTCGGTCCGCGATCGCGCGGCCACGTACTACTTCGGGACGATGAATATCGACGTCCCGGCTCGCGGGCGCGCGACGTCGGCCGGGTCATGCGCCCCGCCGGTGCCGATGACGGTGCGCACGATGTTCGGGCACCAGCACGAGCACGGCACAGCGCTGGACGTCCAGCTCGTACCGGGTGACGGGAGCGCGCCGCGGGCCCTCTACCGCTCGACCGACTGGGCCAACGCGCCGCTCACGACGTTCGAGGGCGGGCTCTTGGTCGGTCCCGCCGACCGGCTGCGGGTGACCTGCGACTGGGAGAACACGGGCGCCGACCGGCTGCGGTTCCCGGACGAGATGTGTTTCTCCATCGGCTACTACTGGCCGGCCGAGATGTCCTTCACGTGCGCATCGGGCGGCGGTGGGCCGGAGGACCAGTGCACCTGCTTCGCCCGCGGCGGTCTCGACGTGGGGCCGGGCGGCGGGTCGGCGGAGCTCGCGGCGCGGCGCGCTGAGGAGGTGCCGGGCGCCGGTGGGCCGCTCAGCGCGGGGGACGCCATCTACTGCTTCCTCTACGCGCCGGAGGACTACGGCCCCGCGGGCCCGCTCCCGACGGCGCGCCCGCGCTATTTCCGCGACGCGCAAGGGGCGGAGCTCGGGAGCTCCGAGGACGCGGCGGTGATCGCGTTCGCGGACGTGACGCCGGGGAGCTACGTGGCGAGCTGCATGATGGACGTGGTTGGCGGCGGCTTCATCGCTGGGAGCGGCGACGTCGTGAACGCGACGCCGGCTCTCCTCGAGGTGGGCGCCGAGGGCACCGCTCGCGCCGAGGTCGTGCTCGACTACGCGATCCCGTAGCCGCTGGGCTACCGCTCGTCGAGGTACCGCGCGATGGCCGTCAGGATGGCGGCCTCGCGGTTCTCCAGCCCGTACACCCCCTCCACCCGGGTCGCCAGCTGCCGGTCCATCCACACCTGCTGGGCGTCCTCGGGGGCGCCGATGTCGACGTCGGCGGGCAGAACCGGCCGCGGCTTCGCGGCGAGCAGCCGGGCGACGGCGGCCTGCACGTGCTGCGTCGGCTTGAGCTCGCGCCGCTGCTCGAGCCGGGCCCACATCCGCGCCGGAATCTGAAGACGCAGGCGCACCCGGCCGTTGCGGGCAGCCATCTCGGCGGCGGGCTTGATGCCGCGGGCCTCGCCGCGTAGGTCGCTGCCGCTCACCACGGGCGGGCACCGACGAGGACAGGGGACGCGTAGCGGGCGGGGCTGTGGTCGGGCGACATGGCCATGGCATGGTAACCCGCCGGTCTACCAAGTGCAACGGGGCAGCGGGCAGCCGGCGAGGCGCCGGGTGCGACACCGTCGCCGTAATCGACGCAACATTGATGGTAGACCACTGGACAACCATGCGACTCGGATCCACCATCTGGACATGGCGAAGCGCCCCGCATCCGCAGACTGGTCCGGCACCCCGCAGCAAGCGCTCGCTCTCCTGCGGGTGGAGCTCTCCTACCTGCTCGCGGTGCCAGCGATGCTGCTTCTGGGCACCGAGCTCAAGCGGCACCCGGTCCACGCGCGCTGGCTCCGCAGCATCCCTGGCAGCGATGCCCGCAAGCTCGGCGTCCTGTGCGCGGCCGCGCCGGCCGAGAAGCGCGCTGCCGTCAAGGCGGCGTTCTCGCAGGTGCTCTCGGCGGTCGACGCGGCGACGATGCGCGGGGTCTGCGATGGGACGGAGTACGCGATCGAGGTCCGCGTCTCGGGCGCCGATGGGTTCTACCCGTCCGACGAGGTGATCCTCGACAGCTCGGGCGGCGACGGCGTGCGCCGGCTCGCGTACTGCCGGCGCGTTCCGGCTGACCGGCAGGGCGCTGAGGAGATCCGTGGCCTGATCGAGCAGGAGGCGTGGGAGGCGGGGGCGGACGCGGTTCAGGTCACCGTGAGGGCGGCGTGATGACTCCTACGCTCGCCGAGAATGCCACTCGACGAAAGGCCATGTCCATGTCACACCTCATCTCCGCGCGCCGGCTCATCCTCTCCGCCATTAACGACCCTGGCGCCGCCGCGGAGCTGCTGAGCCGAGCGGTGGACTACATCCGCGCGGCGCTCGCAGGCGTGACGCCGGAGACGCCGGCCGCCGTGGCGAAGGCGGTGACCACGGAGGCGGAGGGGCTGTTCGCCATCATGGAGTGCTTTGAGGAGGTGTCCTGATGACCTGTCGGCATGCGAAGGGCGATCCGAATTGCAGCAGCCATCCGTCCAACGTGGCGGCTCGTGTGCGCGATGAAGTCGCGGCGGAACGACGTGACTTCGAGGCGAAGCGCGCCGAGGCTGAAACCAAGACGCCGGACGCCGAGCGCTACGAGATCGTCGACACCGTGCGCGTCGGTCCGCATCTCGTCGCCAAGGTCCTCTACCCGAACTGCAAGAAGTGCAGCTACGAGGGAAACAAGGTGATGGTCTGGCTCAACGTCACGGAGGCCGATGCGCTCCGCTGGCGGCGCATCGATCCGCACTTTCGCGACCCGGGCGCGCAGCGGTCGCCGCGGGAGGCGCCCGGACCCGCCGCGCGATTCCCCGCGTCGGACGATGGCTGGCATGATGCGCTCAGCTACGCGCGCACGAAGGCGGCCCTGTGACCATCCCTCCCTCCAAGCTCACCGCCGCCCGCCTCGCCGCCGCGGAGGTCATCATCGCCGAGGGGCTCACGGGAACGAACTGGGCCGGACGTGGCCCGGAATGGCTCCGTCGTGCGGCCACGAACCTGAAGTTCTCCTTCGATGTCAGCTACCACGTGCATCCCAAGCAGGATGAGCAGTCGCCGGCAGCAATCCTCGTGCACGTGTACGAGGAGTGCGGCGGCGTCAGCGTCGCGGTGGAGCCGCGGCACCTCGGCAAGCTGAGCACGGCTCAGGCCGCTGAGACGGTGACCCAGCTCGCACGAATCGCCGAGGTCGCCCGCAAGGTCGAGGCGGCCATCGCGGAGGCGCTCGCGTCATGACTCGCCGCCTCGCAAAGACTCGACCGTCGCCTCCGGCGCCCGCCCCGTGGTCGCCGCAGCAGCCTTCCCGCGAGCCCTTCGTGCCGGGGTGGGTCGCAGAGCGCCACACGGCGAGCGGGCTGCCGTGTCACGTGGGCTCGATCGTCACCGGCATCGCCAGCGGCGTCTACCGTCTGCCGCGGTTCCAGCGGCCATGGCGGTGGAGCGACGAGGACACGCTCTACCTGCTCGACTCCATTCTCGCCGGGTACCACACCGGGCAGCTGCTGCTCTGGGATCGGAACGACCTGCCGGCTTCCACGGAGCGCTTCGGCGAGATCGAGGTCACTGCGCCGGCCGGTCGTGGACGCCTCGTGGTCGACGGCCAGCAGCGACTCGGCGCGATCGCGACGGCGGCGCTCGGCCAGCGCTTCGCGTTCCACCTGCTCGACGGGCGGTTCGCAACGGACGCTGCTGGTCCGTGGTGGTGCCCTGCTGGGCTGGTCATGTGCACGAGCCCCCGCTCGATCGACTGGATCGTGCACCACGCTCGCGAGCATCGGCTCGACGAGCACCAGCTCATCGGCGCGTTTGGGGCTGCGATTGACTCGCTGTGCTTCACGTCGCTGTACACCGTGACCATGGATCCGCAGTGGCCGCTCGACCGCGTGATCGAGAGCTACCGCCGGCTGAACACCACGGGCGTGCGGATGTCGGCGGAGGACCTCGAGGCGGGGCTGCGGCGGGCGGTGGAGCCGTGACCACCTTCCGCCTCTCCGCTCACCGGCGCCTCGTTGCCGACCCTCGCCGCGGGCGCCTGCTGCTCCAGCTCGCCTACGTGGCGACCGCGGACGCCGACGCGCTGTGGGACGCGCACGCATGGCCGCCGGTGCTGTGGACCGAGCTCTCGGACGAGCAGCGCGCCGAGATCGAGGGGTTGCGTGCGCTGGGAGATGAACTCGCCGCGGAGGCTGCCCGGCTCGGGGTGCGCGGCGGGACGGACGAGGCCTTCCGCGATGTGCTCGCCTGGGCCGCGCCGCGCATCGAGGCCGCCGTGGAGCGCGAGCACCTGGTCTGGGAAGTGGCGCGAGCGCTGGAGGAGGGGGCGGTCCTCGAGGCGGGCGACGTCGAGGCGGCGCAGATCGGCAGCGCGCGGTCTGGGGCGCCGCTCTTCGCGGCGTACCGGGACGGCGAGCCGCTCACCAGCGTGCTCAGCGCGGATGCTGCCGCGGCGGCGTTCTGCGGCGAGCGCGGGGCAGGGGAGGAGGCCGCGCGGGCGGCCCTGGAGGCGTGGGAGCAGAAGGAGGAGGAGCGAGCGGCATGAGCGAATTCAAGGTCGGCGACCGGGCGACGTTCGAGCTGGACGGCAACGTGCGCACCGTCTTCACGGTGGAGGAGATCGACGACGGGCGCCTCTATGCGAACGGCCGCGGGCTCATGGTCCGCGCCGCCCGCGCGCGTCCGTGGCGCCCGGGAGATGACGAGGCCGCGCAGCACTGGCGCGACCGGCGCAACTGCATCGAGTTCAGCCGGTGGGCCGAGCTGTCGCCGGCGGACGCTGCGGCGGTGGCTGCCATCCTGCGGAAGTACCTGCCCGCGCCGGACGAGGACGACGGCGACGCCCCGGAGCCTCGATGACCGCCGCCTACTCCATCGCCTACCTCCAGGACGGCCGCGACCGCGGCGCGCTCATGTACTGGTACGTGTGGGCCGCCTGGCTCGACGCGCCCGCGGGCAAGCCGTGGACGACGCCGATCGCGACCGGACGCGTGCTCCAGAGCGGCTACAGCATGGGCATCCAGCACGCCGACGAGCACGCGGAGATCGAGGCCGACGATGCCATCCGCGTGCGGCTCGGCCCTGGCGCGGAGACCCGGCGCCTCGACGACAGCTTCGCCAGGGCCGCCTACCGCGAAGCCCAGGGCGCCGCCCCGAACTGGCGGCCGAAGCGGCCGACGAAGCACCGCTACGCCACCCCGCGCGGGTTCTCGCGGCCGCCGGCGACGTCTGCGCGCACGTTCTTCGAGGCGGTGTGGGCGGCGGACGAGGCGAAGCTCCGCGAGCTCGAGGAACTGCTGCAGCGCGCTCGCCGGGCGGGAGTGGGCCACGACTTCGGCTGGATGCGCGGGCAGGCGCCGGCGCCGGCGTCGTCCGCCCTTGCCGCTCTCGGCCTCTCCCGCGGCGCCACCGAGGCCGACGTGCGCCGGGCGTACCGGAAGCTCGCGCTGCAGACGCACCCGGACCGCGGCGGCTCGGCGGAGGCGTTCAGGCGGGCCACGGAGGCGAGAGACGCGGCGCTCCGGGCGGTGGGAGGCCGCTGAAGAATCGACGCGGCCGCGATCGATCCGCCGCTGGACGGCATCTTCCCCAGCAGGAGGCGTGATGCAGCAGATCGATGGATGGAAGCGCGCGGCCGGGGCGTGGCAGGGGGCTGAGCCGGCCGCCGCCGAGGTGGCGGGCTGGGAGCGGTGGACCGGCGACGCCCGGGTGGAGCTCCGGCGGAGCGGCTCGCGGTGGGCGGTGGCCCGGGACGGCGAGGTCGTGCTGTTCGGCGAGCTGCCGGCTGGCGGAGAGATGCGGCATGCCGGGCTGCTGGCGCTCGGCGTGGCGTGTGGGGACGAGGACGTGACGAGGAGGGATCGATGAGGCTGAAAACCTGGCACTTCGAACACGCGGTGGTGGTCTCGGTGCTCGCCGCGGTGTGGTGGGCGACTGGACACGAGCTCCGGGAGGCAGCCGGATCGCTCGCCGTCTATCTCTCCTTCGGGCACGCCTCGGTGAGCGAGCGCCTGCGAGAGCGCGAGGCGGCGCGGCCGGTGCCGTCGGTGGAGTGCCACCGCAAGGCGACGCTCTACTTCGTCGGCAAGGAGATCGTCTGGGCCTGCTACTTCGTCTGGTCGGGCACCTACGCGGCCCTCGTCGGCTGCGCGGTGTTCGCGGCGTACCCGCTGTGGAGGCGATGGTGGCGGCGCGTCCACCCGATGACGTCGGCCGCCGCACCGGTCCTTGACAGCTGATAGCGCAAACGCTATCGATAGACCATTGGCGCGCAGCGCTGGGAGGGAGCAAGCATGTCGAATATCATCGACGCGATTCGGGCAGAGCTCGACCGGCTGGACGCAGGCGGCGACGACGGCATCGAGGTGGAGGCGCATCCGGCCGGCGTTCGCTTCTACGATACCCAGGAAAGCGCCGTGTACGACGCGGCAGAGGCGCTCGCGGCACTGCGCGCGGTCGGACCGGACGACATCAACCCCGACGATGGTGGCGGCTTCGGGGCCGCGTGGAATGCGCTCGCGCACCTCCAGGAGGTGCCTTGACGCAGCAGCTTGACTCCGCAACCCTCGCCGCCGAGCTGCGCCGGGAGATCGCCGCCGCCCTCGCCTCTGCGGGGCTCTCGCAGCGCGACCTTTCCGAGTCGACCGGGATCGCCCAGAGCGGCATCAGCCGGGCGCTCACGGGCACGGCCGACCCTCAGCTCTCCACGTTGGTGCGCCTGCTCGCGGCGGTAGGCTGCCGGCTGCGGGTGGAGCTGGTCGACACGCCCAACGACGTAGAGATCGCCACAGGGACGAACTACCGAACACGTTTCAGCGACAAGAGGGAGCAAATGCCTACAACCAAGTTCAACGTATCTAGAAACGAAGTCTGCGTGCTGCATAGCAGCGACTGGGCTGGCGACGTGGAAATTGTCTGGAGCGACAGCGGGACAGAGCGTCGCGTCAAAATGCCGGGCAACATGCTGCTCAGCATCTCCTCGGCTATCTTCCAGGCGAAGCTCGCTCAGAGGGCGAAGGCGTTCGTGGATCGCCTGACGTTCAGGCGCTCTTGACTCCACATCAGACGCTGTCACGCTATCTGCGTCCGTCGCCATGTTGCGACGCCGTCCGTCGGGTGAGAGCTCGGCGGAGGGGCTAGCCCTGATGGGCTGAGGTCCGGGACCACCGGCGCAAGCCGACCCCGGAGCCCCATGGAAGCGGATTCCAAATCCGTGCCCTCCCGGGGCGGTGGGTGCCGGCGCGCTGGAAGCCGGCCGTGTCAGGACGTCACGCGGGCGATTGGAAGGCCCGTACGCCTCAGGCGGTGACCACACCGGGCGCGAGGCGCTGAAGGGCTCGACGGTCGACCGCCGGGCCCTTCGTCTTTGCGTAGGGTGGAGGCGAGATGCTGAAGGCGTTGAACGTCGGGATGATGCTGGCCGCGCACCCCGTCATGGCCGCCGCTGCGGAGCGCGCGCGGGAGCGGGAGGAGACCATCTGCCGGCTCACAGTTCTCGTGGGCGACCGCGCCGAGGCGCAGCGCGCCGAGGCGCAGCGCGCCGTGGAGCTGGCGGAACGGGTCGGCCTCGGCGCGAGCGCCGTCTACAACATCGCCGCGCGCGGGGAGCCGCTGCCGAAGACCGAGGAGGAGCTCCTGGCCACCAGCGAGGCGGGGCAGAGGCGGGTCGAGGACCTCGCCAGGATCCTGGGGGTCCGGTGAGCCTGAGCGCGACGGAGCTCTGCATCGTCGTCGCGACCCTCGTCGGCTTGGCCAAGCCGGCGCTCGCGCTGATTGGCCTGCTCGGGGGACGGATGGAGCGGCCACCCGTTGAGCCACTCTTCATGGAGCGCCTGTCGCGCTCGGATCCGCCCGCGCTCCCCGAGCACGTCGGCGGATACCGGACGAGCCCATCGGAGCCGCGCTGATGTTCTGGAACCACCACCCCGTCCTCCGCTTCGGCCCGCTCGACATCGACACGGGCGCCATCCCCGAGCTCCGGGCCCTCGCTGGCGTCCCGCAGCCGGCGAGGCATCACCCGGAGGTGGACTCCTGGACGCACGTGCTCATGGCCGTCGACCAGGCGCGCATCCTGACGGACGAGCCGGCGGTGCGGTTCGCCGTCCTGCTCCACGACCTGGGGAAGGGGACGACGCCGGCCGAGGTCCTGCCGCAGCACATCGACCACGAGGAGCGCGGCGTTCCGCTGGTGCACGCCGTCTGCGATCGCCTCGACGTGCCGCCGGCTTGGCGCGAGCTCGCCGCCTTGGTCTGCGAGCACCACACGCGCTGCCACCGGGCGACGGAGATGAGCCCGGCCGGGAAGCGGAGGCTACTGCGTCGGGTCGGCGCCGCCGAGGAGCCCGAACGGCTGGAGCTGTTCCTGCTGGCCTGCGAGGCTGACGCCCGCGGTCGGCTCGGCCTGGAGCGCCGGGAGTACCCGCAGCGGTGCCTCGTGCTGGAGGCGGCGCGCCGTAGCCCATGATCCGCCTCCGCCGCGACACCCTCTTCCGCGCCGACGTCACCGCCCTGGAGCGCCTGGCCCGCTGGCTGGGCCTGCCGGAGCCACGGCGCTGGCGCACGGAGCGCGAGCGCAAGGCGAAGCTCGTCGAGGCGATCGAGCGCCACGAAAAGCGGCTCCAGCGTGAGCACGGCGGGGGCACTGGGCCGCGCCGACGGATCGGGTAGCGCACGATTCCGACGGCAACCTACCGCGCTCGCTCGCCGACCTCACGGGCATGCACAACCGTCCGCGTCGTAAGGCGCAGGCCGCCCCCGTCATCACCGCTCTCCAGGACATCCACGCCGCCACGCACCTCCTCGCCGAGGTGCGCGCCCATCTCGGCCAGGCCCGAGCGGCGCCGAACGCCCGGCGGCGGGCCTACGCGATGCAGATGGCGTGGATCTACCTGGCCGAGGCCGAGAAGAGGATCGCCGCCATCGCCGCGCCAGGGCTGCGCCGACGCGTCGCGGAGCTCCAGCGGGAGCTGGACCGGCTGGGGCTCGAGGTGACCGTCGCGGCGGTGGAGCTGAGCCGGCGGGAGCGAGGCGGGGAGGTTGTCAGCCTCGCTGCGGCGCGGGCGCGGAGGGCGGGGAGACCCGGGCGGCGGCCGCGCTGATCCTGGCCCGCGTCAGCGCGCTCCCACGCAACCGGCGCCGGGCCCGCGTCGACATCCTCGGCATGGACGACCTGGACCTTGCTGACCTCGACGACCTCGCCGCCATCGCAGAAGCCGCTCTCGACGAGCCCGTGGAGACGCTCGCCGTGGCGCATCCCGTCGCGCCGGAACTGCGGCTCGAGGTGACCTTCGACGGCGGCGGCCTCGTCGCGGCGACGTGGCGCCTCGGCGGCTGGTGGCGCGTGGCGGAGGGCTAGCCCAGGCGGCATGGCAATTCTGCCGCAAGTCCAAGCACTTACAGTGACCGGCCGTCGCCGCGTTAACACATAATTTGCACGTGTCAACTGCAAATCGACACGAAGTGTTAGCTAGATCGCTTGCACGCTGACGCTGCCGGGTCACGCTCACCAAAGTAGCGCGCCCTGAGAGGCTGGCGGTCTCTCAGGGCGCGGAGGACGACCCGTGCTTGCAGGTCATCCTCTGGATGGCTGAGAAGCCCTTCCGCGAGGAAGGTTACTCCACCCACTGCGCGCCGCAAGCGTGACGACTGCGCCTCGCGCGAGGCGCAGCTACGCGGAGTATTGCACCTTGCACGACAGCGCCGATTCATCAGCTCCCACCATCGAAGACCTGCGACGCGAGATCACAGCTGCCATTAGGCACAAGGGAAGGAACCCTCAGCGCTCCGATGAGGAGGCAAGGCTGCCATTCTGGTCCTGCGATCCCGCAAGCGGGGGCGACGGCGTTAGGTGGGCAAAGCTGACGGCCCAGACCATCTCGGTCGGAGCCCGGGACATCCCGGTTTGGGTTTACGAAGGGTCGGTGAATGTGTCTGCACTGGACAGTGACGAACGCATGAGCGCCTCGACCCTGCGCGGCTTCGTCGAGCAAAGCCTCGGCCCGCAATGCCGGAAGGTGCACCTCGTCTCGCGCGAAGGCGACATCGCTAGGATCGTCGCCAAGTTCCGCTTCGTTGCCGACGAGCACCAACAGCACCGCGCGAAAATCTGAAGCCGCCGCCCGCTGTGGACGACGACCTCGGTACTCCTTCTGCGCGTGGTGGGCGGCAGAGATGGGGGAGGCCTAGGAGCTCCATCGTTGCCGCGCCAGCAAAATTCACCGCGACATCGCCGCGGGTTCGATGGCATGCTCTGCCCAGGTCAACGAACTCCGTGCCCGCGCTGTTGCGGGGCGGGATTCGTGCGCCTGAAAGCAGAAACCCGGTCCCCACCTCCGGTAAGAGTCTGGGACCGGGCTCAGGAGAGTCGCCCGTGAAGAATCACGAACGAATTCCGAGACCAGTTGTAACTGGTTACAACCGCCTGGGCAATGAGAACCGCGTCCATGATGGACACGGCGTCCATGACGCGCATGGACGGCAGGGTTCCTTCGAACTGAAGCTCACCGGGCCAGCCGTCACATTCATCGCCGGCGCCATCGTGGTGTTCATGGGCCTGGTCGCCGCGCGTCTGGCCGGCGGAGGGTAGCCGAGCGCGAGCCGGAGGCGTCGGCGCACTGGCGCCTCCGGCTTGCTGCTCACCACCCCATTCCGATCTGCCGCGGCTCGCTCCCCCGCCGCGCCGTGGGCGCCGGCCTCTCCGGCGGCGCCTCCTCGCGCTCATCTCTGGTGAGCATCTCGTAGAGCAGCCGCCCCAGGTCGCGCCCGGCCAGCTCATCCGCAGCCCCGACGCCGGCAGCCTGGAGCGCCGCGGTCGCGTCGAGCCCGTCCGCGGCCTCGCTCACCCCGACCTTGTGCAACAAGAGCCGGTGCAGCACCTCCTGCAGCGTCCCCTTGTAGACCGGGGTGTAGACGCGCGCCTGCTTCCGCTGCCCGATGCGCCGCACGCGCCCGATCGCCTGCCGGCGGATCAGCGGGTTGCAGGCCGGGTTTTCGTACCAGACCTCGGTCGCGAAGTGGACGAGGTTGTTCAACCCGGTCTGCACCGCGACCGGGTTGACCACGAGAATCCGCCGGCCCTTGCCGACGATCTCCTTATCGATCCACGCTTCCCGCTTCTTCGGCGCCACCTTGTCGGCCCACAGGATCGGCGCCTTCTCGCCCGTCGCCTCCTCGAGCAGACGCGCGAGCCGAGGCATGAGCTCGAGGTGCCAGACGAAGACCATGACGTTGCGGCCCTCGGCGAGCTCCCGGCGCACCACGTCGACGAGCCACGCCTCCTTCGGGAGCGGATCGCCCGCGGGGAGCCCCGGCTGCACGGCGACGGTGCCACCGCCGACCGCCTCGGGATAGCGGATCTCGTAGGAGCCGCCATCGGTGTTGCCGACGTCCGCCGTCGCGCGGTCGAGGTACGACGGGAGCTCGGCCAGCTGCCCGAACAGCCGCCCGGCGAGCTGGGAGAAGCGGTCGCGCTTGATCTGCTGGATCAGCGTCCGCTGGAGCGCGTGGTACCGCCTGCCGAGCTCGGGGCCCGGGTCAATCTGCTCGACGATCTCCACGGCCGGCGGGAGGTCGATCCCGAGGTCGTCGACGTGGAGGGTCACCGCGATCGGGAGCAGGTGCCGCAGGAGCAGCGCGGGCAGCACGCCGGGCGCCTGGCCGCTCGTTCGCTCGACACGCTCCACGCGGTCGGTCATCGCGCCAAACGACACGGGCTTCCTCGAGTCCTTGTCGCGCATCTCGACCACCTGCTTGAGGTACCCGTACCGCCGGACGAACTCGCCCTGCTCCTCGCGGCCGAACTCCGCCCGGAAGGCGCTGGAGAGGCTCCAGAGCAAGATGAACAACGAGGACGCGTAGCCGTTCATGACGCTTCCCGTGAGCGCGATCGTCGGCCGGCGGAGCTGGAACAGCTGCTGCGCGGCGAGGCTCTGCGCGCTGTCCTGACAGCCCGCTTCATGCACCTCGTCGACCACGATCAGGTCGAACAGCCGCGGATGCCGGCGCGCGATGTAGTGGGCGAGCGGGACGCGCCTCGGCGACGGGATCGCGTGGAAGAGCGGTTCGTCGCAGGGGGCAGACTCGACCCAGCGCCCGTGAGCGGTGAGCTTCGCGAGCGCCGTGTGCGCTGCCTCGGCGGAGCCCGCGGGGAGCTTCTCGATGCACACCCGCCCGTCCTGCAGGCGGTACGCGCGCCAGTCGTACTCGCCGTCGCGCCCGGCGATCATGGCAGCGACGTGCCGCTCCCAACGCTCCCAGGAGGCCCCAGGCGAGGCGTACTGGTCGTCATCCACCGCATGCCCGCGGAGCTCCTCCGCGAGCGCCCGCTGCGCCTCCCCACGCGGCGGCAGCAGCAGCATCAGCTCGCGGGCCACCTTCCGGAACTGCGCGCCCCAGCCCCAGGCCTTTGGGTCCTCGAGCGACGCGAGGTAGATGCCGCGCGCGACCTTGACGGTGGCCGCCTCGTCGTTCGCAGCGAGCAGCAGGTGAGCCGGGATGTCGACGAACTCGCGCTTCGGCTCGCTCTTCTGGCCCATGATCCACGTCCCGACCCGACGCGCGAGCGGCGCGATCTTCGGCTGCACGGCCGGCCACGAATCCGCGCCGGCCTCGCGACGCTTCGCCAGTACGCCGAGGAACCGCTGCGCGACGTGGCCGCGGATGAGCTGCTGCACCCCGGCCCGCTCGGGGAACACGGGCGCGAGCAGCGCGGCGAGGCGCACGGCCATCCGGGCCGCCCGGCCGCTGGCGACGAACTCGGTGTGCTCGCACCGGAGGCGCTTGCGGGCGTTCTCGTCGGCCGGCGTCTCGATCGCGGTGCCGCACCGAGGGCACCGGCCGGAGATGCCCGCCCAGGCGTGGCCGAGCTTGGCCGCCTCGCGCGACAGGATGCCGATGACCATGCCGTCGGTCCGGTCCGCCGCGAAGGACTCGACGGCGGCGACGTCATCGAGCACCACCGTGCGCGCCCAGGGGACGACGGCGGCGGCCTGGTCGGTCCAGTTCTTGAGCAGGTGCGGCGGGCACATCACGAGCACCCGGCGCGCGCCGCGGGTCGCTGCCGTCGCGAGCGCGCACGACGTTTTCCCCGCCCCGATTTCCCCCAGCAGAATCGCCGCCTTGTCCGGCCCGTCGAGCAGCCGGCAGACCGCCCGCACGGCGTGCCCCTGGGCTGTGTAGAGCTTCCGCGGCAGTTCCGGCAGATGGATGGCCTCCGCGTCGCGCGCCGGGTCGTACATGGCCGGGCAGCGCTCGCGCAGCGTCGCGAGCAGGGAGCGGCCGTAGGTGGCCAGCAGGTCGCCCGCGGTCATGCCTGCGACGCCGCGCGCGCCCGTGACGGCCACGTCCGAACCGAGCCGGTGGTAGCGCCCGGCGCGCAGGTCGAGCGCCGTGATCTCGAGCTCCGGGTGCTGCACCTGGATCTCGGCCGTAACGTCACCGTCTTTGTTCGTCCGGTGATCCACCGTGGCGAACCGCTTCCTGAACGTTCCCTTCACCAGGAGGGGCGGCAGGCCGGCGGCCGCGTCGTCCGGGTCGAGTCGCGCGCCCGAGAGCGCGCCGGAGGCGATCCCCGCGGCGATGTGCGCCGGCTTCGGGGCGACCGCGAGCGGGAAGGTCGGGGCGAGCAGCTGGTCGAACGGCTCGACGGGAAGCACGCCCGGGATCGGCGCCTGGCGTCCACCGCGATCGGTGGCGTGCCAGGGCCGCAGCTGACCGAGCAGCCCGCGCACGTCGAGCGGCGCGATCTCCCACCGGCCGAACCCGGCGCCGTCGAGCGGGGCCACCTCGAGCACAGCCGGACCCGCCGCGGGGAGCTCGGGGATGGCGTCCGCGTCGGCGCCCCACGCCCGCACGCGCGCCTCGACGGCAGGATCGGGGGCGAGCAGCGCCGGGCGGCGCCGGGCCACGAGGACGATCTGCTTGAAGGCCTCGAAGTGCGGGGCCGGGACGCGCCAGCAGGTGAGCTCCTCGAAGTGCGTCGCCAGCGTCGCCGCCGATGCGCCGAGCGCGTAGAACGGGACGAAGAAGAGCAGAGCGCCGCCGCTCGCGACGGCCGGCGCGAACCGGCGAAGCCAGCGCTCCTCGAGGCGCCCGTGCTCCGGGTCGAGGTCGTACGGCGGGTTGAGCCACATCACGGTGGCCCCGGCGCCGCGCCCGTACTGCTCGCCCCATTGCAGACGGAACGCGTCGCCCTTCGCGACCGAGACACGGTGCTCGCGCGAGGCCGCGCGGATCTTTCGGTGGCACGCCTCAGCGCGCGTCGCCTCGAGCTCGCACGCATAGATCTTGTAGCCTTCGGTGAAGCCCCAGCCGGCGCCGAGCCACCGCTCGACAAGACCCATGATGGCGTCGCCCTCGCCCGCGCACGGGTCGACGATGGCGTGCTCGCGACCCTCCTCGATGCGAAGCCGCACGAGCGCAGCGATCGACGGGAGCAACTCCTCCGGGGCCGCGTAGAAACCCCCGACGGAAACGGACTCTGGCCTAGCGATGACGCACCTTCCTCTCCGACTTCTCGAACAACACCACCTGCTCCGCGAGGATCTCCTCGAGCCGCTCATGGCTCACCCAGCAGGCCACGCCCGGGGCGAGCCCCACGGCGGCCGTGTCGACCTCGCGGAACCCGAGAGCGCCGGCCTCGCCGAACGTCCCCCGGTCCGGGTTGCCGTACCGGGTCGAGATGCCCCACGAGGCGATCCCCGCCGCGAGCGCCGCGCAGTAGAGCTGTGCCCAGAACCGCGGGTCGGGCGGAATCGGCAGCGGCGAGCGCCGGGCGAGCGCCGCGCAGAACAGCGCCCCCATCGGGGCGAGCCAGCACCACAGGCGCGCGTCCTCGCTCTTGCAGCCGAGCCGCCGCACGTGGGCCTCGACAGCGCGCCGATCGAACCGCGCAGCCTCCGCCTCCAGCCGCGCACGCGGTGGCATCAGGACGAACTTCACGCTGGTCGCGTCGACGAGCCCCGGGTCGAAAACGAAGAGCTCGTGCAGGTACGCCGTGAGGATCACGCCCTCCGCGAAACGTTGCTGGCGGTGGACGTAGCCGACCGACTTGAGCAGCTCCACGCGGTCGCCCTTCGACACGCAATCCTCGCCGCGCATGGTGGCCTTCCGGCCAGCCTGGAGGTTCGCGAGCACCGGCCGCGCCTCGGCCTCGCTGCACGCGAGCTGGAGGAACACGGGGCGGATGGCCTCCGCGGCGCCGCCGTCCCAGAGGGCGCTCGCGGTCGCGTAGGCGAGCACCGTCGCCGAGAACGAGCGGCCTTTGCCGCCCTCGCCGGTCTCGATCGTCAGCGTGCGCATTGCGCGTTCCCCGGCGCGCCGTCGCCAAACAGCCCTGGCTGGGCCATGCCGCTCGGCACTTGTTGCGTTCCGCGCAACAACTCCCTCACGCGAAACCCCTCCAGTCGTGGGCGTCGTGGACCGATTGAACGAAGCGGCGGCGCACGATCTGCGCCCGCGTGCGCGCCTGTCCAAGGTCAACGCGCGCCGCCTGCCACCCAGGCGCGCCGGCGCCGAGCGCCCCGTAGGCCTCCTCGGCAGCGCGCACCTGCTCTGCGGCGCGAAGGCACTCGGCGTCTACGTCCGCGGCCGCCTGAGCCGCAGCCTCTCGGCGCTGGCCCGGCGTGATGACCGCCTCGCCACGGAGAGCACGCGAGAGGAGCACCTCGGCATGCGCCACCGCGTCGGCAGCCTCGCGCGCGGCTTCTTCGCGGGTGGCGAACGTCCGCGTCGCGGACCAGGAGGCCCCGGCGCGGCCCGGAAGGTCGAGGCGCATCTCGGCCAGCCACGCCGCGGGCTTCCAGCCGAGACACGGGACCACGCTCGCCTCGATTCCGCACAGGAGATGCGGCGCCGCTGGGTCCGGCGCCGTCGCGCGATAGCCGACCCCGGACCGGTCGTCGCTGGACCAGAGCTCGCGGGACACGCGGACCGGCGCGGCGTACCAGCCGAACGTGCGGGCCATGAGCGGGTCCGGCCTGTCGCCGGAGCGATGGCGAGGAGCCGCTACGGCGATCCCAGCTCGCCATGGCAGGAGCCACTGAGAGAGCCCGCTCCACCAGATCGCCAGCGTGACCGGCGTCGGTCCGCTGGAGCGGAACTTGAGCTCGAGTTGGCTCATGCCTCACCCCGTCGCGCAGCCTCGACGAGGCGGCGCTCCTGGTCCCGCTGACGCCGGGCGCGCCGATCGCGCATCGGGCCCGCGCTGACACGGCGCTGCGCCGCGACGGCGGTCCCGCTGCGCTTGGGTCGCGACTCGCAGCGACTGGCGATCATGATGACTCGCATGCAACACGCTCCTTTCACGGTGAAAGGTAGTGACGCGTGGGGCAGCGTCAAGAATAATTCTTGACGTAATGTCACCCCGATCCCATGCTTCAGTTGTCGGCCGCGAGGGCCGCAGCGGAGGCGCCATGAAGCGATTCCAGGCGAGGAGAGGTAACGGTCGGTTCACGCGGAACACGCTCGAGAACGTGTTCGGTCTTCATGCCGACGTGTGCGCATGCGGCGCGCTGACCCCTTACGGCATCAACGAAGTTCCGCCGGACGCATGCCAGCGCTGCGGTGCGGTCATCGTCCGAGAGCGGTGCGCGCACGGGCGCCGCACGGATCGGTTCATCGACCCGGAGACGTTTCAGCGGGGCGGATACCGCGAGTGCGGCAAGCCAGCCGTCGCGTGCTCGGTCGACCGCCGCTGGGGCCTGTGTGAGGAGCACGTGCCGCAATGAACCGGCACGTCATCAAGGGGCGTGGCGCGCACCGCGGAAAGTACCTCTGCTACGCCCGCGTGGATGAGTTGCCCCCGGAGGCTGGATACGTTGGGTACGTGTGGCTTCCGGAGCAGCGGAAGGCGGCGCGGTGGGAGGATCCTCGCTACAGCGGTCGCACATACGCGGCCAATGTCGCGGCGAAGCACAACGGCTACTTCGTCAAGCTCGTCGCTCCCGCGGCCATCATCGCGATCGTTCGCGAGCTCCAGGCGTTCATCGCCGCGCACGCCGCCGGTGCCGAGGAGGGTCTTGCCTGTTATTGGTTCGGCGCTGACTTCCACGATGCCGGCGAGAACTTCTGCCGGGAGTGCGCCGAGCAGCTCGTCGATGAGAAGTACGCCGCGGACCCCAAGCGCTTCGAGGATCTCTTCGGCGAATGCGAGGACAACGAGGCCCGCTACTGGGCGGCCATCGACGGCGGGTGGGATATCGACCACGGCTCGACGCCGTTCTGCAAGACGTGCGGCGCAAAGCTCTCGGGAAACCTCACAGAATACGGCGCAGACGAGGAGATCGCGGCTCTCACCGGCGACTGCGCCCCGAAATTCGACGACGTCGAGGGCTGGGCTGCGCTCGACCACGCGATCGTCAACCTGAGCGACGACGACCCGCGCTGGCGCAAGATCGCGAAGGTCGTCGAGGCCGCGCGCGCAGCGGAGCGTGAGAAGGATGAGCGGGAGGCCGCCGGCGCCTCGGCGAGGCCATGACGCCGCCCGCTTGCCCGGCGCTCGCGGATCCTGCGACCCTGCGCGCCGTGCCGACCCGCAGGCCCCATCCGGTCCAGATCGCTCCGTCGCCCGGAGGCTTCCGCCTCGTGCGCCCCGGCGCCCGCTACGCCGTCGAGCGGCGCGGCGAGGAGCACCGGGGCGAATGGCTGCCGGACGACGAGGCGCTGCCGAAGGGGTGGGTCGACACCTTCACCGAGGACCTCGCGCGCGCCGTGCTCCCGCTGCTGCGCCGGCTGGAAGGCGCGGCGACGGGCAGGGGCGGGCGCAAGGGGGCCGAGCCGACGACGCCGGACGGGCGGCTCATCGCGCGCGCCTGCAAGCGCCTGGGCCTCTCCGCGGCCGCGCTCGCGGAGGCCATCGGCGCCCATGAGAGCGTGCTCTCAAGGGCGAGGCACGGGGAGCTTCCGGAGAAGCACCGGGAGGCGATCAAGGCTCTGCTGCGGGGGAGGGCGGCGGGGGAGACTACGGCGACTGGGAAGCCGCGGCGGCGGAAACATCAATGATTCCGACGTTCGCCGTACGGTGCGGCGAACGATCGACCGCCGCCAGCAACTCCGCCTCGGCCGCGCAGATCGCCGCCGCGGCCTCCCCGCTCGACCACGCCGCGTCGCGCTCCAGCACCTCGGCCGGTACCGGCGGCTTCGGCCCACCGCGCACCCGGCTGGCGTCGATGCCGTCCCGATCGAGGAGCGCGCGCAGCCGGTCCGCGTCTACCCCGCCGAGGCGCATCGCTGGGAGGCTCCACCGGATCGGAGCGTCGGCGCGCAGGGTCACCAGTTGCCGGGACAGCACCGCAGAGCGGGCGTGCGCCCGCAGGCTCTCGCCGGCCTTGCGGGAGACCGTGCCGGCGTTCCGGAGCAGCGACGCCGCCTTGACCGCACCGATGCCTGGCACCCCGGGCACGCCGTCCGTCGGATCGCCAGCGAGCGCCAGGAGGTCGCCGAGCAGCTCGGGGCCGATCTTCCAACGGGCGCGCACCTCGTCCGGGCCGACGACCTCGGGGATGTTGCTGGACGGGAAGGGGTTCCACAACGTCACCCGGTCGCTGGCGAGCTGCTGAAGGTCCTTGTCGGAGGCGACAACCACGACGCGCAGGCCGGCGGCAATGGCGCGGGCGCACCCGGCGGCGATCGCGTCGTCCGCCTCGAAGCCGGGCGCCTCCAGGATGGGGATCGCCATTGCCTCGACAATCGCCCGGACACGCCGCTCCAGCTCGATGAGCTCCGGCGGCTTCGGCGGACGCTCGGCCTTGTAGCCTGGAAATAGATCGTGCCGCCACGTCGCGAGGCCGTCCCGGCGCGGACTCTCGACGGCCGCGGCCAGGTACGCGGGGCGCTGCTCGCTGACGTGCCGGCGGATGCAGTTGATGGTGCCGCGCACGGCCGCGGAGACGTCGCCGTGAGCCGCGTGGTGGTACCGGTGGACCAGGCCAGGGAGATCGAGCAGGTAGGCCACGTCCGACGCGCCGGGGGCGGGGAGGGCGGTCATGACCAGAAAAGCACGACCGCCCAGTCCGTCGGCAGCGCCGTCACGTACGCGAGCGCCGCGCGGTTCCTCGGGGCGGCCGTGACCTGTGGATGGCCCGCGAGCTTCGCGAGATCGCCGGCGCGCACCCACTTCAGCGGCTCGCCGAAGTCGTCCTCGGTGACCTCGCCGTAGGCGCGCTCGCCTTCTTCGTTCCGGGCGAGCCGGCAGGAGAAGCCCCTCGGGACGTCGCGCGATGGCAGGGCCTCCAGCAGTTCGGCCAGATCTAGGCGCTCGGCTCCCCAATCGAGCTCGACGTGGAGCAGGTCATCGGCGCGGGCGTTCCGGTCGTTGTTCGTGGCGTACGGCAGCAGGTACACGTTGCGGCTCATCTCGTTGTTCCTCCTGGTGTCCAACACACCGCCGCCGCCAGCTCGATCGCTCCGGCCGCCTCCGGGTACCACCGCTCCAACTTCAGCTTGGCCACGCCCAGGTCGAGCGGCGTCACCGGCTCCAGCGCGACCACGCGGATGCGCAGCCCGTCCGCGCCGGCGCAACAGGGGATGCCGAGGGCGAAGAAGCCGAGGAAGGACGCCTGCTCCAGCGCTTCGGGCGAGGGCGGCGGGAAACGCGCGTCGAGCTCGGCCTTGAAGCGGGCGATGTCCGCGAGGATCTCATCGGCGCTCGTGGTCGCCGGCGGATCGTTCGCGTAGGGGTTGGCGTAGGTCACGGTGCTCAGGTCCGGCCACCACGTCATCGCGCGCCTCCGGCCTTGAGCGCGCGGAGCGGGGCGGCGAGCGGCAGATCCGTCGAGTCCTCCCAGCGGTGCTGGTCGCAGTGGACCAGCCGATCGCCGACGCTCCACACCTCGGTGGTCGCCGGCTCGGTGCAGTCCTTGGCCGTCCACGCCTCGCACTTCGGCAGCGCGTCCACGAGCTCGTCCATCTGCCGCTCTGCCGCCGCCAGCCTCTCCCGCAGTTCGTCCCGCTCCCGCTCTGCCTGCTCCAGCGCGTCGAGCAGCGCGAGCACGGCGGACGGGCGCGACTCCAGGGCGTGCTGCACGTAGGCGCCGCGCTCGCGGGATGCCACGATGACCTCGCCGCCACGGGCGTCCTCGATCCACGGGTCGGGCCAGCCGCCGCCGCGCAGGACCAGCGGCTCCTCGGCCACGCGGGCAGCAGCCTCTGCCGCCTCTCGCATCCGGCGGCGCTGCTCGGCGTCCATGGGAGAAGGATCCTGCTGGTCGGCGGAAGAAGTCTTCTGGTCGCTCATCGGCTCGACATCTCCTCGAACTCACGGAACGCGCGCTGCACCTCCGGACCGTACTCGCCGCGGCGCACGGCGTTTTGCACGACGCGCTGAATGTCGGAAAACTGGCGCTGGTCGGAGCATCGACTAGCCAGCGACGCGTCCCACGCAGCCTTCCAGGCTCGCAATCGCCGCTCGCGCTCAGTGGCCCACGCTTCATGCGAGACGAGCATTTGGCGCCATGGTTGCCCTAGACGCAGGACGGCGACATCCGGATCGTTCTCGCGGAACGGCAAGTGCTGACGCCACCTTGCGTACTCTCCGCATGCCCTGCATGCGTACGAGCCCTCCAGGGTCAGAAAGAATCCCTTGCCGCACGCGACACAGAGCCAGCACTGAGCCTCGCTGCCTTCTACGTCATGTCGGAACGCGCCTACTAACCCGGTAGGATCCTCGCGGCAACCGTCGTCGCCGTCCCATAAGACCGCGGCGCTATCCGGCCGCAACAGCAAAAAATCGGCGTTCTTCCACTGAGGTCTCGGCGGTGCGCCTGCCGAGCGAGGCCCGTGAGCCTCGGACCCACCGAAGTAAAGCCGCTCACAGAAGCGCTGGATCTGCCGGCGGCCCTTCTCGCTGTCGTACCCGCGGCACTCGATCCAGAGGCACAGGTCATCCACCCAGAAGTCCGGCAGGTAGCTGACCCCGCCGCGCAGCTCGAACCTGCGCGGCTCGTACACCCATCCAAGACCGAGCGCGTCCAGCATCTTGGCACACTCCGCCTCCAGCCGACTCCGGAAGACGGTGCCGCGGTAGATGCTCGGCTGCACGGTGTAAATGCGGTCGTCGCTCACGCCAGTGCCTCCGTGCGCGCATCTGCTACCGGCGAACGGATCGCTGCGGTGTAGCCTCCGCGGTCCGTCCGCATGACTCGTCCCGCCGTGGCCAGTTTCGCGATTGCGGTTTTGATAGACCTCAGCGGCCAACGTCGGCCGAGCGCCTCGAAGACATCCCGCGCTCTCGTGACGCCGGAGCCGTTCGCGTCGACAACGCCGGCGATGGCGTCGATGAGTCTGGGTTCGGGCGAGCGCTGCCGCTCCGGGCGGCTCCGCCTCGACGCCCTGGCGACCTCGCCAGCCTTGCGCTGATGCTCACCGTTCGATTTGTACCTCCCACGCCCGATGCGAAACAGCGGCCTCTGGACGTGCTTCCACGACCTGCCGCGGAGGATGTTGCCGACCTCCGTTTGCGAGATCCCGAACTCGGACGCCAACTGCTTCTGGGTTGCGCCGTCAGCGTACCGCTCCGAGATGCGCAGCACGTCCGCGTCGGTCAGCTTCGCTTGCCCGCTGCGCTCACCGATTGCACGGTTGCGAGGCGGCACCACCCTATGCCGACCCTTCGCGTCGCGGTCCGCGCTGTTTTCCTGCGCCGTCCCTAGGAATATGTGGTCCGGGTTCACGCATGGCGGGTTGTCGCACTTGTGACAAGCCATGAGCCCGACCGGTATAGGGCCTTTTGTGAGTTCGTAGGAGAGCCGGTGCGCCCGGAGCGAAGTCCGCTTTCCATCTACGTCGACGCTGATCGCGCCGTAGCCTGCCGCATCCTTTGATGCGCACCAGAGCCAGCAGTCGCTCAACTTCCAAACGTGCGCCCAGAATCGACAGGCCAGCCCGCAGTATCGGTGCGTAGCGGTGCGCGTCGCAAAAAGCTTACCGCACGTCTTGCAGTGACGATCTCCCATTCAGAGCTCTCCTCCGTCTACCGCACCAAGCGCCGGCAAAATCTCGGCGCGGAGCATCGTCCGGTGACAACGAGATGAGTCCGAACAGTAGCATACTAAGACCCTTAAACAACTCCTCAGCAGCCGCCTCCACGCCTCTGGGCACGGCCGCACGCCGCGCTCCCAGGCTTCCTCGGCGAGCGCCCGCGCTTCGGGAGGCTGCCGAGCCCAGGCAGGCGTGCCGCGCGCGAGGCCGTAGCTGACGCGGGCCTCGGCCTTGTAGCGGGGCGCGTACCAGGACCACATCTCCGCATCGATCTGCTCAGCCTCCTCCGCCAGCGCTGCCGCACGCCGCTCCCGCGCCTCCACGTCGCCCCGGGTCTCGCCGAGGTCGAGCTGGCGCCCGCGGAGCTCCGCAGCGGCCTCCCGGAGCTTCTCGGCCCGCCCGCGCGCGGCGAGCGCCCGGTCGAGCAGTCCCTCGCTCGGCGCGAACGGGAAGCCGGCCGGGTCGCAGCCCTCGCCACGGCGGGTGATCTGGAGCGTGCCCGGCCCGGAGTAGCTCACCCGCGCCGAGAAGACGAGTAGCCGCTCCGCGCCCGGGTCGGGGTGGTGGACGGTGCAGTCGTCGCCCTCCACGAGCCGCGCGAGCCGGTCGACGTCGAGCCCGGGGCCCTCGTCCGCCCATGGGAAGAGCTCCAGCCGGTCCGCGCCATCAGCGAGCCGCGCGTGCTCTACGTGCTCCACAGCAAGCCCTCGCTGCCGCGCCGCGATCCCCGCCACGGCCGCCGCGTCGCCCTCCTGCTGGAGGACCAGGGTGGCGCCGTCGGGGAGCTCGCGGACCCGGCTCCACACCTGGGCCAGGGCGCGGTGAGCGCGGGCGCCGATGATGGCGACGCGGGTCACGCGCGCTCCCAGAGCGGCCACTCATCATCCGCCGCGCGTCGCCTCGGCGGCGGCTTCAACGGCCTCAGCGTCGCGATCCGGGCCGCCTCCAGCTCTGCCGTCGTCGGGCCATGCCGCGGGGGCTCCGGCGCTGCGGGCGGGCGGATGTCCACCGCGACAACGACGCGTCGCCGGGGCACCGGGCGCGGAGGCGGCCCGACGGTCGGAGCGGGGGCAGGGACCGGGGCAGCCTCGACCACGGCGGCGGGCGGCGTCTCTCGCACGGGATCGACCTTCGCGGGTACGACCGGCGGCACCGCGGGCTCAGCGCGCGGGCCGTCCACGGGGTCCGGGCGAGGCGCGGGCCGAGGCGGCGAGACGATCGGCAGCCGCCGCACCGGAGCAGGCATCGGCGGTGGCGCCCGGCGAGGAGCCGGCAGCTCGCCGCTCAGCGTCTTGCTCGCGAGGGGCAGGAGCCGCCGCAGGGCCGTCGCCTCGATCTGGCGGATGCGCTCGCGGGTCACGTTCATCAACGCTCCCACCTCCTCCAGCGTGGCGCCGCCCCGATCGGCCACATCGAGCGCGCAGGTCTCATCGAGTTCCCACGACTCCAGGTCACGGTGGTTGACCTGGAAGGCGCCCGTCTTGCGCGAGACGTCGAGATAGAGGTGGTGCGCACAGGACACGTACGGGCACGGCCGCACGCCGTCGGCGCAGTCGCCGCGTGTCTTCGGGCGCGGAGGGAGGTTGGTGCCTTGCTGGTCCTGGCTCATCGGCTCGCGCTCTCCCACGGCGACACCGCGTCGTTGGCGGCGGGCCGCATCACGACTGTCTTCGCCCGCCGCCTCGGTGCGGCGACAACGCCGGACGCCGGCGCTGGTTCTGCGGTGGGCGCCCGCCGGGCAGCAGGGCGCCTCGGGCGCATCGGCCCGGCCGGCAGGTCGCCTCCCCACAGCACCGCGTCGTCCTGCGCCAGCACCCGGCGGAGCGCCCGTTCGAGCTTCGGCATGGCGCTCTCCAGTACCTGCTGGGCGCGCTGCTTGGTGAAGCCGAACGACTTGCCGATCGCTTCGTAGCACTCCGGCTCCTCTGCGAGGAGGTGGCGCTCGACGATGTCGCGCTCCTGTGGGTTGAGCCAGGTGAGCGCGCGCTCGACGAGTTCCTTGCTGCGCGCCTTGGATTCGTCGTCCGCCAGCAACGCCTCCGGGCTCAGCGCCTCGCTCACCGAGAGGTCGCCCCGGGTGGAGCCGTCTCTCCCGACCGGCACATCAAGGCTCGGCGTGCGCAGCAGACGAATCGCCTCCGCGCGGTCGTCGTCCAGCGTCTCCCCTGCTCGCGCCGCCTGATACATGGCGTCATGCAGATGCTGCGGGAGGCGGATCGTGGGCCCTTCCACCTGGAGCGCATTGATCGCCTCGTTCCTCGCCCAGTGGAGTGCGTACGTGGTGAGCCGCGCGCCCTCCGAAGGGTCGAACCGCAGGATGCCGCGGAAGAAGCCTAGCCGGGCAGCCTGCATGATGTCCTCCGTGCGGACGCCCTTGTTGAGGTAGCGGCGCACGAACTTGTAGATCATCGGCTCGTTCGCCGTGACCAGGACGCCGCCGGCCGCCTTGTCGCCAGCCTGGCACCGGCGAGCAAGCTCGATCTCGAGCTCTGGCGTGATGTCTCGGTAGCTGAGCCGTCGGCCGGTTGGGAGCATTGGTGTCTATTGTGATGCCGTTTCGGAGATGCGCAATCTGTCGTCGGGCCCGCCTACTCCTCCGGCCACGCGCCGCTGCGGTCGACGGCCTCATAAAGGTCCGGCCACTCAGGCGCTTTGCTGCGCACACGGCCAGCGGTCACCAGTTCATCCAGCGCCGCTCGGACATCCGTCTCATTGGCGCTGAGGTCCTTCGCGATGCGCGTCGGAGTCATGTAGCAGAGCCGTGCGAGGAACAGACGGACGCTCTCGACGAGCGGGAGAGCCCGCTCCTCTGCGGCCCGCATCTTCGCCGTAGCGGCCGCGGCGATGAGCGCGTAGCCCACCGCCTCAGCCTCCTCGGTCGGCATGATGTAGTTGACGCCTCCGCGGAGAAGCTCCACGCGCCACCCATCGAATCCGGGCATGGCCCGCACGTCGGAACGGCCGCCCATCACCCCGCCTCCAGCGTGCTCGCCGGCACCGGCCCGAACTCCGCCGCCAGCCGCGCGCCGAGGTCGTACCAGGGCATGGGCAGGTCGTAGACCTCGGCGGTGACGCTGTCGCCGTCCCAGCCTCGCTCGATGGCTTCGTACTCGGGCGGCTCGACGCCGAGGTCCGGCTGCTCTCGACCACCGGTGAGGTCGCGCGCGCCCCACGCGCAGCAGCCGACGGCGACGCCAGCCATCGGCACCGTGTACGCGCCCCGCACCAGCACGAGCCCCTGCTCCCGCGCCTCCACGCACGCTGCCCGCAGCGCTGCCTCCGTCGCCTCGATCCGCTCTTGCTCGGTCATGACATCTCCTCCATCGCGATCTTGTCCAGCAGCTCGTCCAGGATCGCGCACGGCCCGACGTGCCGCTGGCCCAGCGACAGGCCCCAGAGCCCGTCGACCTCGCTGTGGACCAGCGCGTCGCCCTGGGCGGCCTGCCTCGCGGTCTCCTTCTCTGCGCACTCGTCGTCGCAGACCGGGCGCCCGGCGACGTCCTGCCAGGCGATGGGACGGTGGCGGTGGACGAAGCCGGGGTGATAGCCGCAGAAACAGCACCGGTCCGGATCGCGCCGCCGCGGCGGTGGGTCGTGCTCGTCTTGGCACGTCGCGCACTCGTAGATGCTGCACCCGCCGTGTGGGCAGTAAGGCGTCATCCCGATCATCCCAACGCCTCCAGCACGCGCGCCCGCTCCACGGCAAATTCACCGGGCATCCCCCGCTGCGCGAATGGCCGCCGGAACGGCCAGCAGCGCTCGATGACCATCGCCTTCCGCCCGGGCGCCCAGAACCAGGCCCGCGGCTCGTCTTCGGGCACCAGCGGTCTGCTCTCGCCGATCGTCACCAGCGCGATCGCGTGCCCGTAGACGCGGAGGTCATGCAGCGCCCAGTCGGGCACCCGGGGGAGAAGCCGATCCATCCAGTCCTGGTCGGCCTGGAGCCCCGCGCAGACGACTAGCGGCCCCGGCGCGATGCGGTATTCGCGGGTCTCCAGGTCCTTGAGCCCGACGCGCCCGCCCTCGGGGACAGCGGCAACGAGCCCCGCCCACGGCTGCCGCAGGGTGCGGGCGCGGACGAGCTCGGGGAGCTCCGGCATCTCAGCGGGCCCGGCGTGCAGGCCGAGCGACAGCTGGCCGGGCAGCACCAGGGCGGGGAGGTTCGGGGGAGGCTTCACCTCGGCTCCTTGCCGGAGCCGGTCCACCCCTGCGCGCGGAGCACCGCGGCGAT